TTGGTGCTGAGTGGTGCAATCCGTGTAGAAAAATGAAAAGTGAAACATGGAGCAATGAAGATCTAAAAAATTTTATGAAAGATAGGGGTATACAGATCAATTATTTTGATTACGACACTCCAGAACACAGAAAATACTTTTCATATTATGGAATAAAATCTTTTCCTACGGTTTTGTTTGTTGATCGCAACGATCTTAATAATCCGAAAGAAATACTTTCTGGATTTACTGATTCAGCTTCAATGTTATCTAATCTTAAAGAAGAATTAAATGAACAATAACTCTCTGAAAGAAATTGCTAACAGGGTTGGGGTTTATGCGAATGCAGAGAACGAAAAATTTACAATTGACCCTTTTACCATACTAGCAATCATCAATATGATATTGACACTCATTCGTATAATCTATGAGTGTAGAAACAATAGAGATTCTGCAAAAAAAATTATCAAGTCACCCGGACCTATATCAAAGTTTTTTTTACGCAGACAAGTAAACAGGAATTTTTCAGGAGAAGAACGAAAAGCCGTGTACAACGCAATGTTAACGGTTTCTGGTCAATTATCAGATATAGAAATTGACAACCTATTGGACCTTTTTGATGAATTGGAGGAAAATAAATGAGCACATTTCAACTTGTAATGTTGGGCTTGGGAGTGCTTCTTGGGGTTGGTGCATTTTGGGATACCATCAAGTCTTGGAAGTCAAAACAATCCGTCGATGTGGAAAATCACAAACACGACTCAGACAAAGACTCTTTGTGTGATGTTATTATTTGTTGGGAGAATCTTAATAAAGAATTAAAAAGCAGGGGCTTGAAAAAGGCTTCTGATGAGCTACAAAAGATTTTTCCGCTTCTAGTAGTAAAAGATTCGGAGCTTAAATAATGAATAAAAATGTTCAATTTTTGTTGGCTATAGTTCTTGTGGTGGCTGGTTTGTTTGGAAAACAAGCGTTAGAACTTTTAAATAGTGTTGACGTTGTTCTTCCAAATCCAGTTCCGGTTGTTGTTGTGGATGAACCAACCGATACGTATAAAAACATGGTGAAGGATATTGTTAGTATCGACATAAAAAAAGATCACGCAAAACTTATTTCTGATTTCTTCTTGGAAGTTGCGTCTGTTATTGAAGATGATCCTGGCTTCCTAAAAACAACTGAGCAGTTTCGTAATTTTAATACCATGGCTGGACAATTGAACTTTTCTGGAACAGATATGAAGGGTCTATATCCAAACCTTGGACAAAAAATAGACGATGCATTTATGATGGCTGTTGGTAAAGAGAATTCTAAATTAGAGGGCGAAAAAAGAGCGGGTCTTGTGTCTGTTCTTAAGGCTATAGCCTGGGGTGTAAATCAATGATCAACCGAATAATTGATGCCATAATTAAGCACTATGGGATCAAGGAAGATCAGGTTGAAAAAATAAAATCTATCATTGATATGGTTGAATTCAAAGAAGAAAACGACCAGAAGTTTCTTTTTATTCGTCTTGGTGATGGTGTTGAGTTAAAAATAAAACAAGACGTTAAGGAAGATTGAATTATGTTTAAGCACGGCGGTTTAAAATAAATAAAGTTTAAATTTAAAGTCCTTTCGTTACATTTGTACGCGAGAGGACTTTTTTTATACTTTTAGGTTGACATTAAGGTGTTTTTAGGATATTATATGGTATCTGTTTAGTGCAGTTAAAGATAAGGAGTGTTATTCTATGAGGGAAGTTAGATGCAGGTAACAAAAAGAACGGGTAGTACAGAAAATTTTTCAGTAGAAAAGATACACAAGGTTGTAGAGTGGGCAACAAGCGGAATCAACGGCGTCAATCTGTCTGACATTGAAATGAACGCCAATCTTTCTATTTATGATAAAATTCCGACAAAAGAAATTCACAAAATTCTAATAAAAAGTGCCAACGATCTTATATCTACATCTTCACCAAACTATCAATATGTTGCTGCTAGACTTTTAAATATGGAATTGAGAAAAGAGGTTTGGGGCTGTGGCAATAAACCAACAGATTTTTTGTTGTTTTTAGAAAGAAATGTAGATAACGGAATCTATGATTCTAATTTTTTAGACAAGTGGATTGATAAAAGCACTCCTAACGACCCATATCACAAGATAAATCATCTTGGAAAGTATATAAATCATTCTCGTGATGATTTGTTTACATATGCTGGTTTGCAACAATTGATTGATAAATATCTTGTAAAAAATAGAAGCACAGGGGCGATATATGAAACGCCTCAGTTTGCTTATATGTGTATTGCTATGTGTTTGTTTGACAGCGTTGATAGTGTTAAGTCTGCTTATGATTGTTATTCTACCTTTAAAATCAATCTACCCACACCCATCATGGCCGGTGTTAGAACAAACATTAGACAATTTGCGTCTTGTGTTTTAGTTGATATCGGTGATAACTTGGATGCTATTTTCAGTTCCATACACGCTGTCGGAAAATACACGGCTAGACGGGCTGGAATAGGAATCAATATTGGCAGGATGCGACCAATCAATTCGCCAATCAGGGGTGGTGAAGTTATTCACACGGGCTTGATTCCGTATCTAAAAAACTTTGAGAGTGCGGTAAAGTCTACAAGTCAAAACGGTTTGCGTGGCGGTTCTGCAACCGTCCATATTCCGTTCTGGCACTATGAGATTGAAGATATCATGGTACTAAAAAATAATGCTGGTACTGATGATAACCGTGTTCGCAAACTAGACTATAGTGTTCAATTCTGCAAACTGTTTTATGACCGTTTGATTGCAAACGAAGATGTTACTTTATTTAGTCCGCACGAGGCCAAGGGTTTATATGAATCGTTTGGCAACAACGAAAAGTTTGAAGAATTGTATTTAAAATATGAAAATGTTCGCTCTATGAAATTTAGAAAGAAAGTTCCTGCTCGCAAAATAGCAGAAATTTTTGCCCGCGAAAGATTAGAAACTGGCCGCATTTACAGTATGAATATTGATAATGCCAACGAGCATGGATCGTGGAATGTTCCAGTTTATATGTCTAATTTGTGCCAAGAAATTATTCATCCAACAAAACCAATTCAATCAATTGATGACAAGAACGGTGAAATTGGCATATGTATTTTGTCGGCATTAAATTTACTAGAATTGAACAACGAAAAGGACATTGAAAATGCTTGTCGTATAGCTGTTCGCACACTAGAATCTGTTATTGATTATCAAGATTATCCAGTGGTTGCCGGTGAAAACTTTACAAAAAATCGACGCTCCCTGGGTATTGGTATTACAAATTTGGCCGGTTTTTTGGCAAAACACAAACTAAAGTATGGAGAACCAGCGGCCCTACAATTGATTCATGAAATAATGGAACAAATTCAATGGAATCTCATTAGTTCAAGTTGTGAATTGGCACAAGAAAAGGGTCCGTGTGCTAAATTTTCAGAAACAAAATATGCTGACGGACTACTTCCGATTGATTGGTACAAAAAGAGTGTTGATAAATTAGTTGAACCAGTATATAATATGAACTGGGAAGAACTCAGAGAACGCGTCAAAAAATATGGCCTGCGACACTCTACGCTATCAGCTATCATGCCCTGCGAATCGTCTAGTGTTATTCAAAATAGTACGAATGGCATAGAGCCTGTTCGTAGCCTTTTGATGCACAAGAAAGCTAAAAACGGTGTTCTAAAACAGCTTGTGCCAAATTTCCATATGCGTAAAAATTTTTATACTTTGGCTTGGGAAATGCGTAGCAACAAAGCTATATTAGATACATCGGCCGTAATTCAAAAGTTTACAGATATGAGCATCAGTACAAACTTGTACTACAATTATGCTCATTATGAGGACGGTAATATACCGTTAAGTATTCTGATAAAAGATCAAATTTATGGCTATTCTTTGGGCTTAAAGAATTTCTATTACGCCAACACGCCAGATGGTGACGGTGAAACAGAAAAAGACATGAACTGTGAATCTGGGGCGTGTGCTATATGACACGTTTAGTTCCGACCGCCACAACGACTTGTTTACCACTTACCTAAGACCACGTTAAATATTGTACAGAAAAATGAAAACAATTTTCAATCTAAAAAATGTTGACCCAATGACCCAGCCGCTTTTTCTCGGAAAAGATTTGGGGGTACAACGATATGATGTTCTCAAGTATCCTGTTTTTAAGGAACTTGACAGCAAACAAATGATGAACTTTTGGCGTCCAGAAGAAATCGAACTCAAGAAAGATAGGGGCGATTTCAAAGAAATGTCAGATAATGAAAAGTTCATATTCACATCAAACCTAAAGTATCAAACAATGCTCGACAGCGTTATTTGCCGTGGAGTACCTACGCTTTTAGAGTTTGTTACCAATACTGAACTGGAAGCGTGTTTGATGACATGGCAATTCTTTGAAAAAATCCACTCTCAAAGTTATTCCTATATAATACAAAATGTTTATGCCGATTCAAAAGAGGTTTTTGAAGGAATTTATGAAGATCAGGAAATAATCAAGCGTGCAAGAAACGCTATTGAAGATTATAATAACCTGATGGGTATGCATTGTGATTCTAATAGTATAGAAGATTTGAAACGTCAAATCTATATGACCATCATAAGTATTAATATTTTAGAAGCTGTTAGATTCTATGTAAGTTTTGTTTGCAGTTTTGCTTTTGCCGAAAATAAAAAGATGGTTGGCAATGCAGATATTATAAAATTAATCAAACGAGACGAGGCTTTACACCTAACTAATACTCAAGAAATTCTTAAAATTCTTCAAAAAGAAGAAAGCGAGGGTTTTACTAAAATTGCAGAACAATGCCGCGACGACGCGGTGGAAATGTTTGTTAGGGCCGCACAAGAGGAAAAGGAGTGGGCATCATATCTATTTAAAGATGGGTCTATCATCGGTTTAAATGAGCAAGTTCTTCACCGATATATTGACTGGTTGTGCATGACACGAAGAAAGACTCTGGGTCTACCATACGAGCACACAGGAAAAAATCCTATTGCCGGATGGACAGAACATTGGATGAAAAGTAGTTCTGTACAAGTTGCTCCACAAGAACATGAAATAACAAGCTATAAAATTGGGGCTAGTAAAAACGATCTTGACAATATGGACTTTGGAGATATGAAGCTATGAAAAATAACAACGATTGTTATCATGATCAACTAGCTAGAATGAAGATGCTGGAAGAACTAAATAATACATCCACGGATTTTGAATCTGATATTTATAGTCCAACAGAAAGTTATTTTATTGATAAGATTAGAAGATGGCATCACGATAGAAATCTTATCAAAGGTTCTTCGGATAAGGATCAGTTTTGTAAGTTAATGCAAGAAGCCGGAGAATTGTCTGACAGTATTTGTAAAGGAAAAAGCGTTGCTGACGATATTGGTGATATGATTGTTGTCTTAATTAATATAGCAGAGCGTAATAATTTAACACTAACCCAATGTTTAGAGCAGGCGTGGAATGAAATTAAAGATAGAAGGGGTAGGATGGTTGACGGCGTTTTCGTCAAGGAGTCTGATACATAATATTCTTTCTACCATACAAGGTTTTATATGAGAAAAACTAGAAACGCTAAAGACGCTGAAAAAAGCAAACTTGTTCCACTAGAAGCAAAAACGCACAACCAAAAAGAATATATTCGTGCAATTATTGAAAACGATGTTATAATTTGTTCTGGACCTTCTGGTTCTGGTAAATCTTTTATTGCTGCCGGTGTAGCTGCTCATAAATTGTATCGCGGCGAAATAGATAATATTATTGTTACTCGTCCTCTAGTGTGTACCGGTAAAGATCTTGGTTCGTTGCCAGGAGAAATAAACGAAAAAATTGCCCCATACTTATTGCCAATGAAAGAGAATTTAAAGTTCTTTTTAACGCAAGCGTATTATGGTCATTTTGAAAACAACGGTGATATTCAGTATCGCCCACTAGAAGTGATGCGTGGTTCCACCTTTCATAACTCTTATATGATACTGGATGAAGCACAGAACTGTACAGTAGATCAAATAAAAATGTTCATATCTAGAATGGGACAAAATTCAAAGGTTTTGATAAATGGAGACGTTCAACAGAACGATCTTCATGGTAGAAGCGGTTTAGAACTTGTTATGAACAAACTTTCTAGGGTTCAGGGTTGTGCTGTTTGTCGCCTAAATTATGAAGATATCCAACGTCACGACTTGATTGGAAAAATATTAAACGCACTGGAGAATTAACGAAGATGCCAACCTATGATTATGAATGTTCAAACTGTGAACATTTGGTACCAGATATTTATCAAAAGATTGATGATAAGCCGCTAAAAAAATGCCCATCGTGCGGAAAAAACAAATTATTTAAAGTGGTTACTGGAGGTTTGCACGCATCTGTTAAGAATATTAAAACGGTTGGTCAGTTAGCCGACGCGAACGCAAAGAAAAATAAAAATAAACTTAACGAAATTGCTTCTAAAAAGAAAGAAGAAACACAACAGGAACCTAAGCCATGGTATCATGACCCTAAATATGGTGAAAACGCCAGCAACAAAGAAATTAATAAAATGACAAAAGAACAAAAAATTAGATATGTAATGGAGGGGAAAAAGTGACAAACGAAAGAAAAATAAAGTATATAGACAAAGACTCTTTCTTAGAAAAAAACACTAAAGAAATTTTATTTGACCGCACGGGCACACCACTTGACGCCGAAAGCAAACACAGAGTTCCTCATTACGCAAAAAGCATTGAAAGTATAAGTGGAGACAGTGGAACAAATTTAACCTATTATATTCGTATTTATCAGGGTACTCCGCTAGATCCAATGGGTCCGTATGCACGTAGAGAAAGAAATCTTGACACAAAACTACAGCGTGTTTCAAAAAATACGTTTGATCTTTATTTGACATATTTAAAAACCAATAATTCTATTTATTTAACAAAAGCACAGAGGGGTTTATTAAATGACTAAAAAGGGACCACTAAGCAAAGCCGAAAAGTTTTACATTAAAAGTCATCCAGATCTAGATATAGAACAACTTTGCAAAGATCTAGATCGTGCAAAGGCAACTGTAAATGAATTTATTAAAACGTTGCCAAAGATACCAAACACTTCAAAGCCACAGCCGGTGGAAAAAAAAGAAACCCCCTTATCAAAACAGTTTGCTAGAAATGATAAGGGTGGTGCAACCATAATGACACCAAACGCTTCTATTATGTCAGATGATAAGCGGTCAGAATTTCGCGGTGGAACCACAAAAAGATCGGAGCGTTGTATTACTAAAATACATAGGGATTAATATGGACAATCAAAAATGGGCAGACTTTTATCGTAGTGATCGTTCGAACACCAAACATGTGTTCATTAAAGTAATGACCACGGATGGCGAACACTTCTTTTTTCACGACTATAATAAATGGTTTGAAATAAAAGAATATTGCGAAAAAAATTCTGTCTTTATTAAAGATTTACATTTGCAATTTAGGTCCAACCGATGTATTATAGATATAGAGAATTCTGATGCGGTCTATCTTGTTCGTGCCGTTCTTGGTGCTTTAGGACAAGAAACAAGACACTATTTTACTGTTGGCACTTTACGTAATGGTAAAATGTTAAAACAAATGTACGTCGTTCCAGAGCTAGTAAAAGAAAAAGAGTATGAAGATGCTTTAAACAACTGTTTTGATGAGGCTTTGATATACGATGAAAAAAAGAAAACGAACAGAAAAAAGCAAGTACAAACATGAGTCAACCGGAGATTATTGTACTTGTGCTGCATACGTTGCTGAAATTATGTGTCGTAAAAACGCTGAAAATAAAAACGAGGGTTCACTTCCATATAAATTCTGGAATAAAAAACCTTGGGACTGGACATTCAAACGTCAACTTTACGCAGCCAATAAACTTATAAAAGAATTTGGCGAACACGCGGTGGTTAAGGCGATAAATTCAGACGAATTTAATGGTATATTTTCTTTAAATCACCCAAAAGCAAAATCTATTATAAAGAAATATCACATTATAGTTTCTGAACAAGAATCAAAGCCGAAACAAAAAATTGACTATGTAGAGGACGCAAAAACTAGAAGCAATTCTTATAGTTCTAAAAAAAGCATACTACAAAGACTGAGGAAAATTGAGAATGCCGAAGAAAAAGAGTTCGAATAAACCAGAATCAACGGGCGATTTATTGGTTGATGGTATCAATAAAAAATATGGTGCTATTATTGAGTCTGGAAGCAGAGTTTTAGAAACGTTGGAAACTTATGATGTTATCAGCATTTCGCCAGCACTTGATATAGCTTTGGGCGGCGGTATCAGAGAGGGTCAATGTGTTGGTATGACCGGCGATCCAAAAACCGGAAAAACGACCACAGCACTTTATTTTGCGGCAAAGGCTCAAAAACTTGGCAAGCGTGTTTTTTATATCAATACCGAGGGGCGTCTTACAAAAGAAAATTTTAAAGGAATAAAAGGTCTTGATATTGAAGCAATTCAAATCGTGCAAGCAACAGACGAAGAACCAAAAGTTTCTGCTGAAAAATACCTAAACACCCTTGAAACACTTATTAAACAAGAGCCTGGAATTGTCTGTATTGTTGATTCTGCCTCTAATATGGTTCCAGAAGAAGAACTAGACGGAGAAATAAGAACCGGGGTTCGAAACGCACTACCAAGATTGTTGTCAATGTTCTTTAAAAGAATAAGTGGCGATGTTTCAAGGATGAGGTCTATAGTTATTTTTATAACACATAATATTGCAAACACAAGCGGCAGCCGTTATGCACCATCCAAAATGTCAGATTGCGGAAACATGTTGCAATATCAAGTTAGTACAAACATGGTAATAACGCACCGTGGAAAGTGGGAAGTTCCAAAAGAATCTGGAAATCATGTTGGTCAAGTTGCTAATTGGAAAATTTTAACCTCTGCTGCTGGTGGACGCCCAAATAGCCTTGCAGAAAGCTGGATTAGATATGGGATTGGTATAGATGAAGCACAAGAAATTTGTCATATAGCAACTCAATTTGCGTTAATTTCACCAAAAGGTGCTTGGTATACTATTTCGTCTTTTGTAGACAACAAAGACGATCCAACAATTCAGGCATATCTTCGAAAGAACGAGATAGATCCAAACAATCAAGAAGAAGTTGAACGTGCTTTTAAGTTCAATGGAATGGATAATCTATCTTCATTTATTACGGAAAACGAAGAGTTACAACAGTTTTTGGTTCAACAGGTAAAAGATCTTTTACTATGAAGGTGCTTGGTCTTAACGGTAAAGAATACAATTTAGACTTAAAAAGATATTCAAAGGAACGTTCAAATTGTTCTAAGTATCATGTTCGTGCAAGACAGGTCTTATTAGAAAAATTCAATGGATATTCTGTCTACGAAGAAGTGAAGTTGCCAGGAACGGTAAATCCAGCAAAAAAATCCGTTTTGTATCTTGACTTTTTTATTCCAAATGCTAAACTGGGGGTTGAGGTTCACGGCGAACAACACTATAAATTTATACCATATTTTCATAAAACAAAAGCTGGTTGGTTATATTCTCAGATGCGTGATAGACAAAAGCTACAATGGTGCGAATTAAACAACTTAGAATTGATTGTTTTTAGATTTGATACGTCCGAAGATTTTTGGAGAAAACAAATTGAGCATTGCTGCTGATAGATTACAGGAATTTTTAGACAAGATAGATAATTATATTTCTTGTCAAAATATTTCGTCTCCACGATTTAACGAAGAATTTGCTGTTGCAGAAACTTTTGATACAGAAACGCTATCATTATTGACGCAAGATGAATGTTTTAATTACGCATACATGCTGTATCAATATGCAGACCATGTAGCTAGCGAACGATCAAAACAAGAAAATGTGGTCAGATGGTGTGAATCTAGCTTAAATAGTATTCTAGCACAGGAAATGGACAATCAAGAAATTGCAAAATACGAAATTAAAGTCGCAAGAGTCTTGTTTGAGAACGAATTGGCAAAAAAAATAGACGAATGGAAAAAACATGCAGAGTCTAGGCTTGCAAAATTGGTGAGTCGAGAATATAATATACGTAGGAAGGCCGATATACTAATAGAAAAGGGGAAACGTAAATGAACGATAGCGACCCGGTAAAAATATTGCTTGAATCTTTGACACCAGAACAAAGACAGCAACTTATCCGTGGGCTTATGGCTTCTAACGCACCCAAGGGCCTGACCAGTGAAGAAAAAATTCTTAATGAAGAAAAGGTGATTGTAAATGAAGATTTTACGGTTAGTCGTGTTAATGAACCTACAAATAGGAAGGTACCAGTGAGGGCTAAAAAGAATCGTTGGGTAGATGAGGGTTTTGATCGTGATCCAGATTTTGATCCGGTAAAATTTGAAAAGATGGGCCGCACCGCAAGGTCTAGATCTAAACCAGAAAAGGTAGATGTGACTTGTCATATCTGCGGTCGCTCGTTTAACATGAATCCAAATCTAATCTATGGTGAAAATATTAGATGTAATCGTTGTACGGGGCGATAAACCGTGGACAAACTTTGTGATCTTGGTTCAGAAAGAGCTGTTCTAGCAGGTCTTTTCAATCATGGATTTGATGCCTATGTTGAAATAAACGACCTAATCACTCACAACAGCTTTGTACACCAAAACAATCAGATTCTATACAAGTGTATAGAAAAGATACTTCAAGGTGGTGCTACTATAGACCTAGCGTCTATATTATCTGCTGCTAATCAACTTAATTTTTCTAATGTTATAAACACAGAGCAAGAATTAGAATACATTCGTTCTTTGATGGATTTTCCCGTCAAACAGGACAACGTACCGTTTTTTGCTGCACAAATCAGAAAACTTGAGTTTGCAAGAAACGCAAAAAAAATAGCGAAAAGAATCGAACATAATATTGATGAAATCAATGGTGATGAATCCATTGATGATATCATTAGTATGATTGAAACCCCGCTCATTGATTTTTTGCGTGACGATAATACTGGTCAAAAACCCGAACAGTTGGGAGACGACATTGAGAACTATTTAGAGTTCTTGATAGAAAATAAATGTGATCAGATTGGATTGTCAACGGGTTTTCCAAGGTTTGACGCGGTTATTGGTGGTGGATTACGCCGCAAGTGTGTTGATCTTGTGTCTGCACGCCCAGGCGTTGGTAAATCTGTTTTTGCTGATAACGTAGCTTTACACAACGCACGCAAGGGTATTCCAGTATTAATGTTGGATACTGAAATGTCAAAAGAAGATCATTTAAACCGTTTGCTTGCACACATTAGCGGAGTGCCCATTCAAGAAATCGCCACGGGTAAGTTTACAAACGATCCAGAAAAATTAATTGCTGTGCGTGAGGCTGTTAAAGAAATAAAAAAACTGCCTTATACTTATGTTAGTGTTGCGGGTGCCCCATTTGAAACAATTATCAACACCATCAAGCGGTGGATTCTACGCGAAGTTGGGCAAGACGAAAATGGTAAAACCAAAGACTGTCTGGTTATTTACGATTATTTGAAACTCATGTCATCTTCTGGCATTACAAACAATCTTCAAGAATATCAGGCTCTTGGATTTCAAATTACAGATTTGCACAACTTGGCTGTCAAATACGATTTTGCTTGTTTATCATTTGTACAATTAAACCGTGACGGCATCACCAAAGAATCAACCGACACAGTAAGCGGTTCGGATCGTCTTATTTGGTTGTGTACTTCATTTTCTCAGTTTAAGGTAAAATCTCAAGAAGAAGTTGCTGAGGATGGTCCTCATGGTGGTAATCGTAAAATTGTGACACTAAAAGCACGCCACGGTGCAGGAATGATGGAAGGAAATTATATCAACCTAAATATGGTTGGATCGCACGCACAGCTTTTTGAACTTGGAACTAGGGATGAATTACGCAATCAGCCACAAGGAATCATTGAGGGTGCAGACGCACCGTTTGAAGAAGATGGTTATGAATGTCCGTTTGATCCAAACTAAGAGGATGAACAAACAGTGGCAATCTTTGCAATCTCAGCAGCAACGTTTCTTTATATTTTGTGTGCAATTGATAATTTTAAAAAGGGCGATTATCCACATTCACTGACTTGGTTTGCATATTCATTAGCAAATTTAGGATTACTTTGGTATGAATACGAAAAGTATTTCCAAAACAACGCCGATACATAAATTAGATCTAAACAAAGTAAAGGATATTATATTTCAAGATATTTATAGACTTTTAGACAGTTTTAGTTTGGAATATCGGCAAGACGGGGATAATATATTTATGTGTTGCCCAGTTCATTCTGGTAGTGACAACCCCACAGGATGTTCCATTTCTAACAAGTTAAAACTGTGGAAATGTTGGACTCATAGTTGTCACGAACATTATGGGTCCGACATTTTTGGTTTTATAAAAGGGGTATTGGATACTAGCTCTTTTTCAGAAGTTTTGAGCTATATATCTAAAATATACAAACTAAAAGAAGCGGAAGGGCACACAAAACAAGACAATGTTATTGAGAATGATTTACAAAAAATTCTAAAACACTTTCGTGAACGCAGCGACGAGCCTTTTCGGTGTGATTTTTGCGAGGTTAATACGTGTGGTAGTTCTCCGTATTTTGAAAGTCGTGGCTTTAAACCAGAAACATTAAGACTGTTTGGTGTGGAAGATTGTAACGACAAAAACTCACCAATGAAGTTAAGGTCAATTATTCCTATTTATTTTCAAGACAAACAAGTTGGATATATTGCTAGAGCAACAAAACCGTGGTTAAATCCTAAATATTTATTTTCTGACGGCTTTCGTAAGACAGATTATTTTTATAATTGGGATAAAGCAATAGAGCACTCGGTCTCTAAAAGAACAATGTTTTTAGTTGAGGGCCAGGGCGATGTTTGGAGAATGTATGAAGCAGGAGTAAAAAATTGTGTTGGTCTGTTTGGAAAAAGCATATCAGAACGGCAAAAAAGAATGCTATTAACAAACGAAATTACTAATCTTGTAATTTTAACAGATAATGATTCGGCTGGAAGGGAAGCTAAAACTAAAATCAAACGAGAATTCAACCGTTTGTTTAGACTAATTTTTCCACCAATGCACTCAAAAGACTTAGGAAACTTAACCGTTGAAAAGTTACAATCAGATATACTTTTAGGATTGAAGGATTTATATTAATATGAAAATTATTGGAATTTCTGGAAAAAAACAGGCTGGAAAAAATACAGCGGCGAACATTCTTCACGGCCTTGTTCTGACACGATACGGTTTGATTAAAGATTGGGCTGTTGGATATTCTGGAGAACTTCTTGTTCTTACTAATAATCGCGACGGAAAAATGGGGTGGGGCGAATTAGACGTATCACGCAAAGACAAAGAATTTATAGAATATGCGGAAGTTAACATGTGGCCTTTTGTAAAGCTATATAACTTTGCTGATACGCTTAAGTGGATGTGTACCGAACTGTTCGAAATTCCACACGAATGTATTTGGGGAACAGACGAACAAAAGAATCGCTTGATGCCTCATTTACTTTGGGAAAATATGCCAGGAGTAACAACAGAAAAAACCCCACAAGACCCAGTAAATGAAGTTGTTGCTGGTCGGCTTGGAAAATATTACGAAAAGGTTCTAAGCGGTATTGTATATCACGAACCAGGACCAATGACCGCCCGACAGTTTATGCAATTTTTGGGCACAGAAATTGGACGCAAAATGTATGCTTCTATTTGGGTAAATGCCACCATCAAAAAAATCAAACGAGAACAGTCCGAACTTGCAATTATTGCAGACGTTCGTTTTCCAAACGAGGCTAAAGCTATTGAAGATGCTGATGGAATGCTACTAAGACTTACAAGAAACGTTTTTGATGACAAGCATGACAGTGAAACAAGTCTAGATAATTATTGTTTTCAACACGTTATAGATAATGACAAATATAACATATTTACGTATGCTCACAAAATAACGCAATTTTATGACACACACATTGGAAAATAGAACGGGGCATTGTTTTGATAGTTACATACATGCGTAGCTCAAGTTATAATAATTATGATTACTGTCAAATGCAGTATTTTATAACATATAATTTGGGCTGGTCTCCAGACAGCAACAAAAGAGCAGATCTTGGCACCATGGCTCATAAGGTTATGGAGACAATGGCCAAGTTTAAAAAATTTCATCAAGACAACCCTAGAAAGAAATATTTAGAGATAGAAGATGATGCTCTTGGTAAAATAAAAGTAGATAAAAACAGACTGTTGACCAAAGAGTTTTTGCACGAAATTGCTGATCTGAGTTTTGATAAATATAGACTACAATTTACCAAACACAGATGGAGCAACAACGATAGAAAAGAAGTCAAACAGATAGTAGATATTTTTATAAATTGGAATCATGGTCAATTTGATCCAAGATTTCGTCATATTCATCATGCAGAACCGCATTTTGACATTCCAATCGAAGAGGATTGGGCTAAGTTTGAATATGAAATAAATGGTAAAACGGTTGTTGGTCAATTAGCAATCAAGGGAACCATTGACCTTGTTACACTTGTTAATGATGACACAATCGAGGTTATTGACTGGAAAACCGGCAGACGTAAGAATTGGACAACTGGCGAAGAAAAGGACTTTAAAAAGCTGAACAATGATCCACAACTTTTGCTTTATTTCTATGCAATCTCTAAACTTTACCCAGATTATCCAAATCGCGTTATGAGCATATTTTTCTGTAAGAATCCTGACGGTGAATATGATCCAAAACCCTTTAGTTTGTGTTTTGACAAAAGCGATGAAGAAAAATTTTTGGTTATGCTAAGAAAAAGATTTGAAGAAATTAAAGCCAACAATTTTCCAAAACCGCTAGATTCAACTCGCAAAAACTTTAAATGCCAAAAAATGTGTCATTTTTGTAAAAATAACTGGAAGGATACAGACGAGAACATGTGTATATTTATAGAGAAGCATATTAAACAGCATGGCATAGAAGAAACAATAAAAAGGTGTACAAAGCCAGGGTTTGATATTGGCTTTTATGAATCGCCAGGATAAATTTTTTGGTCAGCAAACAGTTTGCTGCATAGAATTACTTTTTTCACAGGTAGGTAAAACATGAGAAGCAGAAAGTTGGCCCTGGAAAGGGTAGAAGAACGGAATCTTATGGCAGGAGACGTATTTGTTAGCGATGGAACGCTATTTGTAGACGGTACGAACGGAAACGATTTCGTTCAAGTAGATCAAGTCGGGGGTACAAACACCGTAAGTGTTAACCTTAATGGCGAAAAATCTACATTTGATGGTGTTAGCAACATTTCAGTTACTGTTGGCAATGGAGACGACAAAGTTTCAATCAATACTTTTGATGATCCAAACTTTTTGATTTCTTCAAGAGTTTTTGGTGGAAATGGTGACGATGTTCTACAAGGTGGTGGCGGAAGCGACTATCTTAACGGTGGCAACGGTGACGATATTGTTTCAAACTTTGTCACAGATGAAAATTATGCTCCGGTTGGCCGTGGTAGCAAAGACGTTCTCATTGGAGGCAATGGTGACGACTCTTTGTGGGGCGGTTGGGGTCTACAAGATACAATCTTGGGTGGCCGTGGTAACGACACCATCTACGATATTGTTGGTGGAACAAATTTGATTGACGGAGAAGATGGCGATGATTTCATCATTGCTCGCGACGGTGCTGGTTTGCCAACAGACCCCCTAAATAATCCTGGGGGATTGGTTTCTGACAATGTAGTTTTAAACAAGAGAGATTCTAGTGTTGTATTGTTTGATGCCGCAACACAAGCTGGTGGTCAACCGGTGTTGATTGGCAATACTCTATATGTTTTGAATCTTGACGGTGGAGACATTGCTGTAAATCAAGTCGGCAACAAGGTTGTTGTAACCTATGACGGTCAAGATTTTTCGTTTGACGCAGACGGTATCACGGCTGTTGCCGGTATCGGCGGTGCCACAAATGATTCGTTCGTAAACAACACAAACATCAAGTCTGTATTTTATGGGCAGGGTGGAAGCGATGTTTTGTTGGGCGGCTCGAATGATGACGTTTTGAAGGGCGGAAACGGCGATGACTACCTAGACGGTCGCGATGGAAAGGATGACATTACCGGTGATGCTGGTTCGGATCTTCTTGTAGCTGCTGATGGCCTGAGCGATATCGTTCGCGTTGATGATTTGGACAGATTTTTTGTAGATTTGTCTTTGGATCGACTTGTGGTTAAGAGAAATTTGGCTTTTAGCTGAAATTACACCAAGCAAGTTTGCCGGTTCTTGTTAAAAACCGGCTTTTAATTCTACTTCTAGAGAGGCTACAATGAGAAATTTATTGTTTGTTACTTTTTTGCTTTGTGCCATTTTATTTTCACAAGACGCGTTTGCTCAACAACGTCAAAATAATAACCAAAACAAGTTTAGGCCGTGGGTATTTAATTATCCCGCCGTTTATTATCAACCTCAAATTGTTTGGCTGCCACGGGGTCTTAGTTTGGATGTATACAACCCCCGCGTTTATACCTATCGCGGCCAAAGATACATTCAGTTTGGCATAAATTCTGGGTTTTACAACATTCCAAGGGTTGATACTTTCAATTTTTATAACGGTGAATACAGAAGGGGACGATAATGCCAATTCCATCAAGAAGAAGTGATGAGAAACCAAAGGATTTCATGTCTAGGTGCATGGGCGATCCAGTAATGAACAAGGAATACCCAGATCAATCGCAAAGATCCGCCGTCTGCACGAGCAAGGCTTGTGAGGGCTTAACACACATTGAAAGCATGGATTTTCAGATAAAAGCTCCTGACTCTTACGAAGAGGGTCAAATGCAAAGAGAGCAATTAAACAAAATGCACGATCAGCTTATGGAAATAGTTGAATATATGGAGGGTGTTGTTTTTCAAGACTGGACAAAAGACATGATTTCCAAGGCTGAAATTTATATTCAAAATATATACGACTTTGTAGAAGCAAACAGTCTAGAAGAATCAGAAGAAGAAGAATCTGAGGGTAAAAAGGGGTTTAAGTATAAAGACCCAATTACAAACGAAATCTTTCAATTTGACAGAAAGGGGCTTTATAAGAAAAACGGAAGAACACTTGTCCCGTTCGAAGATTAAAATCTAATTATGATAGACAAAATAGACTTTTCAAGATGCCGTTGTGAAAATGCTGGGTGGTGTAACTTATTTAAAAAAGAAATGCCGTCAAACCCTCCAAGTTGGCAATGGTGTCAGTCTATAACGCCATCACAGCGTGAAGAATATTATAAAAAGAATGTTATACAATCTTCTATGAAAAATATTAAAGACATGATTAGCAAAGTTGATATTGTTCAATTTTATGATAAGTTGCCAGAAATTCAAAGCGATTATGCTGTTTGTGTGATTCCAGCAAACCAAGACGCTGTTTCGTTATTAGACGTAACAAGAGACAGTATTATCAGATATGCAAAAAAGTGTGGTGCTGATTATATAGAGTTGTCAGGAAATCAACACCCAGACTGGGTTATGGCAAACAAGTACAGAGCTCATCAAGTATCTTCAAGATATAAAAAAACACTATATGTAGATTGTGATGTTGCTATAAAAGATGAAACACCAAATATCTTTCAGATTACACCAGACGACAAAATATCGGCGTGTTCTGATTTTACAAGATTCAAAAAGTGGTCTGACACAGAATGGATAAGGAACGAACAAGAGTTAATTGTTCACAAAGTATTAAATTCTAATCATAAAAATATTAAAAATGGAAAATTCGAAGCAACGGAAATGCTTAATGGCGGATTTTTAGTAATACCGCAATCTTTAGCTGATTATTATAAACAGCCATCAAAGCCATATCCTAGACAATGGTGTTTTGATCAAAATTATTTAACACTTACGCTTCCAGACGACAAACTGAATCTTTTATCTTTAAAATTTAATAACACAACCGTTGCGTCTACTAAATCTAAAGACACAATCATATGCTCAGAATTTTGGGAAGAATTAGACGAGTGTTACATTGTTCATGCAAATGGTATAAAAAATAACGAAATCAGAAAAGATATTTTAATAAGTTTTTTTGACGGTTCAATAAGAACAAAACAATCAACCGTAAAAACAAACACTCAGAACAATACGGACAAACCAAAAACAATACAACATAACCCATCCTGGGTTCTTGTTGTTGAACCAGAAGAACCGGTTATTGTGCCACAAAAAGATACGGCTGTTATCATGCTTGCGGCTGGTCCTTCTGGTAGAGAAATGGCACAATTTACAGGGCCAGCAGCTAAAAGATATGCCGAAAAAATTGGATCTGATTTTGTTATGATAGGTGGCGAGGTTGCAAATCTAAAATTTCCATGCGGAGATAAGTTTAGGATACGTCATTATGCTAAATATTATCGTAGATCAATTTATATTGACGCTGATGTTTTTATAAGAAAAAACGCACCAAATCTCTTTGAAATCGTTCCAGAAGGAACGGTTGGTATGACAGACACATTTTTTACACACATAAAGCCATACAAAAAACACCCAAATCCAAATTTTGACGTTATAAGAGACTGGGTTATTCCAGAAGTTTCTGAAATTATGTTGTCGCAGGGTGAAGAACCAACGCCTTCACAAATCAAAAAACACTGGAATAGTGGGCTGATTGTTCTTGACCCTGATCTTGCTCAAAAATATTTTGAGCCCATGAAACGCCCATGTCCTCCGTTTTGGTGTTCAGAAGAGCATTGGTGCCGTAGAAATATTGATGTTCACGAATTAATTATAAGCGAAATTCCCACGAGTATACACTGGGGTTGGTGGTGGGATCAAGATTTTAAAGAATTTGAACAAAGCAACGCAAGTTTTTTGCATTTGGCTGGAATGGGCCACAACGTTCCTTGGTGGGCAGCAACAGATATGGAGTGGAGAGTAAGAATTCTAAGAATACTAGGAACACTAGACAAATGAACAAAAATATAGTTATATGCACATCACCCAGGTCTGGAAGTCAATGGTTGTCTGAATGTATTCGTCTTGGGGGGCTTGGTAAATGTGCAGAATGGATGGCAGAAGATATTGTCAACGGAAGAAAACACCCAACGCTTAACTTTCCGCTGGTTCTTCACGGATGGCTTGCGGCCAGAGCTTCTAAATACATAAATTGGAACAATGTTACAGTTGTTTACTTAAGACGGTTGGACATTGACGCACAAGCCGTTAGCTGGTTTCGTGCTATAATTGGTAAACGGTGGAACAGTGATTTTCCAGAGGACTCTTTATCGTTCGAACACTACAATTTTCATAGAATCATGGAACTCCGTTCGTCTATCTTGGAATATAGATCTGTGTGGCAATTGTTGTTCAAAAAACACAACATAAAACCAATAAAAGTTTCATACGAAAGACTTGCTGGTAACTGGTTTGAAATGGTCAACCTAATCGAAAGACTTGGAGGAAAAATTGATCCCAATGGGCCAAGTCCACACCAAAAAATTCAACGCGACAACTTAAACAGAAAGTGGTTGGAACGGTTTAGACAAGAAGTAAAAGCCGGTTATCGTATTGAAATTCCTGTATAGGATTATACAAATTGTCTCAAATAGATTTTTCAAAGTGCAACTGCGAAAATTCTGGGTGGTGTAAAACGTTTGACAAGGAAATGCCATCAAACCCCCCAAATTGGCAGTGGTGTCAATCTGCCACAGCAGAAGAGCGTGAAAATTTTTACAAAAAAAACCCAACAAAATTTTTACAAAGGATAAATAAAGCTGTTGAACCGGTTGAATTTTACGACGAATTACCAGAGATTAAAAGCGATTATGCCGCTTGTGTTATTCCGGCAACAAGCGATGCTGCTGAACTGTTAGAAATAACCAGAGATGCTATTATAAAGTATGCAAAAAAATGTGGTGCAGACTACATTGAGTTGACCGGTAATCAAAATGAAAATTGGCCAATGTCCAATAAATATAGAGTTGAACAGGTTGCAAAAGTTTATAAAAAAACCCTGTATTTAGATTGTGATATTGTTGTTCGTCATGACTCTCCAAACATTTTTATAACTACGCCTGACGACAAAATATCAGCCTATGATGAGTGGGAGATTTGGGAGTCTAGAAAAGACACAGAGTGGATAATCGAAGAACAAAAAATAATATCCAACAAGATGCTTGGTGGGGGTGGGAGCTCATTTGTTACAAATAAAATGCTCAACGGTGGAATCTTGGTGATACCACAACGTATGGCACACTATTACAAACAACCAACCAGTGTATATCCTAAACAGTGGTGTTTTGATCAAAATTATTTAACACTTACGTTACCAGAAGATAAACTTAATAGATTAAGCTACAAGTTCAACTGTGAATATGCAGACCAAAACTTTTATTCTAAACAAAAAGAATCTTATTTTGTTCATATAAATAATATTAAAAGATCTGATTCAGAAAAAAGAATAGATTTATTAAAAAAAATAAGTAATTATGTAGAGAATATTGATTCTGATCTGTGGATTCATGAAGATATATCTACTTCTAAAAAGTATCATAGTTGTAGTTTTGCTATAAAGAGACAGAAAAATGAAAACATTAAACTTAAAAAATACATCATCGAACAACAAGAAACTAAATACACAGCAAATGATGTTTCCATTTTGTGTCTTGGGCATAAAAAAGAGCAATTTGATTCTATCAAACCCAGGCCATATCTGAAAAATATTAACTTAAATACTATTGATGCTGGCGAATTTTCTGGAAACGAGTGGGCAGAAGCAAGGGTGTTTTTGTCTAAAAATAATTTATTTGATTCGGACGCAAAATTTTACGGAATGGTTACAGCCTCTTGGAACATGAAGTATTATTCTCAGTGTAGAATTGATGATTTTCATAATTGGTTTTCTGCTAAAGTGTTATTGAATTCTAAACCAGAAGATAGGGTTGTTCTTTGTGCCGACATGTATTGTTGGTGCAACTGGTTAAATGATAAAACTTGTTATAACAACAATAGAGTGATAAACTCGATTATGGACAAGGACTACTATGATAATAAGTTAATATTGAGAAATTTTTTACGACTTATAAACTTTAATAGGAAGATACATAAACGTGTTCCGTTTTCAAACCAAATTATTTGTCATAAACACTTGTTTCAGGATCTGGTAAACGAAATAAAAGAAAAAGATATAGCAGGAAAAATAAAATGGTTTATAAAAAAACACAACATAGTTAAGCACTTGTCTTATCCAGAGGGTCACTTTAAAAATATTCTAAATTATTCGTTAACAAGAGTGGAAGCATATTTTTTTGAAGTTTATACAATTGCGTGGTTCACCACAAACGATTGTAAAATTATAAGCAACACGACCAGATTAGAAAACTGGTATAGTTATCAAAGTATGACAAAAAGAATTATAAAAAATAAAAGTGAATAAATTAGACTATATAATTGTTGGTGCTGGTTTGTCTGGTGCTACGTTTGCTAGATATGCAACCGATAGGGGTAAAAAATGCTTGGTTTTAGATAAAAGAAAGCATATAGCTGGAAATATTTTTAGCCAAAACGTTGACGGCATCGAAGTTCACAAGTATGGACCCCACATTTTTCACACCAACTCTGAAAAAATTTGGAACTACGTAAATCAGTTTGCCGCTTTCAATGATTACAGACACAAGGTGCTGGTGAATTGTGGAGATGAGTTTTTCTCATTTCCAATCAATTTAAAAACACTAGAATCTTTGTGGGGTATCAAGGATGATGCAGAATTGATTAAAAAATTTGAAAACGGCAAGTCCAAACATAAACCCAAAGAAAATCTAGAAGATTGGGCTATAGCAGAGGTTGGTGAAGAAATCTATCGTAAGTTGATTTATGGATATACAAAAAAACAATGGGGTGTTTCACCGGCAAAATTACCACCATCAATAATAAGCAGAATACCGGTTAGACAAAACCGTAATGATGATTATCATAATTGCAAATTTTCTGGTATTCCGTTGTGCGGATACACAGATATGGTTGCGAATATGCTTTTTGGAATAGAAGTTCAACTAGAAACAGATTATTTTCAAAAACGGTATTATTGGGATTCTATAGCAAAGAATATTATCTATACCGGGCCAATTGATGAATTCTTCGATTACAAATACGGAGAAATGAAGTGGCGTTCTTTAAGATTTCAAGAACAAAGAATAAACCAGACGCTTGTTCAGCAAGTGGCACAAATAAATTTTGTACAAGAAAACGTTCCGTTTACCAGAAGCGTTGAGCACAAACACTTTATACCGTCTACACTTTTGGATAAAAAGTATACCATTATAACCAAAGAATATCCAGAAAAATATGTTCCTGGTTTAGAAAAATATTACCCGGTATGTAGCTGTTCTCAGGAAAATCTTCTGGCGAAGTATAAAAAACTTATACCTAGTAAATTTATTTTTATTGGTAGATTGGCCAAGTTTAAATATTACAACATGGATCAAGCGATTGCTTTGTCTCTATCTAAGGCTAGACTTGTAGTTGGAAACTAATTTTACAAAAACCTGAAAATCCTATTGACTTAACACCGGCTTTAGACTATCATATGGTGGTCGGAAACCGTGTCGTGGAACCAAGAACATTAAGAAGCCAAAATATTATTCTTGTCGAGAGATAGCCTATTTGCATACGCTACCAAGAAATGGCGTTGGTGCAGAACTTGGTGTTTGTAAGGGCGAAAACGCTGTTAACCTATTGCACTATAGTAGAGCCAAAAAACTCTACTTGGTAGACCCCTGGGACAACAAAGAACCGCTTGGAGAAGAGGGAAACCCAAATCATATCACAGCACCAGAATATTTTTTGTTTGAAAAATATGGAAGAAATTATCAAACTTTGGTACAAAAGATATTCAAAGACGAAGTTGAGTCTGGTAAAGTTGTAACTATTCGTAGCTACGCAAAGCCATGGCTAGATAGTTGCAACATATTGTTTGACTGGATTTACATAGACACTACACACACGTTTGACGAGACCTTCGAAACGGTTGAGAGCAGCGTTAATGTCCTAAAAAAGGGCGGGGTACTTGGGATTCACGATTATGAGACTGGGTTTCCTTGCGGATGGGACACAATGACCCCGGTTATGTATTTTATGGGAACATTTTTATATCCGGTAGCCTGGGCTGGCGTTGATCGCGGCATAACACTATTTTGTAAAAAAATATAGGACAAAAAATGAAGTGGTTTCCTCTCTGTAATTATACACACTATTCTTTACAAATTGGCTTTTCCAAACCAAAGCAATTAGCCAAGAAATGCTCTGAAAATTCTTATCCAGCGTGCGGAATCGCTGATTACAAAAGCATTTCCGGTGCCGTTTCTTTTTATCAAGCTTGTCTGGAAAACAACATCAAGCCAATTATTGGTTGTTCGTTTGATGGGTTTTCTCTTTTTGCAAAAAATAAGAAGGGTTGGCTTGAATTAATTCGTATAGCATCTACCATAGACGCCGATGGAAACGTCGATAAACCAATGCTAATAAAACTAGCAAACAACGGCAACATGATTTGCGTTGCAGAAAACGAATTTTTATCTCCTATAACAGGAAGCGACTTTTACGTAAAAAGCGAAGCGTTTCCAAACACGTATTATGTGGAAAAAGAACAAGCAGAACTCCATAGAATTTTGTTGTGCTCTGGTATGAAAACAACTTTACCAGATATAAACAAACAGCTAGGAAACAGAAAGAGTGTAGACAATCAGATTTTCTTTGAGAGCAATGATTTTTATCTTAAAAATCGCATGGAGATATCAAAGATGCTGACAGACGATCCAAAAATGGAAGTCTTTGAGGAAATTTTTAATAAGATTGAGAATTATAACATTTTAAATAAGCCTATGTTGCCAAATTTTCCAACACCAAACGGGGTCACAGAGCGTGATTATCTAGAAAAACTCTGCAACGCCGGGTGGAATAGAATGGTAAAAAACGGTGAAATAACAGACCAAAATAAAGACGAATACCACAGACGCTACAAGCACGAATTTGAAGTTATTGAAAATGCAAATCTTTTTGGTTATTTCTTGATCGTGTGGGACATTTTGAACTATTGTAGAACCAACGGCTGGATGGTTGGTCCTGGCCGTGGAAGTTCTGCTGGCTGTTTGATTTCCTATTTGATTGGCATTACTTTAATTGATCCAATTAAATACGACCTATTGTTTGAGAGATTTTATAACCCTGGTCGCAACACAGAAGATCATATATCGCTTCCCGATATTGATGTAGATGTTCCAACGGGAAAACGTGACCAAATTATCAATGAATTAAAAGACAAATATGGTCACGACAATGTTAGTCAAATGTGTACGTTTGGCCGTTTGCAGGGTCGTAGTGCCATAAAAGAAGTGCTACGTGTAAATAACGCTTGTGGTTTTGGTGAAATGAACGAAATAACTAAATATATCCCAGACGAAGCTGCTATTTCGGATCAATTGGCTGAAATGGACGAAGAAGATCGTAGCATAATTCGTTGGGCACTATTGAACCACGCAGACGATTTGCGTGATTATTGTTATATTGACCAAGAAGGTAATTTGCGTGGAGACTATTCAGAATTTTTTGAACAAGCCATTCAAATTGAAGGGACGTTTAAGACTCAGGGCAAACACGCTGCCGGTGTCGTTATCTCAAAAGAGCCTCTGTATCTAGTGTGCCCAATGGTCAATCAAAAACATGGTACAGAAAAAATTGCAGGATTAGAAATGGCAGACCTTGAGGCTTTGGGTCATGTTAAGTTTGATGTATTGGGGATAAATCTCCTTGATAAATTGATGTATATCGAGGATTTACTAGCAAAATGAGTATAATGGTATGTCAACCTTAACTTTTACGGAGTCATACCATGAACAAAAAAGAGCTAGAGACTTTGATCTACACTGAAAACAAAACTCAAAGAGAGGTAGCAAAAGAAAAGGGGGTGAGCGAGGCTTGTGTGTCAAAATGGATGAAAAGACACGGCATCGTCAAAACATCAGAAAGAAGATGGATTGGAAAAACCTATGGATCGTTAACTGTTTTGAGCGTTTCTGGAAAAGACAAGTATTCCCACGCCATTTTAGACTGTGTATGTGAGTGTGGAACCAAAATATCTGTATTAAATCACAGCCTTACTAGCGGTAACACAAAAACGTGCGGTTGCAAATCTAGAAAACGAGGTAGTCAACACCCACATTTCAAAGGGTTCGAGAGGATTCAAGCTAGTCATTGGGGGCAATACATCTCTGGTGCGACCAAGAGAGGTCTAGATTTTGACATTACTATGGAATACGCCTGGGGGATTTACATTAACCAAAACCGTTTGTGTGCCTTATCGGGTCAGCCTATCTATTTTCCACGAACGAGAAAACAAAAAACACAATCCACAGCATCGTTGGACAGAATAGACAGCAGCAAAGGATACATACCAGGGAATGTTCAATGGATTCATAAAGAGATCAACAGGATGAAATCAAGCCTGTCAGAAAAAGATTTTTTACAATTCATCAGGCAAATCGCTGAGTACAAGCAGCTTGTATGAGTTTGGACAAACTTATGTACATTGAGGAACTAATCAAACAATGAATAGGGATATTGTCGTTTTCGATTTTGAAACGGGTGGAAGAAACCCGCTTCGTTGTCAACCCACACAAATTGCTGCTATCGCATTAGACGGTAGAAACTTTACACCAAAGGGCGAGTTTAATAGCTTGATGCGTCCGATATTGGATGATGAAAAAGCTATCGCTCTTGGTCTTGATCCGGTTGAAGATGAAGCACTGAAAAAAACAAGAAAGACCAGGGATGAACTTGCCAAAGCACCACTACCAAAAACCGTGTGGAAAAAATTCTCTTCTTTTGTAGAACGTTACAATTGGCAGGGTACACCATATTTTGCACCAATTCCGTGCGGATTTAATATAATAGGATTTGATATGCCCATTGTTAACCGTTTATGTAAAGAATATGGACCCTGGGATGAAAAAAGATCGTGTCATAAATTGTTTCACCAAATTTATAAAATTGATGTAATGGATGATATCTGGCTGTGGACAGAGGGTGATCCAAATGTAAAATCTATAAGCATGGATTCACTTAGAGAGAGGATGGGGCTTTCTATGGAAAATGCTCACGATGCCTTGCAGGACGTTAAAGATATAGCGAACATCTTTATCAAGCTGCAAAAGTCAAGAAGAGCAATCTATCGTAATATGAAGTTTGACAAAGCGTTCGCAGACGGAAAACTATTTGTATAGGAGCTAATAACAATGTGTAATTTGCTTAAGAAAGTAGAAAACAAAAACAAATACAAATCAGCCGACCCATTTTATTATCATTTGAGGGATGGGGATGTTGATTATCTTTTTTCTGATTATCAACTAGAAGCAGCAAAGAATCGTGCTCTTAGCAATCCAGAAGATGTTGCAGATTATGAAGAGCCACCAAATGATTTTTGGGTTGGATTTGGTTCTGGTGTGGTTGCTTGTAGTTTCCTTGTTGCTTTTATTTATATTCTTATTCGCCTGTTGAGTTAAGATGATTGATTTTAATGATAAGAAAACTTGGTCTCTATATTGGAACGGACTGACAAAGGGCGTTTTCCAACTGGAAAGCAATCTTGGTAGGTCTTGGTCAAAAAAATTAGCACCAGAGAACATTGAAGAACTGGCAGCACTTATCGCCTTGATCAGGCCGGGGTGTTTGAAGGCTATCATTGATGGAAAGTCAATGACACAAAGATTTATTGATCGTAAGCACAAAAGAGAGCCTATTACTTATATTCACGACTCTTTGGAAAGTATTCTAAAAACAACCTATGGAGTTCTTGTCTACCAAGAGCAGGCAATGAAAATTGCTGTCAAACTTGCTGGGTTTAATGAACAAGAGGCAGACAATCTTCGTAAAGCCATTGGCAAAAAGAAGGCCAAGCTGATGATTGAAATTCGCGAACAATTTATAAAGGGTTGTTTAAAGGTTGGAATAGTAGATGAAGATACGTCTAAAGAGATTTTTAGCTGGATTGAAAAATCTTCAAGATACTCTTTCAACAAGTCTCATGCCGTGGCATATGCAGTAAACTCATACTGGTCTGCTTGGTATAAAGCAAATCACACAGAGGAATTTTTTACATCATATTTATACCACTCCAATGAAAAACAAGACCCTCATGAAGAAATTTATGAATTAGTTTCTGAGGCAAAATTGTTTGATATACATGTAAAGATATCAAAATTGTCATCTTTTAGTGAAAAATTTAAAAACAATAAAGATGGAATCTGTTTTGGTATAAAAGATATTAAAGGTTTGGCCGGTGTAAATGGGGACAACGTAATTTTTGTCATTCAAGAAACATCCAATATAATTAAAAAGAACCCAAAAGATTTTACGTGGATGGACGTTTTGATTTTTCTTTCTCCAAAAATCAATTCAACGGCTTTCAAGTCTTTGGCTAGCGTTGGGTTTTTTTCAACTTTATCAACGGGTGTCAGCAGAAACAGGGCTTTGTATGAATATTTGATCTTTAAAGAATTGACAAAAACTGAACAATCTTGGATTTTAGATAATTACGAAAAAAAACAGTGGAACAGCCTATATGACTGTCTAACTTCTTTGGCACCGGTAAAGAAACTTGGCGGTGGAACAAGCAACCATAGTCGTAGTCAAATAGTTTCAAATGAAGCAGAAATGGTGCTACATCCACCATATAAACTTTCAGACGATCCATCTTGGATAGTCGAAATGGAAAAAAAGTTTTTGGGTTGTCCGGTCTCGTTGTCAAAGATTGATGCCGTTGACACATCTGTTGCGAACACTACTTGCAAAGACGTTTTAAATGGAAAACGTGGAAAAGACATATGTATAGTAGCAAGCGTAACAAGGGTTGCAAATCATAAGATAAAGAAAAAGGGAAGCAAACAGTTTGGTAAATTAATGTCGTTTTTAACGATTGAAGATTCAACCTGTTCATTGGATAGCGTTGTTGTGTTTCCAGACGCAAGAGAAAAGTATCAATATATTTTATATGAAGGAAATAATCTTATGCTTTGTGGAGAAGTAGAAAATGGAAATTCTTTTGTTGTTGACAAAATTCATGAAATTTAATTGGTATAAATTAGAATTTAGACTATTATAAGTTATACTATCATTTCACAAATATGGAGGAATCATGAGGTCTTTGAATTCGGAAAGAAAGGTTGTGGTAAAAAAGACAAGGCTTCTTAATGCATTAAGAAAAAATCTTGAGAAGCATATCAACGATTATTTAGAAGCTGTCGCGGGATATAAAGAAGAAGCAAAGGTAAAGCTAGAAGCTGAAAAAGAAAAGGCTATTGAAAAACTGTCGCGTGCTTATACAAAAACTCTTGGTGAGATTGATAACTTTGATCCTGAAAAATCAACAGACGTTATAGTTTTTTGCGATTCGATCCGATTTGATTTGGTAGCCCCAAAGAATTTTTCTGATGCTTATCAACAGGCAATAGAAATGTTGGAGTGGGAAGAAAGAGACGAAGTAGAATTGACGACCTATGAATTTCGATGTTTTGTTATGGATAAGTGGGATTGGATGGAAGATTTTATAAAGAGCAATTCTAGATATCTATTAAAGAACAAGGCTCTATGATGGTCTGGCGTAAAGATGATCCGCCCTTTAATTTTGGTAAACCGCTAGAGTCTGTGCTTGAACGCAGACTGTATAGATTATCCATTCTAGAAAAAAAGCGGCCAGGAAAATTTACAGAACAATTACTGGAAGCAAGACAAAAATGGATTAAAGAATTTGAATATAATATAAATATTGATCTTGCTCTTTAAGATAAAGATACTTATGGACAAAGAAGGGTAAAAATGAGGCGTAAGCGTGTACTTTTTTGTAGTGAAGCTACATTTTTAAATACTGGATACGCGACGTATACCAGAGAAATTTTAAATCAACTACATAACACTGGAAAATATGAAATAGCTGAAATGGGTGCCTACGGTCAGAGAAACGACCCAAGGGCGGTTGAAATCCCATGGAAATATTATGGTGTTGCACCAAACACAGAGTGTGAGCCAAAGGCAACAGAACAAGAGCTACAGGCTTATAATTCTTCTGGGACAAACCAATTTGGTGAATGGATTTTTGAGCATGTTTGCTTGGATTTTTTGCCAGACATTGTTTGTGATATTCGCGATTTTTGGATGCTTGACTTTGCAGAAAGATCCCCATATAGAAATTACTTTAGGTGGGCTATAATGCCAACGGTTGACGCACGACCACAAGCAAGACAATGGATTGCTACATATGCTAGTGCAGACGCTGTTTTGACCTATTCTGATTGGGCTGGCGGTGTTTTGTCTGATCAATCTGGTGGTAAGATAAAGTATTGGGGAAGTTCTCCACCCTCTGCACACCACGCGTATAGACCAGTTCCAGACAAGCGAGCACACAAGCTACAATATGGAATAAATCCAGATTACAAAATAATCGGAACGGTTATGCGTAATCAAAGACGAAAATTGTATCCAGATTTGTTCGAAGCGTTTAGGAAATTTTTAGACAAAGCAAAGAGCAAACAGTATTATCTATATTGTCACACTTCATACCCAGATCTTGGTTGGGATATTCCAGAACTTATCTTGCAATACGACCTTGCAGCACACGTACTGTTTACATATATTTGTCCAGAAACAAAGAAACCATTTCCTTCACTGTTTAAGGGGGCCGTTGCTCAATCGCCCTTTACGGGGCGTTGGGGGTCTACTCTTTCGAATGTGAAGAACGGGGTGTCATATGAGAATTTATCAAATATTATAAATTTGTTTGATCTTTATGCTCAATATGCAAACTGTGAAGGTTTTGGGCTTCCACAGGTTGAAGCCGCTGCCTGTGGAGTACCCGTTTGTGGTACAGATTATTCTGCTATGGAAAGCGTGCTTCGTCAGCTTGGGGGTCATCCAATTAGACCAGCCGCTCTTTACAAAGAACTTGAAACGGGGTGTTTTCGTGCTGTACCAAACAACGAAGAAGCCGCACGCCATTTTTTGAAATTCTTCGAAGAAACAAGCGAAGAAGGTAGAAAAGCAATTGGTTTACAAACAAGAAAAAATTTTGAGAAATATTTTAGATGGGACATGAGTGCCGGAAAGTGGGCTGCTATTTTTGATAGCTTTGAAGAAATTCCAATCGAAAGAACGTGGGCGTCTCCACCGAAAATTCATCAACCATCACCGCCACTGACAAAAGAACAGGTGAACGGTTCTGATCCAACGCAGTTGGCAAGATGGTTGATAGTAGAAGTTCTTGGAGACGTTTCAAAATTGAATACTTTTTTTGAATCAAGGCTTGCTAGAGACTTAACATATCGTTCTTCGACTAGCTCTACAGGTGGAATGTATTTCAACGAATCTTCTGCTGCTTTTGAGGGTATTAATTTTCGTTTACACTTCGATTTTGACATTGCTTACAATCAACTAAAGGCCCAGTGTGAAAGAAGAAACGCTTGGGAACAGCGTCGTGTACAGGTAATGCAAGAAAGGAGACTGCTACGATGAGAAGCGTGATAGTTACCGGTTGTGCTGGATTGTTTGGAAGTCATTTTAGTCGCCATCTTATAAAGCGTGGTTATAAAGTGGTTGGAATTGATGATCTTAGCGGTGGATACGCCGACTACTTGCCGTTGGATGGGCCAGATCGTTTTGAGTTTTGGCCAATTGATTTGTCTGACGGAAAGTGGTCCCCCAAATGTTTAGAGCATATCTTCATTGATCCCAAACGAGATGAAATTGCTGCATGTTTTCATTTTGCCGCTTATGCCGCAGAAGGATTGTCACCGTTTATCCGGCGTTTTAATTATAGCAACAACGTTTTGGCCAGTGCCAACGTTATCAACGCTTGCATCAACCGTGGTGTTAAATTAATTTTTACTTCTTCTATGGCCGTTTACGGTAATCAACTGGCACCGTTTACAGAGTCAATGGAGCCAAAGCCTATTGATCCATACGGCGTTGCAAAGTATGCTGTTGAAATGGACATTAAAATAGCAGCTTCACAACACAAGCTAGAGTATACAATAGTTCGCCCACACAACGTTGTTGGCATCTATCAAAATATTTGGGACAGATATCGTAATGTGGCAGGTATCTTTATACGCAAGGTTCTAGACGGAGAACCAATGTTGATTTATGGTGACGGCGAACAAACTCGTGCGTTTTCTGATATCAAATATTACATGGAACCACTTGAGAAAATGATAGACGCACGCGGTGTTGAATCTAATCGTACTGTGAACATTGGTGCTGACAAAGTATACACCATCAACGAATTGGCCGATACTGTACAGCGTGTGGCCAAAAAGAATGGTTATGAAGCAACAAAAAAATACGTAGAGGGACGACACGAAGTAAAACACGCACACTGTGATCATTCTGTTGCTAAATCTATTTTTGGTTTTCGTGATGACACCAATCTTGAAGAATTGATAGATGAAATGTTCAAGTGGGCCATGTTACAACCCAAGCGTGATCAAAAGAAGATGCCGTATGAAGTGGAACAGGGAATCTATGACTACTGGAAGTAAACTGAATCTACAACATGTAACAATCTTTACGTTTTGTTGGGGCACAGAACACGTTGGTCTTTCTCTTAGGGCCATGTTAATTGGTTTGGATCAAGTAAATTTTGGTAAAAGGATTTTAATTACAGACCCAGAAAAAACAGATTTGAGTTTGTTTGAACAAATTATTGATCGTAACAACATAGAGGTATACGACATGAGCGTAGACCTCAACAGCAACCTAAAGAATGATGATACAAACCGCTCTGGATTTTGTGAGTCGTTTGTTCAACAAACAAATCGTTATATTACTGGAGATTTTTGTTTGAATGTTCAACACGATTCGACTATAATAGATAGCACGAAGTGGGACGACAAGTTTCTGGATTATGACTACATTGGAGCACCGTGGCCAATGGAAATAATTCAAGCTAGTGATATGGTTGCTGGTAGGATAAAGGAAATTCCCAACGTTGTTGGCAACGGGGGGTTTTCCTTGAGAACGCGAAAATTTGTTGAAGAATCGGCCAAGCTGGGGTGGCAACACAAGAACGAAGATTTAAATATTTGCGTTTTCAATTATCAACGAATGACTGATTCCGGCGTTAAGTTTGCACCACCACAATTGGCCGCCAAATTCTCGGTTGAGCACCCAACACCATATAAGAAATTTTATAGAGACCTGTTGTTTAGCTATGGGTCGTTTGGTTTTCATGGTGAATTCAACACGGCAGGAATGAAGTTTATAAATAACTATAAATTAGGAAAAGAAAAAGATGAAGATAGTGACAAACAGAGACGCTTATCTAGAACACATCAAAACACAGCTTCCAACAAATCCTAAAGTATTGGAAATTGGGGTAGAAGCCGGATATTTCTCTAAACAACTGCTAGATGTTTTGAATCCATCAGAACTACATTTACTAGACCCTTGGAAAGTAAACCCGTTTAATGGTAAAATATACTCTGAGGGACATATGAAAAATGTTCCAACGGCACACAGCAATGTGAACATGCAAATTAAAATTGAAAGAACGTATGAAGAAGAAATTAAAAACGGTAAAATTCATATTCACCGTGGATATTCATATGAACTTGCAGACAGGTTTGATCCAGAATATTTTGATTTCATTTATTTAGATGGCTGTCACCTTTACGAGTCAGTAAAACAAGATTTGATTGACTATATCCCAAAAATAAAGCCACAAGGAGTTTTTGGTGGTCACGATTATATCAGCAAAGAAACCCTCTTTACTCAAGAGGGCGTTGTCTATACAAACCAGCTTGGTTATGGTATAAAACAGGCCGTTGACGAATTTTTAAGTTGCAGACCAGACCTAGAAATGATTGTCCTGGTAAGTGATGATATTCCGTTTCCAGACTGGGCTATTAGGAGAAAACAATGAAGGTATTATACATAGGTTATTATAGAGAGGATAGTGACTGGGGTAGACAAACGGTCAATCAAATTTTAGCTTTAGAAAAGGCTGGTGTAGACATTGTTTGTCGCAGCATTGATCTTGGTGGCAGCAAGCGAACCCCAGAATCAATAGGGCATCTAGAAGATAAAGATGTTTCAAACGCGGATTACTGCATTCAACATGTGTTTCCAGAACACATGGTAGGAAGCAATAAGTTCAAGAAAAATGTTGGATATTTCACCAATAATTTCGTAAACATCAAACACAGCACTTGGATAGAGAAATTATCGTTGATGGACGAAGTTTGGATGCCTTATAAGGTAGATTATACCCCTTTTGTTGGTATAAATTCATTAAAATTTATTCCATTTGCTTTTGATATTAGTATTTTTAACAAGCGTCACAATAATATAAACATTAAAGAAGCAGAAAATACTTTTAAAGTATATTCTATTGCTAACCCAAACGAGCCGGGCCTAGATTGGTTGTTGACTTCATTTCATTCTGAGTTTGACGTTTCAGAACCAGTGTCTCTTGTGATTTTGGTAAAAACAGAATCTATAGACGGAAAACAAGAACTTGCAATCGTAAACGAGCGTTCACAAAAAATAAAATCTTTACTTAGGTTATATCCAAATCTCAGCGGCTACAAGCGTGATATTATTATTGCTTCTCCCTCGTTGACGCAAGAAAACATTTTTGAACTTCATCAATATTGTGATTGTTATGTATCTACAAGCACACAGGCCCTGTTTCCAACAACAGAAATTGAAGCTGCTGGATTTGGAAATAATCCAATAGTATCTGATAAAAGTGTTATTTTACAATATCTTCCACCTGAATGTAGGCGGCACGTTCCTTCTATTTATCAAGTTTTACAAACAAGGGGTGGGGTTTTTCCAGATACAAACAATGGAAGAGATTATTATATTCGTCCAGATGAACACTACATAAAAATGGCTATGCGTACTTCATACAAACGATGGATAGACGAAACACCAATGAAGCACAAAATTAATAATAAGACACAAACGCTAAACGAACTATCAAAGCGTTTTTCGTTAGAAAGTGTTGGACAGAAAATGAAGGAGGCTTTGAGTGTTTAAACAATTAAAAATTATAAACGATGTTGATAGAACCGATAAAAAATACAACATTCTAACGTTCAACACACACGAGCGTTATCAGACACAAGTTGCAAAAACGGGGCACAATTTTTACGCGTTTAATTTTGATGGGGGAAAAGATTGGTTTGATAAACACGCCCCAATGCCATCGAATTATTATCAATTACCAAAAAATTCGATGTACCCAGGAATTGTTTTTGATTTTATTTTTGTTAACAGTAAGTTTGGACAATTTCAAACAGCTTCTCAAATTAATCAAAGACTACAACTTCCAATGGTAGTTCTAGAACATACCCTACCACTACCAAACTGGCCCAACGAACAGTTAAGAATGTTTCAGAACATGAAGGGCGATATTAATGTATTTATTACAGAATACTCAAAGCGACAGTGGGGAATGTCTGGCGATGTTATTTATCATTCGATTGATACCGACCTATTCAAACCAATTGAAGGAGAATGGATACGAAAGAATCAAGTTTTAACAGTTGCTCACGACTTTATCAAAAGAGACTATGCACTAAATTATTATGGTTGGGAAAGAATTACAAAAGGACTTCCAAGGGTTGTTGTTGGAGATACGCCAGGATTATCTAAACAAAGCGAATCGGTTGAAGATCTTGTAAAAACATATCAAGAAAGCCTTATTTATATCAACCCAAGCGTTTTGAGTCCAGTTCCAACGAGCATGTTGGAGGCCATGGCGTGTGGCTGTGCGGTTGTTTCAACGGCAACCTGTGAGATTCCAAACATCATTGAAAACGGTGTGAATGGATTCTTGTCAAACAACGAAGAGGAACTAAGGATGATAATTAATAAACTTCTTGAAAATTCAGAGTTGGCAAGCAAAATAGGGCAAAATGCAAGAAAAACAATTTTGGAAAAATTTTCGGAACAAAAGTTTATTGACAGTTGGAACACGGTTTTTAACAAAGTAATTAATATGAGGAAATAAAAATGAAGTTACAAATATTAGGTAGGGGACAAGCATCTATTGGCGGATACAATACGCTTATTATTGATAGAAACGATATGGATTTAAGTTCCATTACAGACAACGAGTGTGATTTTATTTTAGCGTCAGATGTTGCGGATTTTTTCCCGGCAAATTTTATTGAACGGGTTATTGCAGGAATCGTGCAAAAACTTAGACTAAACGGTGAAGTTGTTTTTGGGGGTACGGATGTGCGTTTGTTTTCTAAGGCGGTGTTTAATGGTTTGATTACCGAAGAAAACGCTTCAAATATTGTAACGTCTGTTAATTCTATGACTTCTAGCGAGCAAGTAAAAAACATTTTTCAAAAAATGGGATTACAAATTTTGTCCGTCTATATTGACGGACTACACTACGAAGTCAAAGCAAAAAGGTTGCCACAATGAATTGCAACGGCTGTGTTTTTGCGTTGATGGATAAAAACGAAGAACAAATTGGCTGTGAATGTTCTCGTATAGAAACGTTTAAAAACAGGGGTGAAGCACATAAACCAGCAGACAAACCATATTATGAATTAACAAAATTTTGCAATATGTATAGAACAGAAGAGTGGAAAAGCAAACACACAGATTGCGACCATGCTGCGGTTGCACGCAATGAAATAATGCCGCTGTTTGGAATTGCTGTTTTAGATGATTCACAGTCTAGTTTTGATATGCTTGAAAATACGGCGATGCAAATTGCAAATATAGACTATCCACTAAAAAAGATAAAAGTTGTTGTTTCAACATTTAATGCTCGCGGCGTTGGTAAGATTGCGGATTTGATAAACCGCCTACAAAAAAACAATGTTAACTCGTTGGCAACTTTTCATATTTTTAACAACAGTAAATTTAAAGACACAGAAGTATTTAAAAAGTTAGTACAAGCAACTTTCTTTGTTAGTATAAAATCTGGTAGTGTTATACCATATGATTTGTTTAAAAAAATAAATCGCTCGATGAATGATGATCTAGACAGGGTGTGCATGTGGGAGGGCGATGGTTATGCAATTATAAATAAACATATAGCAGATTCTTTATACTTAAATTTTAATAACTATGAAAAAATGGTAGAATATATCAAAAAACTTGCTATAGAACAAAATGTGTACAAAACAGTATGAGACAAAATATTCGTTATATTACAAGCCCAAAAAACGTTGGTTCAGAAGCTAAACGTGATGAAAAAATGACGTTTATTCTTTTGGCCGAAAACTACGGCTATCGTATGAAATCATACGGTCCACTTCCTCTTATAAACATAGGAGACAAAACGCTTATAGAGCATCAAATAAACGCCATATCTTCAACATTTATTGATTTTGAAATTATTCTTTGTTCCGGTTTTGAAACTCACAGAATCTATCATTATTTACATTCTAATTTTCCACAAAGTCTACCAATTCGCATTGTAGAGAATCAGGTCTATTATCATAGCAACTGTTGCGAGGGTTTAAGACTATGTATGAACAACACAAGAAACAATAGAATTGTTGTGTGCGGTGGAGGCGTTTTACTTACTATTCCGTATTTGAAATCATTGAATATAAAGAAATCGTCGATTCTATATCAAGAAAATGATAAAGAATCTACTTTTGATGTTGGCGTAATTGAAAACGGAGACCGGTTAGAAAATTTATCTCTAGCAGTAAAAGACAAGGTGTGGACAGATCTTTTGTACTTAAATGGCGATGTTATGATAAAATCGTTTTATAACACAATTTCAAAGCCAGAGCTAAAAACCAAGTTCTTGTTTGAGGCTATAAATCTTTGGCGTGGCAAAAGACAGATTTACCTGTCAGAAAATAAAGATGAAAAAATATTAAAAGTTGATAACATAAAAACATTAAAAAGGATTACAGACAATGAAAATATTGTTTCATAACTATTCAAACGAAACAACAACAGAGCCAGCATATTTGTGTGCCGCCCTACAAAAAAGCGGCGTTGATGCAAAGCTATGGTCAGACCCAAGAATGAGTGCTTTTGACGCCTTTGATTTAACTCAGCCAGACGTATTTGTTACAAGCTATCAAACCATTACTCCAGATATCTTAAAATATATAGAGTTAAACAATAAAAAAATTGACCTTGTTTTAAATGTTACGGGAGTTTCTGATGCACAAATGGAAGATATAGAGAGCGTAATAAAAAATCTTAAAATAAATGTTCCGTTGGTTTTTATTAATAGTTTTAGCTACAAGAGGCGGCCAAAAACATCTTTAAAGTGTGAGCGTCTGTTTCCAGCTTTTGATCTGTTTAATATTCGTAGAACCGGCGAGAAGGCTCTGTGTGAAGAGGCTGTGCTTGCCACCAAGCCAAGTGAAAAACTAACAGAGGTTCTTTCAAAGAAACGGGTATATCATTTGGTACAAATAACCAATGGTAAAAAGGACGAAGAATTTGACATACGTGCTAACGCACCCTCGATGCAAGACTTGTTTAAGTATTATCGAAAATGGAGTTTGGTTGGTGACGCAGATTTTTGTTCTTCACAAATCTTCTTTGATCTAAACTTTAATGTTCACAATATTGTTGTTGCAGCAGAAGATGGCGAAAACTTTGATAAGTTTTTAGAAGAAATATTTGAAGATAAAGATTCTGGTGAAGATATCGGGGTTCAAATAAAAAACCAATTGAAATTAAGACATACCCCATTTCATCGTGCCGCAACACTTATGAAATATTTGAAATTCAAAGATGGAATGTCTCAGGTTGAACACGTAAAAACACAGCTTTCAGATATGTTAAAGGGATTATAATGGCTAGATTGTTAATTCAATTTCCAACATATGGTCGTGGAGAAAAGTTTTTAAATGCTTTAGCAAAATTTGTTAGAAAAGCAAGCAAGGAAAATCTTTTGTTTTTTAATATAAATTGTGATTTGTCAGATTTGACAATGACAAATGCTTATATTCAAAAACGTATTGAGTACATTTTTTCAAACTGCCCAAACGCAGCATACAGTTTAAACTTTGACGCAAGCACAACAAAGATAAGTGCAATCAATAGCCACATTCCTCAGCAAGATGGTTGGGATTGGGATATTGTGATTATTTTAAGTGATGATATGGTTCCAAGGGTAGATGACTGGGACAAAGAAATCTCAGACGCTATGGAAAAACATTTCCCAGGAAGAGACGGATGTGTTTATTTTGATGATGGTAGTCACAGTGCAAAAGATTTGATTACTCTATCTATTGTTGGTCGTGAACTATATAACCGGCTTGGTTATCTCTATCATCCAGATTATAAGAGTTTGTATTGTGATAATGAATTTACAGAAGTGGTTAAAAATCTAGGTGTTTCAAAATACATAGACAAGAAGATAATTACACACGAACATTGGAGCATAGAAGGGTCAGAAAATTACAACCAAGTAGATATTGCTGTTCAAAAGACACTACACTATTCTGGACGAGACAAGCAGGTGTATGAACGTAGAAAATCAATTGGTTTTCCAAAGGAAAGGATAACGAATGACTGATTATAGTGTTGGGATTGTAACATTTGAACATAGATTTGAAAGATTTTTTAAACCACTTATAAATAAAATCAAAGAACTCAGACCAAATATAGAAATTGTTGTTGCTGTAAACGGCGAATACAAATGTAACTTCAATCAGAAGTACAGAAAAGAAATACTAAATTTTATTTCTGAACACGATAATGTATTTCCAAACGTTTATACAGAATTTAGATCTTTAGCAAAGCTATGGAATAATTTATTAATAAATTCTAGTAATCATTTGGTTTTGATGCTAAACGACGACCTAACGATCACAAGTGAAAATTTTTTTAATACATTAGAATCTATTATTGATTCTGGTGAAAATTTTTTCAAAATCAACGGTAGCTGGAGTCATACGCTTTTAGACAGAAGAGTAGTAGCACAATTAAACTGGTTCGACGAAAGATTTCTTGGTGTTGGAGAAGAAGATGGCGACATGGAGTGGGAAATTGGAAATGCAACCGGTGGTAGGTTTATCAAATCTTTAAACGTTCCAGATATTGTAAACATTGTAGACGCAGAGAATGTTTTGAAGAACATTAGGAAAGCAAACGTGAAATACACACAATTTAATGTTGACATGGCTCACGGTTATAAATATCGAATTGATCCAAAAGAAGGCAAGAGTTACGGTATAAACCCAAGGCCATTAGTTTTGATAAGACCAAAACCTCCGCTTCATACTACAGAGTCTTTCTATTGGGAAAATAAAAATAACTTATGAAAATAAGCAAACTGGACGCAGCTTCAAATAAACCGTTTTTACCAACCGACAAGAACGGAAGATCAATTAGTATTTATAATCTTGATCAAGCGGAGTTGGTTGGTGATATTTTTTATCCAAACGCCCTTGTGTATTCGCATATAGAAAATGTTTTATACAACCCAATAAACGAAAGAACAATGTCTTTGGGAGACAACAAGCGAACAGATTTTTTGTGGTCTCCACGGAACCGTATTGATGTAATTGAAACGCCTGTTTTTTTCTTTCTCTATAATACAGACAATTACTATCATTTTGTATACGACACACTTCCTTATCTTATTAGCTATTTTGAAGCAAAAAAGACATATCCAGATTTAAAGCTGCTGATAACAAAACCAAACCCAAACGTAGATATTTACCCCTTTGTAGCAGAGTTTTTAGAGCTAGCTGGTGTTAAAAAAGAAGAACTTTTGTTCGCACAACGCGATATTACATATAATAAAATGTTGGTATCCGATTCTTATACCCATGGACACGACTCCAATTTACCACCAAGATCAGAAATATATTCTTTCTTACAAAGTCTAACAAAAAAGGTAGAAGAGGTAGAATCTTATGGTAAAAAGATATATGTGTCTAGAAGATCGTGGATACACAACGACACATCAAACATTGGAACAAATTATACGAACAGAAGAAAATTAGAAAATGAAGATAAATTGGTTGCTTTTCTAACATCCTTGGGATATAATGAACTGTTTACTGAACTTTTATCTACAAAAGAAAAACTTGGCGTATTCAAACAGGCAACTCATGTGGTTGGTGCTATTGGTGGTGGAATGTGTAACACCCTTTTCTCACCGTCAGAAACTCGCGTTGAGTGTATTGTGTCTCCATATTTTTTAGATATAAATGCTAGATTTAGGTATTGTTTTAATAGCAACACAAGATACTGGACCGATACAAAACATACTGAAAAAGGCAAATTTAAAAAATATATGAGGGTAAAATTTGAAGGAAACAAAGTTGGCGAAATAAACGATATAAACGGCGATCAAGCTACGGTCGCTTTTGCTGAATCAACAGTTTCTGGATGGAACTCAAGTGTCGCCTGGAACCTAAAACAAATCAATATCAATGAACTCGAAAAGATAGACGATGGCTTAAACAGTGAATGGTCTATGAATCTTGAAGTGTTCCAAGAAAATTTAGAAAAATGAATTCTGCAATTGCTATATGCGGAGACTCTGGAAGTGGTAAAACAACCATGTCTCTTTTTCTGTGTCAACAACTTAAAAATTGTACAATTCTTGAGTGTGACAGATACCACAAGTGGGAGCGTGGAGATTATCATTGGAGGTATTTTACACAATTAGATCCATCTGCGAACGAAATTGATTTAATGAAAAGCGATGTTAAGCGTTTAAAAGACGGCTTCTCAATACAAAGAAAAGATTACGATCATTCAAAAGGAAAATTTACAGAACCAAAATTGATAGAACCAAATGAATACATCTTGGTTGTTGGGTTACATTCTATCAAAGCAGACGTAGATCTAAAAATATTCATTGACACACAAAAAGATTTAAAATACTTATGGAAAATAAACAGAGATTTTAAAGAAAGAGGACACTCGATTGAGGCAATTATAGAAAACATAAAAAATAGGGAAGTAGATTTTCAAAATTATATATTACCACAAAAACATCGTGCTGATATCATTGTGACACACTTTTGGGATAAAAAACAAAAACAAAGAATTGAAATAGTCAAGGAAAATACACTTTCAAAAAGAATAGCGAGAATATTAAATGAACAAGTACACACAGATTGATATTTGCAACAACAACACAAAAAACCTTCTTAGCGAAGAAATATACGAAGCGTTTAATAAGTTTATTTTTTCAAACGACATTAAGCTGATTGGTAAGCTATTGCACAGGTTTCATTTTTTCGAACAGACGCGACATTTGCCAGGAGATATTGTAGAGATTGGAGTTTTCAAGGGGTCTGGAGTGGCAACGTTCGTAAAGTTTTTAGAAATTTTTATGCCAAACTCAAACAAGAAAGTAATAGGATTTGATATCTTTGATACAAGTGAAGGTTCTTTTATTCTAAAAACAAGAGATACGGAAATTGATAAAAATAGTATGGAAACTGTCTATAGTAAAGTTGATGCTAACGAACTTTCAATAGAAGCTGTTGAAGCTCGCCTACTTGGTATTTCAAACAACGTTCAAAACAAAATAAAACTTATCAAGGGGGATGTACAAGAAACATTACCAATATTTCTGGAAGAAAACCCAGGATTTAGGGCTTCTCTGATTTATATTGATGTAGATATAGAGCGTCCAACATATCACGCGTTGACTAATCTTTGGGACAGGCTGCTTCCTGGTGGTGTTATTTTGTTTGATGAATATGAATACCACCTATTCAGTGAGAGCGTTGGTGTCGATAAATTCTTAAAAGAAAAGAACCTTAAATACAATGTGATAACTACAGATTGGTTTGCTCCAACAGCATATATGAGGAAAGAAGCATGAAGAAGCAGATATGGAAAAATATGGAAGCAAAAAGTAAATACTTTGCAGAATTGGCATACATGGCAAAAAGTCTTGAAAAATATGTTGTTGGTGTTGAGGGTAATCTGTCAGCACGAACAGAAGATGGTTTTTGTATAAAAGCTAGCGGAAAATCATTTCAGGATATTAAAAACCTAGACGGCTTGTCAATATCTTTTTGTGACACACGCGGTACTTGTGTTGGTGGGTCCAAGCCAAGCATGGAAGTAGAGTTTCATACGCTTCTATACAAGTTGAACCCAAATATTAACTTTATAGCACACACACATCCCATAAACTGTCTTAAAATTTTGGTATGTAAAGAAGATACTGATAAATTTGCAAATGAAAGATACTTTCCAGATCAGGTAATATTCAATGGTGTAAAATCTTGTGTTGTTCCGTATGCTAAGCCAGGAAAAATGCTAGCACAAGAGATATCTTATGCAACAAAAGAGTCTGGTTTTGTTGTGCCGGAAGTTTTTTTATTGAGAAACCATGGAATTATTTGTTGCGGAAAGACAGCAAAACAGTGTGTGATAGCAACAGAAATTTGTGAAAAGGCGGCAGCGTGCTTTTCTAGAACAGCAACCCCGCTGACAAAAAAAGAGATTGAAGAATTAATAAATGACAAAGAAGAACAATTTAGAAAAAATTTGATATGAACATACGTGTAGATATAGATGAAACCATTTGTTTTTATGAAGAAAAAATACCACTAGACGGCAAAAGGGACTACTCAAAAGCAATACCAAGCCACGATAATATAGCCAAAATCAATAAATTGTTTGATGATGGTCATTATATTGTTTATTGGACAGCGAGAGGAAGCAGAAGCGGTATTGATTGGAATGATTTTACTAGAAAACAATTAGAATCCTGGGGATGTAAATTCCACGAATTATTTTGCGATAAACCCTATTACGACTTGTTTATAGAGGATAGAAGTAAAAGGGTAGAAGAAATATGAGAAAAATGGTTAAAATTCAATTGTTGTATGGTATATCTCTTTATATGGAATATTTTTCCATCTTTAGGGGGCACCCAGAAATTGATTTTGAAGTAGTTTATGATGATAGACTGATACGTTCTCTAAGGCGTGAATATGACGATAGATACAGTCAACGCATGAAAGTGCTATTGACTGATATGGCAAACAGTCTTGATAATGTAAGAATAACAGACAATAAAGAGGGAACAATATCGTCTCCATTTCTAGTTGATATTCTACCGCACGATTTAGCCAATTATCTGAAAACAAAACCAAATTCTCTTAAACCCGCTTTTGATCCTATAGAACAGAAGAACAAAGATCCTTATATAGTAATGAACACCAAATGTATAACGGTTCAAGACTTTGGATTAAAAGAAAGATGGACAGCTTTAAAAGACCCTCTATTTAATTTGTTTAACAAGTACAATACAAAAATTAAAATTGTAGGAGAAAAACAGCCGTCAGATTGTACAGAATACAAAATACATGGCACGTTTTCTATTTATAATGATATAATAAATGGTGGATTATTGAACCTAGAAGATGAAACACTCTCAGACACGGTGGCGTTATACAGTCTAGAATCTATTTCCAGAAATATCAATATCTTAAGACGATCAATGTTTAATGTTCATATTGGTGAAGGTGGTGGATATGTTCTGTATACACATTGCAACAACCTGCTTGCTTTCACAAATAAAAAGATCCCAATGTTAGATTTTATAAACAATCCAAATTTTCATTACAAAACTTTTGATCAAGCTGGCTTTTTGCGTTTGATAGAGGAGAAACTTATTGATGTTAAAAATAATATCACACAGGGGTAATCTCAACGGACCAATACCCGAAAAGGAAAACTCAATAGATTACATTGACAAAGCAATAAGAACGGGATATGATGTTGAAGTTGACGTTCGAACAAAAGACGGGTCTCTGCATCTTGGACACGATTTTGCACAAAATAAAATCTCATACAACGAACTTGCTTACAGAGAGGGTAGTTTGTGGGTACACTGTAAAGATATAGACTCTTTTTTTGTTTGTAGAAACTTAAGATCTTTTTGCCACACAGCAGACCCGTTTTGCTTGATACACAATTACTCACCGATAAATAATTACCTACCTTTGGTTTGGGTTCATGATCTTAGTTTAAATTTAAATCATATAAGTGTAATACCACTTTTATCAATACAAGATATCGACAATTTTGATTTAGGACAAGCAAAAAATATATATGGAATATGTACAGATTACCCAAACTATTTAAGTGAGAAACTGTATGGACAAAAATAACATTCAGTTGATCGTTCCAATGTCTGGAACGGGAAAAAGATTTGTAGACGCTGGATACAAAGAGCCAAAACCACTAATAGAAGTAGACGGAAAACCAATTATAGCCCATGTTCTAGATATATTTCCTGGCGTAAACGATGTTACTTTTATCTGTAATGAAGATCACGTTCAAAATACCAACATTGTAGAGATTTTAAACAAACATTGTCCTGATGGTAAAATTATAACAATCCAGGGTCACAAGAAGGGGCCTGTTTATTCTGTATTGCAGATTTTTGACAAAATTGATGATCAAAAACCAGTAATTGTTAGCTATTGTGACTATGGCACAGTTTGGAATTTCTATAAGTTTTTAGAATCTGTTGACGGGTTTGACGGTGGAATTCCATGTTATACCGGGTTTCATCCTCATATGCTTGGTTCTGATAACTATGCTTTTTGTAAAGAAAACAATTTGGTTTTACAAGACATAAAAGAAAAAGAACCGTTTACAAAAAACAAAATGAAAGAATATGCTTCAAATGGTACATATTTTTTTGCTTCTGGAAAGATTCTTAAAAAATATTTTCAAAAAACCGTTGATGAAAACCTGAATCTTAATGGTGAATTTTATGTAAGCCTTGTGTACAAGAAGCTGCTTGAGGATGGATTAAAAACAAAAATCTTCGAAATTGAAAAAATGCTACAGTGGGGCACTCCTTACGATCTAGAAATTTACAAAAAGTGGTCTAGCTGTTTTTCAGATTTGAAATTAAAGAAAGAAAAAGCACCAGAACAAAATTTTACATTGATCCTTCCTGTGGCAGGAAAGGGTGAAAGATTTTCTGTAGAAGGATATAAAAAACCTAAACCGATGGTTGTTGTAGATTCATATCCAATGGTCATTGCTGCTGTAAAAAGTTTACCAAATTTTAAAGAATCTTATTTTATTTGTTTGGAAAATCACGTTTTAGAGCATAATATAGATAGGGAAATACAGAACTATTATCCGAACTCTAAAATAATTTCATTGTCAAAAGTTACCGAGGGTCAGGCTTGCACCTGCGAATTGGCTATAAAAAAAATAAATCCTCAAGATTCTATTCTAATCTCAGCCTGTGACAACGGGGCTTGCTACGACGAATCTGAGTTTTTAAAAATGATAAGTTCAGATGTTGATGTTGTTGTCTGGACGTTCAGAAACAATCAAACCAGCAAAATAAAGCCAAATATGTATTCGTGGGTCGAAGTAGACGAAAATAACAATGTTCTAAGCGTATCGTCTAAAAAATTTACTGGTGGTGACCCGCTAAAAAAACATGCAATTATAGGCACCTTTTATTATAAAAGAGCACAAGATTTTGTTAACGGTTTGAACGAAAATTATAGAAGAAATATTCGTACAAACGGAGAGTTTTTTGTTGACGATATTATAAACCGAAACGTAGAGTCTGGATTAAAAGTAAAGGTTTTTGAAGTAAATCATTATATTTGTTGGGGAACGCCAGACGACTACAGAACATATAATTATTGGAGAGAACACTTTGTCAAATAAGAACGGATTTGTATATTTCCATCAAGGCATGACAGATCTAGTTATCTGCATGGGGTTGATAGATTATTATAGAGAATTATACAAGAATATAAAGGTGTTATTAAGATCCGACGCCAAAGAAATGATGGATTTCTATATTCGTGGAAAAGACAATGTAGAGCCAATTTATTTTAATGGAGACGACGGTAGATATTATGGAACAATATCAAAAACAGATATAGTTACAAATTCAGACTATTTTTTTTGTCCTTCTGATTTGAATGGTTATGGTAATTTGTGGCTAAACCCAAGTTATGCGATGCTTACGCACGCAGAACATGACAAATGGAGAGAAGATTGTCACGCCTTTTATTGGTACAGACAAAACAAAAAGCCAGCAGCATATTTTTCCGAGGCTTTTTATACTTTTTATGATATTCCATACACAACAAGAATAAATAAATTTAATGTAAACAGAGACCTTGATTTAGAACAAAGTGTCTACAACCAGTTTATAAAAGAAAACGGTACAGATTATATATTGTATCACGATGATCCAAACAGGGACGCAACACCAGTAAAAGGTGTTCCTTATAGATCAACAAAAATCAATTTTGATTCTATTGACGAAAACTATAAATATGTAAACCTTCATAGAAAATCAAAGATATTTTTTGATTACATAAAAGTGATCGAAAACGCAAAAGAATTGCACCTTGTTGATTCTGTTTGGGCGTGCTTGATATATCAACTAGACTGTAGATACGAATTGTTCAGAAACAAAAACATAAATATCTATTGTCAACGCGGCCATTACAACCTATTTTCTAATCCAATTGTACTTCCAAACTGGAGACTAATATGAAGGTACATGCTAATGTGCCGTTTCGCAACGAGGCGGTATTATTAAAACATCTTGTTCCAATTTGGAATAAATATCCAATTGATGAGTGGGTTTTCTTTAACGATAGATCAACAGACAATAGTGTAGAAATTGTTAAAACTTTAGACGCTAAAGTTACAATAATTGATAACACAGAAGCTATAGCTGGCGGCGAGTGGCACGAAACAAAGTGTAGACAGGTCATGCTAGATTACAGTAGAAAAAATAAAGCAGAACTTATTTTTGCTATTGATGCAGATGAATTCTTATCTTCCAACATGGTTAAAAACTGGGATGAACTAATAAACATACTGAGCGACATGAGTTTGAACACATACTGGTATAACTTTGTAGATGACACACAGCATATAAGACAAGATTCACAATATTTACATAATTATAAAACTTTTATTATGCACGTTCCAAGTGTGTTAAATTTTACTGGCAATCTACTCAAACACACGCCAAGAACCCCGTTTACAGTGCAGAACCAAGTTAAAACCAAAACATACGGACTTATGCATCTACAATCCATGAATGTTAAGTTTTATGCACTAAAACAGTTGTGGTATAAACACTGGGAATATCACGTAGAAAAGCGTCCTATAGAATTTATCAACAGAAGATACGATCCGGTGGTAAACAACCTAGATTTTAATAAAACAAGAATAGAACATTATCTTGTAGAAGGAATAAGTTTAGATCCTAGCATTTTCGATGAATTGTTAGAAGTCAAGGGATATAAAAAATATATCTTAGAGAACCTAGTTCCAGAACTTGTAACATTTGGTAAAGAATTTTTGGAGGATTAAATGAAGGTCTTGCTAACCGGTGGGAGTGGATTTTTGGGAAGAAATATTCAAGAATATTTCAAAAGCCTAAAGGGGTATGATTTGATATCAGTTTCTAGTCGTGATTATGACCTGCGTGATAGTCGTGCTTGCTGTAAGATGTTAGAAAAACACCGACCAGATGCTATTGTTCACGCCGCCGGAAGCGTTGGCGGAATTTTAGCAAACAGCAAAAACCCTGGCAAATTCATGTATGACAACCTTGCTATGGGTATAAACATGATTGAAAACACCAGAAGATATAGAGATAACCATCTTTATAAAGTAAAATTTATAATGATAGGAACCGTCTGTTCTTACCCAAAGCACACACCGGTACCGTTCAAAGAAGAAAGCCTGTGGGACGGTTATCCAGAAGAAACAAACGCTCCATACGGAATCGCTAAAAAGACACTGATGAAACTTTGTGAAACTTATCACCAACAATACGAACTAGATATTGTAAATTTGATTCCGGTGAATATGTATGGCCCACACGACCATTTTAATCTAACAACAAGCCACGTTATACCAGCTTTAATTTTAAAATTTTATTCAGCAATCAGGAATAAAAGAAAAAAAATAGAGGTATGGGGCACCGGCGAGGCGTCTAGAGAATTTTTATACGCAAAAGATTGTGCCAGAGCAATAGAGTCTGTTCTTTACTACAATTGGGATAGAACCATTGGGCCAGAACCTATAAACATTGGTACCGGACAAGAAATCACCATCAAAGACCTTGTTGATGAAATTGGTGAACAAATGGGTTTTAAAGGAACAATTGAGTGGGATTTTTCTAGACCAGACGGACAACCACGACGCTGCTTAGATGTTGGTAGTGCCAAAAAGCGTCTTGGTTTTAAAGCAGAAACAGATTTAAAAACCGGACTAAGACAAACCATTGATTGGTTTTTGACAACCAAAAAACAAAAAGAAACTGGAGAATGATAATGAAACTAGGGTTTTATTTAGAGACAAACGGCGGAACACCACAAAACACTGAAATTTATAATTTCTTAAACAGAGAAATAGAAAATGGTAACCTAAGAGACGCAGCAGTATTTTTTAACTCTGTTAATTTTAATCCGATTACAACAAAATTTGGAATGTTTGACGCAACAGAACTATGGCACTTTACTGGTAAGCTGGTTACTACATCGGTACTAAATACGGTTAGAGCCAAAAATGTAGTAAACAAATTTGATATGGCTTATATCTTCAACTCACAAGACAAGAACGAACAGACAATTTTTGAACTTGTTAGAATTGGAAAAACAATGCCGGTTATAGTTACCAACGAATTAGAAAGAAAAGAATTTTATAGACTAACCGGTATAGAGCCAAAGTTACTAGACGGTTTCTCATTAGAAAAATTTGGAGAAATTTTCCATGAATGAATTTGACAAAACCGTAATCAGTATGTACAATGAACGAAACAAGAGTACATACGAAATTGCTAAAGAATTAAAAACATATCCAAACAAGATCAGAAGAACCCTGATAAAGCATGGATATGAACTAAAAGATAAAAGCGAAGCACAAAAAACAGCCTTGAAGTCTGGGCGTAGCACACACCCAACCGCTGGAAAAAAACGCACAGCAGAAGAACGTGTTGCAATAAGCAGCAGCTTGGTTGATTATTGGGAAAAAATGAACAAAAAAGAACGAGAAAAACGTATCGAAGCAGCAAAATCTAATTGGCAAAACATGACAGAAAGCCAAAGAGAAACGATGCGTTCAAAGGGAATCGCTGCTATTCGTGCTGCGGCGGTTGGCGGCTCTAAATTAGAAAAATTCTTTCAAGAAAGAATTCAAGAAGCTGGATATTCTGTTGAAGCCCACAAACTACTAATTCCCGTAGAAAATCTAGAAATTGATTTGTACATCCCCAAAATCAAGACTATAATAGAGGTAGATGGACCATCGCACTTCTTGCCAATCTGGGGAGAAGAAAAGTTACAAAAACAAGTGAACGCCGACCTAAGAAAAAGCGGCGTTTTGTTGAGCAAAGGATACGCAGTGATTCGTGTAAAGTCACTGGGACAAGAATCGTTGGCAAAGAAAGAACAGTTGATCGAACAGGTACTAACCCATATCTATGAAATTGACAAGGCTTTCCCGCCACGCAACAAACGTTTTATAGAGGTTGAATAATGAAAGATTTTAGTGATTTTGGTTCAAAAGACATTTTTGAAGGTTTAGATCTTGCAATTCCTACGTCTACACCGGGAGAAAATGGTAGCCCAGTAATCGACAAGATCGTGGTTTGTATTCCAAAGAGAACTTCTCCAGAGTGGAACGATTATGTTCTTTCTCTTTTTGAAGAAAACGAAATGTTTGAGGGTCGCCCACTTTGTGCTGGTCTAAGAAGGGTCGCAGAATTGGTCATGGGTCCAATCATGATTAGTAGGCCAACGCAAGTGTTTCCACCAAAAGAAAGCGACGGCGTTGGTCGTGCTACCGTTGTTTGGGAGGTCGTGTTCGAAACTGGGCACTTGTTTTCAGATGTTGCTGACTGCTGGGAAGGAAACACAGACGACGCTTTCTGTGTTTTCAATACGGCAACCGCCGCAACAAGAGCAGAAGGGCGTGCTCTAAGAAAGGCATTGGGTCTAAAGACTGTTGCAGCAGAAGAAATGACAAACAAAAATACTGCCAGCGTGGCCAAAGAATTGAGCATAAAGAAGAACACTTCAACAGAGGGTGAGTATGACGAATCCCAAAGAATGACTGATGCTCAAGCAAATTTCATTGATGTTAAAGCCAAGCAGCTTGATATAAACGTAGCAGCGTTTTTTAAACAGGTTTTTTCTATAAATGTAAACCGTAAAATTGACAAGCGACAGGCTAGTGCTGCCATTGAGCGTTTGAATGAATATCAACAAGACAAAACGTTAATACCAACAATTCCTAGTATCAAAGGCTATCAAAATGATTGGAGAAGTACAGTAAGATGAAAGTTAATTATCAAACAAGAGACGGGCGTTTGAGTGTTGAGCTAGAAGGCGATTCTCAAAAGGATATCTTTCAAGAAATCAGCCGTTTTCAAGAAGTGTTTGAGGAAAGCACTTGTGGAAAATGTTCTAGTGATAATCTACGTTACGTAGTTCGTAACGTTGATGATAATCTATATTATGAACTTAGGTGCGGCGAATGTCATGCCAAGCTATCTTTTGGTGTTCACAAAAAGGGCGGCGGATTGTTTCCCAAGAGAAAAGAAGGGGAAACTTGGCTTCCTGATCGCGGTTGGGTCAAGTGGAATCCAAAGACAGAACAAAACGAATAACAGGAACAAGTCATGGAAGATAAATATGTTGCCGTGATAGAACCCGTCATTGGAATAATTAGGGTTTTTAAGCACGATCAAGTCGCAATGGTAGATCCCTATGAATTTTCTGCCACCGTACTTTACTCAGAAAATGGAGAAGTTGCAGAACTAGCCGGTGCAACAAGCAAGGGCGGAATATCATTTATACATTTTAGAGAAGCGATTTTTAAAGAGTTATACAGGCTTGGTGTAAAGCATCTGAAATGGAATAGAAGATCAAAAAATCGTGACAAAAGATACGTAATGATTGATGTGTTGTCGTACCTAGAAAGAAGAAGTTAAGAAAAAACCCCGTCCTTTTTGGGCGGGGTCTTTTCATTTTAAAACAAGCGGGTGTTGTATTACAGGTATTCCAGCGTAAAATACAGACCAAAATCTGTCTTGCTGCCTATACTGTCTGGCGAAGCACTCAGTGCAATATACCAGTCGTGTCTTGTTGCACGACAAGATTCTCCAGATTGCGAAATCCAATTTATATAGGTGCCATCACCAGTTGCTAGAATTTCATCTGAGCTAGTGTTCAAACCGCTTGGACCTGGGCCTGGGGTCAACACCATGTCAGCCATAGTAAAGCCATCTGCAAACTGCACCCAGCCGTGTTGATTTGATACACCACGATGACGAAGCGGACCAATGTTAGATGCGAAATTTACCCCCTCTACCGGGTGTGGATGACGTACTTCGTAGACCTGTGTTGTCACCCCGCTGGCGTGGTTAGAAATATCGTTACGATCAAAAATACGCAGCTTGCAATTTTGAACTCTAACACCTTCGTCGTGCTCAAAACGAATATTTAGCGGTGCGGCAATATTTGGGATGCCAGACGTACCGGTTGTGGTTGTGCTGCTTTGAATCCAAACGCCGCTGTTTGGAAACGCTACCGTATCACGATATTTTGTATTTGAGCATCTTACACCAGACGCCGTACCGTTAGAATTGGTAACATATGTGCTGCTTTGATACTCGTTCACTGGAACAGAAATTCCAAAACCGCCGCCAAAAAACCCTAGCCCAGACCCCGCTGTATGATTTATTAAATCTGGTGGGGTGCTTGGACTCCCAGGATAGATATTTGTATTATTAGCATGAAATGTAATTGTCGCCATTTAAAATCTCCTTTTTGAAAGATTATCTGTATTATTATACACAAAAAACTAATTATCGCGGATTAATTCTCACAGTAACGTGCTGTTCCGCACACTCTGTAATATTTCTAAAATCTCCATGAAAATCTGAGTTGGACGCCAACCAAGTCATAGAGATATCGTTATGAAAATGAAAAAAAACATCATATTGTCTGTTTTCAGATAGCAGTGTCTGATCCAAAATATATAAAACTTCATGAGACTTATCAATAAACGCCCCGTTCTCTGCGGCTGGCGTAAACCCCGTTGTCAAATGCGTCCCCTGTGGCTCTGGGGCGGCGATTCGCACTATTTCCTGGCCGTCTCGTTTCATAAGGTATGGCTTTGAATCTACATAAACCTTTGAATAAACTCTTCCGGCCACAAAATATGCTTCAAAATCTTCACCGGCGGCAGTATCAATCGTTCGAATCGTTATTTGGCCACTTGAGTTTGGACCAAAAACGTCTTGCTTCGCAGCAAAAGATGAAAAATTTGTGATAACGCCTGGGCTTATACATTTTAATCCAGCAACTGATCCTCCAACGCCGGTCGCGGTTACTTCAAAACTAATTTGTAAACTAGAAGAACCAACAACGTCTCCAACGGCATAACTATTTCCAGCGTTTTTAATAACAATTTTATTCAATAGGTTCTCTACCGGAGTATCATTCAAACTAGCAGAGTCAATAACCCTGTCGCCATTAGAAAAATTAATAACTTCATTTTCCTCAAAACTAACACCAACCGTTAGGCGTCCATATTTATATGGCAACAACTTACCAACACGGTTACTGTTTACATGCCAAAATCTTTGATTGTTAATAACTGCTGGTAAAAATTGACCATTATAACAAGCATCCAACAAAACATATTCGCCGGTTGTCAAAACAACGCTTTGATAATTTTCTCCGTCCTCATGGCTATCTGTTTCATATCTAGAAATTTCTCTAAAATCAACCGTACTAAATGTTTTTGTAGAAGAATAAAAAAACGTAATAGGATTACCATTTTCGTCTCTACCACTAAGTTCAACGTTTTCTGTTTCTCTGTTGAAATCCTCAACCGTTCCGTCGTCTTTTACAAACTTATTGTTTGCATATCTTACGTCTGGATTAAAATGATGAACCGCGAACGTTCTTGGGTCATACAACAGTTGATCCCTTGGATGCTGTTGATAGATACGAACACTCAAATCAATGATATTCTCTTGTCTATAAGAATCAAGAAATGACGCAACGCCCCATGTTTTATCTTGACCGGTGTTTCCAGCAGAAACGCTAAATCTACCATTTGCAGCAGCACCCATACCGTAAATATTATCAGTAATAAAATTAATCTGCGAGTTTGCAGAAACGGTCGTAAAAGTTGTAATGACACCAAATGCACCGGCACCACGCCAATTTCCATTCAACGATCTTGTCCACGTTAAAGCACCCCCATTTTCAGCTTCCCAATATGAGAACTCGTGCAAGTTAGTATAAGAAGGTTTATAACTAAGATCTCCACCCCACTTTAATCCATGGTCCGGTTGATACAATAATTCAAAATAATCAGAATTAAGCTGAGTTTCTCTATCTTCAACAAAATATGAACATGGACGCTTGCCGTCTTTTTGTGTTCTATGTGCCTCAACACAAAAACCTACTCTGCTTCCGTGTGATCCGGTGTTTACAGATAGGTCTTTAACTTTTTCAAAAGCCGCCGCGTTGTTTGCATCTCTGCCAAATTGAACATATCCTTCCATCTTTAGTGGGCGAAACGTCAAAGATTGTCTATTTACTGGAAGCAAATCAAACGCACTATCACCTTTTGTATAGCGATTTTCTTCTTCATCCTCGTCCGATAGGCTTTCTTTACTAAGCCAACATGCCTGTAAAAAGGCTCTTGATGCTTCTAGGTGTTTGTCGGCACTTGGATTGTAAAAGTTTTTAAACCTATGAACCGAATATATAGGGCTACCATTTTCGCCTGTTGGGGAAGCGTTCAACATAACATCTGCTGGCATTTGAGGAAATGTTAACGCTGTATTCTGAACCTGTTCAGCAAAAAGATTGGCACTATAGCGGTCGTCATATCTAGACCAACTGTTGTTGTTTTCTGTAAGCTCTTCTAGTGGATCTGCAACGGCTGGTTGACGACAATTGTTTCTGTCGCTAGTAGCGTTTGCGGCACGAAGCGGATACGATGAATAATTCTCACCCTGTGTCCAAAAAAATACACTAGGATCAACAATGGAACCGGTGGTGCTTCCTATAATGTTCCAATTTCTAGCTTGAATAAACTGTGTTGTGTTATTGTAACCCTCTGGAAAAAAGCAACCAAAAAATAATCCTGCGTGTGCGGCATTTCTTGTTGCAAATTGTGGATTTGGTTTTGGAATTTCTCGACCAGCACTATTTTTTATAGCACTCGTTGTAGAAATTGAACATAGATCTTCTCCAGCCTGTCCTATAAAACTCCCCGGCACGCCCCTGATACCAAAAAGTTTTTTATCTAGATAATCAAAAGATGTTGTCTGAAAATATCCATGAGCAATCTGTGTTGGAATAAAACCTACGGTATTAAATGGTTGCTCTTTGTTATAACCGCCACTTACACCATAATCAGTATTCTCATTCAGAGAATCTCCTTGATAGTACAGTTTATGAAACGATAATTCTGCGTCTCTTGGTGAAAACCTTGCACCATTTTCTGTTCTAAAAAAGAACTCACTATTTGTGGCCATATAAGTAAATTCACCCCAACGGTTAACTCCAGCAACAACAGCGTCACCTTCGTCGGTTCCAGCCCACAAAGGAATAACGTGCCACTGACCGTCTATACGCGACAACAAAACTTCTTCGTCTCTTTTGAATCTTCTACGCGTATTATAATTATAAACAACTATAGTTTCTTTTTTCTTGTTGGTTGCGTCTCTACATCTTACATCGTCTGAATCTAAATAATTTGGCTGCCACTGTAAAGGATTACCATTTTGAGGGCGAATTGGCATAGCAATTCCGCTGGCTGGAATAAATTTTGATTCTTCAAATTCTTCACTATCTAAATCTTCTGCAACATCATTTGTTTCAAGACGGTCCACCTTTGGTACTGTTGGAAGCCCAATATCTGTAACCAGTTTAGCGAACAACTGCGGAGTTCCACTTTCCCACTTTTTTGTAACACCGTTGTAGCTAAGATCAATTTCAGATGCACCAAGAGTAGACGGAGAATCTGGATCAAAATCAGAATAACCCCCATCAGACGATGAACTAAAAACTTTTCCGTTAACATCTCTTTTGGGTGCTACATATGTAAGATTTTTTAAAGTTACCGCTTTGTTGGCTGTTGTAGACGTAATATCATCAAACAAATAAAGTTTAAATGGAACCCACTCGGTAATAGAACAATTTAAAGTCCCGTTGTTTTCATTGATATAAAATGTGAGTTCACCACTCCACTCAATATATGGACCAAATTTAGAAGATTTTATTTCTGTTAATAATTCATGAGAAGCAAAAATCTTGTTTGTCTCTTTTCCACCGATGGTATCCGAATCTTTATCCCAAGTAGATCTTGGAAAAAAATCATCAAATGAATTCATATAACGATTCATATTGATGAGCGATGAAAGAGGTCGTATGTCTAAAAGGCTTGGGTTTGGAGATCTTGCCACGGTTTTGATAAAACTGGTCGCATTTTCGTTAAGAGTTCCCCCAACAATCGGGGTTGTTGCGTCAAAACTTTCAGAAAGAAGATCTGAAACACTAACAACACCAACAGCAGACTCAAAGCTCCAAGGGTTTGAACCACCGGTATTTGCGTCTGATAAATCCTGTTTCTTGTAAACGCCAGCGTTTTGCAACTCTTTGTTTGGTTTCCACCCATACCAAAAGAATTCGGTCTCGTTGGTTATACCAAGCACAGAATAAATTCCGTTATCTGGATTAGATAGCTCTTCTTTATTTCTTGTGTTGTTAAAAAGCGTTCTATTTAAATAATAACCATCGAAAGTTACATCGTTCCACCAAGCGTATAAAGTCCCGGTAGTAAACATACCAAGACCAACCTCAATCATATATGGATGATTTGTAACAAATAAATGATGGTCACTAACATCCTGGTTCATTAATTTTTCAGTAAAAAATGACATATCCTATTACTCCTGGTTTTTATTGTCCAAACGATCATTAAACCAACGACCAACATATGGTTCGACACTAGGCAAAACGCTGTTTGGCAAATTAGAATAAGCCTGAAGTATGGAAGCCATTGGTGCAATAACGTTTTGTCCAAACTGTCTGGCCAACGTATTACGGTCCATAAGACCAAACAAACGTGTTGCATCTTCTTTGGTCATAACCGCACCGTTGTTATCACCAACAGAAATTATGGTATCCTGAATTTCTCTGCCAAGTTTTTCGTTCGTGTTGATTTGTCTTGTGATTTCACTGGCTATATCTGAAATACGTTTTCCTCCAGCTTGCATTACTGTGTTTACAAGGTCAGCACTTGTTTGCCTCTTGCCCAAACCTCTACGAATAGCATTATTTTTTTCGTCAAGCAAACGTTGTCTTTCGCGAGCTATTTGACTTATAGCCATTTCTTTTTGTTTTTGTAGTTTTCCAAACCGCGATGTATAAAGATCCATTTTTACGGTCGTTTTAACACCGTTTGTTGGATCAACCTGAATACCAATAGACGTTATCAGCGGACCACCATCCTTTAGTGCTGTGGCTAAGGCTATGCCCGTGGGTGCGTCTGGAATAACAAAACCACCACGTTCACTAAAAAGCAACAAGCTGTTAGAAAACTGTGCTTGCAAACTTCCAGCCTGATCCATAAGTTGATACCCAGCATAATTCCACGGTGCTAAATTTTCATCCTTGATAAATTCTACTCTACCACCAATGTTCGAATATTTTATTCTAGCATCGGCAGATGAATCAAGTTGACTTGCAGACAACCAAGGCCCATAACAACGCTCTTGAGACATAAGAGGAATTGCTATCAAGTCTGGAAACACGGGCGAAGGGCTTGTAAATCCAAGCTCTATTTGGGGTTGACCCAAAGCAAAGCCTTTTAACACCTTCTTTGTAATTCTCCTGGCAGAAGAAATTTCTTCCAAAGAAATCTTGATCCAATCATCTTCTAGACCGGGGCTATATCCAACTGGCTGTTTACCACCGCCATTTTTTTCTCTTTCAACATCTTTGGGCGTTGGTCTTTGGTGAGAACCAATCAAGCCATAATTTTTAGCTTCTTGTTCTGCCTGTTCTTGAGTTTCATAAACTGGTGCTGGACCACACGGAAGCATAGTTCTTGTCAAATCAGCAGATGGTAAACTTGGCTTAGAAAATTCTGGAATTTTAACAACATCTTGTGTCATAAGATGCTTTATTCTCCACGTATTATAAGCCTGCATTGGGCCGTCTTTCCATCTAACATCAATTGTGCTTTTTATTCTTCCTGGGACCGTAATAAGTGCATACACATGCTCATCATCAAGCTGTGGAATGTCTGTATTTACAATCCATCCGTTTAAATTTTCATCCCATCGACGCTCAAAATCTGTCCAAGAAGCAGACGAGCCATCCTTGCCGCCATTTCTTGGAACAGAAAATACCGGTAAGGCCCTGGGAAATTCATTTCTAAAACCACCAGTACAATCTTCTTTGATTTCTCTAACAAGTTTCATTTCTGGGAAAGAAAATTTCATTTCATACTCGTTGGCCCACACATCAAGATTTTTTTTCTGAAGTTTTGGTGGTAGATACAGTCTTTCTTCTATTTCGCACTTGACAAACGCTACAGAATCTTTTTTACGTTCTAACAATCTTTGATCTTTTGTTAGTTCGTTGATAGAATCAAACGAAGTTTCTGCGTCAATATTGTTGTTTGGTAAAGACTCCACAATATCTGGAACAAATTGACCACCAAATTCTATTGTTTGCTGTGTTATATCTTCTGGATTAACGCCGGTAAAATCCAAAGTATGACTATGATTATACTTTACATAACACTGCATTCTGTTGGAATCTGACAATAAATTTTGAACATCAATTGGAAGCAATCCTTGTTGCATAACCAGGGGCAAACTAGAAAACGGAATTCTACCATTTAAATATTCTAATGAAGTTAAATTTGTGCCAAACAAACTGTGGCTATAAAATCCTCCTTGTGGTTCTGGTTTATAATTCCACTCCCAAGATTCTGAGAATGGATTATAATTTCCTTTTAAGGCACCATTTGTATAATTAGAAGAAATACCAAGTTTAAACCCGTTGTCTGGAAACGCAGAGTTGGTATAATCTTCTAAGTAATGGTGAAACAAACTTTCTTCAGAAATAAGACGCGAAAATTTTATTTGGTCAATTTCTAGTTGAAACAGTGGGCTTGAAGCGTAGTTTGGATCAGCGTTGATTGGTCTTGGAACAAAACCAAACGGGCCAGTAGCCACATTATATGGTTGTGTCCCGGTAAATGTGTTTACAGAAACATTATAATTAAGATTGCAAGCCTTCGGAATTCTAACAAGAAATTTTTTACCCAAACATTCGTCAGCAATCTTACGAATAAACTCATATACCTTTTTAGCGTTTTCTGTGTGTTTTCTTGCCGTTTTTTCAATATTAAAAAGTGTTGTTGCCAGACTTCCGTTCTCAGGCTTGTCTAAATTTTCAACCAACGAAATTAAGCCCTTGGTAGCAAGTGCATTTGACTTTAACTCATCAAAATTATTCAATATTGAGACTGCTTCTTCCTTCTTTTCTATCAAACTTCTATATATCGGGGTATTTTTGTATGAATCATCTTTTTTACCCTTTGCAAGATTCTGCAACTGTTTTGAAATTTCATTGTTGTATTTGTCCAAACGATCTTTCCCAAGATTTAAAAGCGGTGAATTTTTATTTTCAAATTGCTTTTTAAGATCTTCTATATCGGAAACAACACGGGTTTTTGTGTTTAACACACTTATGACACCAGCCTCAACTATACCAATGCGTGTTGCACGCTTGTAGTATAACGGATAACCAAACGGTGGAGAACAAGGGCTGGCTGGATATCCATCTTCTGTCATATACGGTCTATCAGAATCCCAAACACATCTTGGTACCGTAACCGCAAATTGACGATTTTTTAACAAATCCAAGTATTCTTCTATTCTTTGTTTTGGAATTCCTTCTTCCAACGAATCAAAATTAACATTTGCTTTAAATTGATCAAGCACCCTGTTTATTTGATCATTTTCTGTAGAAAGTGCATCAAAAAATGCTGAGTGTTCTGATATATCTTCAATGTAAACGTCGTTGTATGACAACAAGAAATTTTTCCATGTATCAAACGAAACAAGTGCAGCACGAAGCTCTAATTCTGTTGCTACATAATAGTTTCCAACGCCAAAAGCATCTAATTCTCTTGCGTCAAGTAAAATCTGTTGAAAAGAACCAAAGCCTCTTGGAATTGAAACAGCCTTGTTTCCTAAAAGCCCATAATATGGGATTAATTGTTGTTGTAGCTGAGTTCTTAAATCCCACTGCTGCATTTGTAGAATATTTAAATTGTCTGCGTTTTCTTCCAGCTTCCATAATGTATCTCTATCTCTTTCTGTAGAAAATAAATACATGTCAACTTCTTGTGCTCCAACAACAAATTTGTCAGTAACAACATTTGACAATTCAAATCCAACATCTTGATTTTCTACATGTATACCCCTATCTTCTAGCTCGTCCAAATACGATTTTATAGCACCATATCTTGGTTGCGTTGTACGATCAATAGCATCCAAACGTATGATGCCAGCAACAATATTTTCTGGTCTTTTTGCTTTTACTTGTTCTTGGTTGTATTTCCAAAGAAAATCACAAGCTGGATGATCAATCACAGGAAGCAAAGTAACATAAAGATCATGACTTATTATGTCACACAACTCTTGTGCTAAACTCAATAAATCAATCTTATCAAAGTCCATATAATATAACAACGGAATTCTTTCTGTTGGAATTCCACCAAAGTCTACTACATAATTATATCCACGGAAATTTATTTGTCCACCAAAACCTGCGTTTACATATTCTTGTGGTAAGAACCCATAATATTGAAAAATAGCAGCTAGCCCATGAGAAATTCTATACCAAGGCATACCCTTATCGCTGCGTCTAGAAAAACCCTGACCAGTAATTGGAAAGAACTCTGGTTTTACACTACCGTTAAAAGCATTTAAACCAAAATAATATTGATCTTGTAGATTTACAACTCTGCCAGGAATAAACACTTCTGATAAACCGGTCTTTGTCCAAGTAAAATCGTTTGTTAGCACATTTGCTAAAGATTTATTTGGATCTGTTTCCCATCCATCAACACTGTTCCAATTAGCAGAAATTCCAAAATAATCAAGGTTACCAAAACCGTCAACAAATTTTTCTACAATTCCAGCCATTATTTGAGAATTTCTAAAATCTTGCAGCAGTACCGTAGAAGGGTCATATTCTAAAAACCCATAGAGATTGATGATATTTTTGTTGTTAAATACTGTTCCCTGATAATTGTTTAAAAGTACCTCTACGCTAGCAAGAATTTCTCGCGGATCAACAACGGTAACAGAAAAAAGAGACCCCTCCAAACTTTTATTTTGCGTATAGCTTTGTAAAATACCACCAAAAACAAAGTGGTTTCTTCCACGCCAAGATGTATTGCTGTTCCACAATATGCTACGATCTTCAATAACGTTTCTGGTCAAATCAACAAAATTATATCGTTCTAGTTGATTAAAATTTTCTGGATCATATGGTGTTTCTGGAAAATCCCAACCCCAAGCATTGTTTCGATTTGTTTTAGTTGGTAATGTTTGAACTTTGTATAGATTATCAAAAGTTTGACGAAAAGCCTGTTCAATGTTCGCGAAATTTTTTCCAAACTTAAAATAAACAGGGCTTCCAACAATTGGAGGTAAAAATGTATCTTGTACACCGCTATGATATGGGTCGTCACCCATCCCAATTGGTGTTCCGTCTGAACTATTGAATTCGTCATTAACAATTTGAACATTAAGTGTTGACGTAGTATCACCAAAACCGGCATTTAAATCAAAGCTGCGTACAGAACCGCCAAGAAAAGTTTGTTGAATAAAACCTTCGTTTCCAACGTTTTTTTGCAAAATATTGTCAATTGTCCAGCCGCCAGTAGACAACGATCCGCTAGCACCAGCCGGAATATTATGGTGTACGGGCCAGTTTTTCCCAAACTCGCCCGACGGCGGAACAATGCCGTAATTATTTTCTAGTGTCATATTTTATCCTCCTCCAAATCCTACCCAACCATTATAAGCATTAAAGTCTATAGCCACCCTATATGTTGATATATATGGAATCCTAATTGGTGGCGGTAGGGGTCTTGAGCGATTAGACGGATATCTCTCATGATGAATGTAATCATTAAAAATTGTAAAATCTTCTATTTCTTTAGTATCAGAATCAACAGCGTTAGAAAATTGAGATAAGAACTCGTTAAAGTGAAAAATTCCAGATTCTCTTTCTTCGTCTACTAAAGCGTCTTGATCCGGTCCATATGTTTTTATTATACCAGAAGCGTCCCACCAATCGTTACTGAACTGATCTGGAAACATTCCCCTGTTTGTACCAGACGTAAAAGCAAGATCGTTTGGGGTTGACAGATTTGGATATGGAAATGGCTCATTTATGTTAACCTGTCTAAAATCAAATCCGTTTGATTCGCCAGAAGGCAATACGCCAGAAACCATTTGAACCCTTTGTTGTGGGGTCAATGGTAATTGTGGTCCAAGTCCAGCGTTATAAAAATCATTCCACGTTGGTGTTGGGTCGGCCATTATTTATCCAGTTCATATGTGAAAGAGACATTGAACGAATAAGCACCGTCTTTTGGTGTCCAATTCTCTGTCGGTGGCGATATGAAATATTTCCTAACTCCTGGTTCACCCTGTGGACTAAGTTCTTTTAATAGCTGTGCGATCTGACTAGCCGTTGGTTCTACCAGGCTGGGTTTCTTCAAAACAAGAGAGCGTCTATCTCCACTATAAGGAATTTTTGTATAATCCATAATAAGATTAATAGATATTTCTCTACGATATTCTGTTCTTCCGCCCATATATTGTAAAACTGGGCCGGTTTTTCTTCCAAGCACAGGAATTATAGCAAAAACATCGCCAGGATATGTATCATTAATTTGTATATTTTCAGAAACAACTCCAGAAATAATATTTGTTGGTCTATTATCAAAAGATACGTTGTATGTAATGTCGCCAGTAAATTGATTTGTTCCAACACTTAAAGAAACAGGCTGAGAATTTAATTGAACGGCAACAAGGTTGTTTGCTCTTTTATAAACATCGCTAGTCAAACCAAACAAACCGCTATTAGAAATTTGATTATACTTATTGAGTGCGTTTGTATAAGCACCACTAGCCGATGTAAGTGTCGGGTCTCCCAATTTGTCTGGTGGAACTTGAGACAAACCCTTGATAGTTCCATCAATAGACACTGTTACAAACGGGCTACTGTTTGATATAGAGGTTGTCATACTGTAATTTTCTGTAGACAACCCGCTACTCAGTAACCAATTTTCTGTGACAGAATATGTACCGGCTGTTTCGTTTATTTGTTCTGTTCTTACATGATTATAGCCACCATAAGAATTAACCAAACTAACAGTACCAGAGCCAATTAAACCAACAACGTTTGGATAATAGCCGCTTGGATTTAATGACAATCTTGTTAGGACAAAGTTTCTAGCCTGCTGCCAAGCCGGTTTGTGTATTTTACCCTCCCAATCATATACGGTCTTACCAGTAGCATTCAAAGAGTGTGATATTCTATATGATCTAGGGTTCGCTACAGATTCTCCAACAGAATCATCGGTTTCTAGAGTCCAATCCTCATTGTAATCCTCTATAAAAAACGTACTGTCGCTTTCAAGAAGCTGCTGAAATTCTGTGTTTATGGTTCTTAATTCGCCACTATTAGCATACGTTCCTTCAAAATCAACCAGAGCGTTTTCGTCTGTGCCAGCATTGTCTCTAAGTAGATAGTCAGCTTCTAGAACAATTGTATACTGACACGTTGTAACGTAAGCACCGTCTGTAAAATCAATACTAATGACCCTTGGGTAACATATGATCGTTGCCCCAGCATCATCAAAAATATCAGAAAGCTCTATTCTTTGTCCATCTTGTGCAAACAAAGCACGCAAAGCACGTTGTTTGCTTAACATAGCACTAGAATTTTTATTGTCCACTTTTTGCCGCCACGGTTTAGGACGACTACTTATAGGCTCTTTATCAAAAAGACCGTATGGACCAATAAATTCAGACGGCTCGTGTGATACCTCAAAAAAACCAAAAGGCGTGTTTGTGGCAGGATTTAACGCATACGGGGTTCCGTGGTCAGCAAGCAGTGTTCCAGTCAAAGTAATCGTATACGTTACACCAAAATTTCCCTCTTTATTTTTAAGAACATTTTCAGAAATTTGTATGAAAGGCGTTGGCCTTATCGTACAATCCTGATTTGGGTCGTTTTGATAGCGTACTCGAAGCATTAGTATCCCCGCATTCTAAGTGGAAGTGAACTCGTGGTCTGCGTATTGGTTACATTCAAATTCAAGATTCCAGAGTGCCCACTTGGAGCCTCAGTGAACAATGAAACATTTCCACTAGATAGACCAAGAATAGCAGATTGATACAAATTCACTGTATTATACACATTTGCACGATCTGGACCAACTAGAACCAGATTCATATCTTCAGAAATTGGTGCCTGACTACCAGAAGCCACAAGGTTAAATACGCCACTGTTTGACAGCGGTGGATATAGTTGAAGCTCAACCTTTTCAACGTATGGTCTGTGTGCAACAAAACCCTTGGCTGACGGGTCAAACCCAGAAACCTCCAAGAAGATTTCGCCGTTCTTGTTGGTGAAAATTATACCAGAAACTTTATAAGTTTGCGATTCACCAGAAACGTTTTGGTATACCCTCATTTCAACCCTATCGGTCGCGTTTCTGTCTCTCTTTTGTCCAAATACATGAGCGTCAATCCATCCTCCACTGTTTGGAATTGACGGAATTTGTTCTCTAAGCATAGCGTCAAAACAATATGCGGCACCAGCATCAACAAGCTCTTGGGATGGGTGATTTCCACTTGTTGGCCAATAATGCCTTGGGGCACCAACCACCAATGTATAATCACTATCTCCGCGAGCAGCACGATTTATAGCAACAGACCGCCCAAAGTTATCGTTTTCGGTGCCATTGTTCATTGAGTCTTTCTGCGTCCTGTCTTTGTAACCATGAGCATATAGCTTTTCAGCAAAAATCCATTCTTGTTTTCTTTCTTGGAAATTAACTATTTCGTTGCGATAGTTAAACACAGCACCGTTGTTCAAAACCATAGTGCCGCTACCGCTAAATTGACTACGAACCCCAGAGTTTCCAAGATCATAGAAAACATGTTTTGGAATATCAAATTCTGCGTTGAAACTCTTTCTCAAAAATGCTGTATTCAATTCGTTCGGAACCAATGTGCCACTATAAATATGAGCATGTAACGTTTCAAAATCGTGGTTTTGAGCACCAACAACAATCATATCACAATCAATTCCAACAGAAACACCAAAGTTGTCTGAACGTCTTGCGAACTCGGTGATAAAATCTGGATCATCAATGTTGTGTGGTCCTCGTTGTGCTGTTAGTGTTGCTTCTGGACCACCGTTAGAGAAATCATAAATACCAACGTTCAAACTGCTAGGCTTGATTTTTTGTACAAATTCCCATGGTAAAAATTCTGAGATAACATTTGTTCCGCTTCCAGTTCTTCGGTAGACAAATGCTGCACCAGCACCACCGTCCTCAGCAATTCTAACACCAGAGAAAGTTGAATCGTTTTCAATCTCGTGCCACTGAACAATACCACTAATACCGCTCGCAGCACCCTCTGTATAATAAGCATTAAACGGAGTGCCAACAACCAAAAAGTCGTTACTTATATCAACAGAATAACCAAATAGATCACCAAGGCACCCTGAATAATAAACATCTAGATCTAAATAGTCTGTATTGTTTATCTTCATCAAATCGTTTAATCCGCCACCAATTTTGGCATCTGTAATAAAGTCCAAAGCGTTTCCAGAAAACCCTAATAGTGCTTCATATGTTCCGGTTGGATTTATATTCAAGAAATCACCACTAAATCTTGGATACATTCCATATTGTGCTATAATATTGCTACTATAGAAAGCTGATATACGCTGCTTGATCAATTCTGGATCTAAAATTTCTTCTGGTCTATTTAGTGTTGTTGGGTCATATGTATCTTCATCGTCGGTAAACCGAGAAAGACTTCCAACAATTCCGTCACCACCATAAAGGGGCGATGTAATATTATTTATAGCACCACCACTAATAGCTTGATATTTAGCGGCACTTCCGCGTTCTGGTGCTCTTAGTTTTTGTGCAAAGAACCAGTTACGACCGTTGAATTGTGGACCATCAACGTTTGAAGAAACAAATTCTGGATTTGGACCAAGGGTTTCGGTATACGCATCGTTTGAATTCAACGATTCTGGATATAGACTTCGAATAAACTCTTGATTACCAAGCGTAGAAGATGCACGATAGTGTGGGCATTGACCCTGCAACATTGTAGAGTCAGAAACAACAATTATCTTTGATCTTCTGCGTCCGGCTTGGAAAGATGAGAAGTTTTCAAATTCCTCAGCTACAACAACTGGGCCATCTTCGATCAATTCCTGACCCAGATAATCGCATCTTGATAGATTGTCTGGACCACAATAAATCTCACTCTTATGTTGTACCGCTCTTGACACACCAGGAACAACACCGCTACGTGCTGGATTAACATTATAACGACAGTTGTATTCTTCTACACCAATCGGGAACAACCCGCTTGTTGTTGTTAAGGCTGTTTCTGTAATGATTGGAAGTGGGCAGCCAGAAATAGATAACAGTCTTGGTGTTGAAGGAATTACACCATCAACAATTTCTTCTTCTGGAATAAAATTAGACCAAAGATCGGTATTGAAACGAATTGTTATCTTGTCACTAACAGCTTTCAAATCAAATACGCTTTGCGACGGCACAAAAACAGTTGTCTTAGATAGATCAATGTTTCCACCACACCCGTTTCCAACACCAACACTATAGCTTCCGCCATATTGATTTTCGTTTGGATTAGATACAGCACCAATTATTGTTCCACAAATGTTGAATTTTTCAGACGTTGTTTCTGATACCCAGCTTACAAACAAACGATATCCAGAACCATTAATAACTGGGAATTCTACAACGGCTTCACCGTCAATCTTCCAGTTATTTGTTGGAAATACGGTATATCTTTCTGTTATGCTATCTTCAAACCAAATGATGGGTTCAAAATTTTGCCCACCAGAAATTGGAATAAATTTACGTTTATCATATTCAGCACCACCAACCCTTGCGGGATCGTTGTTCGTATAAAATGACGAATCGCTAAAGTGTAACCCGCTAAGTGCTGTTGATGTTGGATAGCTTGCTATTGCAAATCCATATCCATCGTCACAGCCACTAACAGAATCTGTAGTCTTGTTTACTTTCTGTAAAGACTGTGTAGACTGATTCCAGCTTCTGATTATATTAGATGTAACAAAATATTCACCAATGCTTGGTACAAAAAATGGTCGGCTTGTAATATTCAAACCGCTACATAGATAATCTACATTTCCAGCAATTTTTTGTCTTGTGTTTTGATCTGCTGCATTGTAGGTAATAATTAACTTCTTGTTTCCAAGGTTTAACCACGACTTTATTTGTGCCAAATCAAATTCTGACGGTCTACCAGACGGGTGTGCAATCCACGCAAAGTCTACAAGACCATTAAGATCTGAAATGTTTTTATTTTCAAAAAATCCACCACCATTCGATGAAAATTCAACATTCAGCTTGTCTCCCAGGCGGTGGCCGTTAGTTTGATTCTCATCTTTTAAGTAGTATGCATTTTCTAGAGATGTTCGACCAGTAAATCCGTTGATTTGAATACCAAACGGTGCGTCTACACAGTTCTTACGAACCATGTTGATGTAAAATTCTGTATTTTTATCGTCGTTCGTTGTGGCAGAATCAATACCACGACTTGCGTCATCTTCACTCCACTGGGTGGCTATTAGATAAACACGAGAATTATTTAAATCTCCATTGTCTTTACGACCAGATTCTACAATCGCAAGAATAGAATCTTCATAAATAACCCGCGTCTCTGTTCTTTCTTCATCCTCTGGATAATAAGACCAACCAAAGGCTTGCAACAACGCGTCACGACCATTCTTTAAGTCTGGATCAACAAAATCGCCATTATAGGTAAACGTATCAAAAATTCCACTAATATTAGAATTAACATCTTCTTGAATATTAAAAGCAATTTCGTTGATGTTTTGTTCAGCAAATCTTGAATTGCTAGACCCATGTTGGGTTACTCTGTATTCATAAATTGGACGATAATCACAAATTAATCCAGAGGTTGCTGGTCTATACCAAGAGCTGGGCGGTAAATGCTCTGCCGTTGTCAAAACGGGAACAGGTTCTTGATTTACTTTTATGAAAAGTGGTTCTGGAGGATCGTCGCATACAACCTCGTAATTGCCAAAATTTAATGGCCAGTTCTTCTTGTATGTGACAACCACACACGATGAATCAGTGCTTTCTGTGCATTGTTCTGTCCATTCAGCACGAAGATCACCAAGATGTTCTAATGGAAATTCGCAACGCGAATTAACAATTGGTGGATCACCATCGCCACACGTAGCACCCTCTGGACACCGCATATATTCAACATAATCTTCTAGACCGTCACGCTTTAGATCAATGCGGATATCACCAACGCCCTTTGCATAATAATTGCCGCGACCAACGCTGGCTCCAGCAGAATAGGAAGGAATTTTAGCTTGAGTAATATTATACTTGTTGTTGTTAACATCTTCCTCAGAAACACAACCTTGCATAGAATATGTTATATTCTTAGCTGGCAAGATTCTCATGCGAGAACCTAATTTTTCAAGAATCTTGTTGATAATATCGTTCGACTCAGCGTATAGACCGTTTTCTTCCCACAGCGGATCATTACCAACCAACACCAAGTTTCTATCACCAAGTGCCAACCAATTCTTTATGTTTTCAATAATTTCGTCGCTAGCAGCGTCTAGTTCTGGTGTTATAATAAATGCTAGACCGGCATCTCTTGGAATTTCAATTTCAGAAAAGTCCATCCGACGCCAATGTTTGTCAGTACCGAATATGGTTGACCACTCATCATAAAATCCTACTTCTCGTTCTTCGCTGTGCACAGAGCGATCTAAATTTCCAAAAAGACCAAACTCAACCACTCCGCTATGCGGATAATATTTTCTATTTTCAAATATGCGTACAGCACCAGCGTTGTGATAAGACGCCCACAAATTTAAATTATCACCCCAAACGTTAACATCTTCGAATTCATTGAAAGAGTCTGTTGGGGCACCAAACGCTACAATGTCACCGTTTTCATTTACCGACGTACTCCACCCTAGACGAGATGTTCCAGCAAATGTTCCAGGTAAAAATTGTCTAGTTCCTATATATTCTATGTCTCCATATCCATACTTATAGGAAGGTTTATACGGTGTTGGTAGAGCATCTTGCCAAAAATCAATATCATTTCTAAATTGGAATCTATCACTAGACGACAAGAAATCATATGTAGCAGTTTTTGCTACAGAAACACCGGAAAGCAAAACAATTTGATTGTAATATGAGACAGCACTTGTTTTTTCTTTTTCTTCACACCACGCCAAAACGTTATCATACACGCGTTGATTTTCTTGATCGTCTCTTTCAAAGATATGACAAGAATCATGGTTCCAAGGAGATCCAACCGAAACAATTTCTCCGTTCTTGCTGATTGCAACAGAGTGACCAAAACGATCATTGTATACGCGTCCATATGTTGCACCAAGAGAGCTTTCTAGAGATTGCGACAATTCAGACTCGTCGTTCGGGGAAACAATAACTTGAATACAGTTGAAGTTTCCTCGTTCGTTTTCAAAAATATAAACACGACCACCAGAAGCTGGAGGAATCTGGAACTGAGTCAAGATACCGGCGTGAGTATCGCCCCAAACCTGACCAACACCGCTAGTGATGAATGTGCGGTTTAGCGTTGTGTTTGTAAACGTAGAACTCAAACGTCCAGTATCAAATGTTTCTGTAAATAATTGGCTAGCACTTTGTGCCCAACTTTCAGATCTTCCAACTATAGTATTTAAATGTCCGCTTTGTGCCTGATTTGTAAGCTGATCAAACACGCCACTCTTTGATGAGTGTTCATGATAAAAGTTTGTAAATTCATCGTAGATGTTACGAATATTTCCATTGGTATCTTCATACTGTAAAGCACCAGCAGTAGACCCTGTTTGTTCTTTAAACATACCAACAATTGCTGGAATTCCACTATAGACTGTTGGTTGATTTGGTGGAAAAGCACTGAAAAACGCTTCTTTAACCCCACTAAGCATTGTGTTGAAAACTACTGGTCTAGCAGCAACAATCCAATCAGAAATCGTTCCAGTACCGCCCAATAATTCAAAACCTATATTTTCCAACAAATCTAGGTCGTCTAGTCTTGGAATATAGCGGTGTACGAACCAGTTTGATTCGTCGGTTGGAATAACAGGATAGTTTTTATCAGAATAGGTAAGTTGAAGTACAATCATTTTCGGATTGATTTCTGGATACCATTCGTTTCCGCCAGCGTCCCATGGTGCGGAAAAATATTTCCACAAAATATTAGAACGAGAAGCTACAGAAGCAACATCTGCTAATTCTGCTTTATTATACGTAAATAGATCAACAAATATAATACCAGCCGTTGGGATACCAGAGGTTGTGATATCCGCAAAATTACGACGCCACTTGGCACGAGGAGCACCAACAACTAAAACTTCGCGATCACCGCTTACGGCCATATCAAGAGAGCTACCAAACTCACGGCCCTCTTGACCAATTTGCCACTTGTTGCCAGCAATAGAAAATTCACCAAACGTTATTATATTGTCAGAAGAGCGTTGAATATAATCTTTTCTAAAACCAGACGGCAACATCAACGGCTCAATCAGTGACCAATCTGCACGTTTTCCAGCAACGTCATCAGATCTGCGATACAAGAATACCGCACCAGCACCAGAAGAATCAATTGGATTGCCCGTCAATACATCATAATCTCTAATGGTAATTTTTGGTGCAGAAACAGCCATTAAATTACCCTTGACAGACACCACAGAACCATAACGATCATTAGCGTTTCTGCCAGAAGCAACAATAAAGTCTGGATCAATTACCAGATTTGATGACGGTGGAACCGGAACACTTCCAGCATCATCACCAATCAGCTTAACACCAGAGAACAATAGATTTTGATCACAATCTTCTGTACAACATCCGCTTGTATTCCAAACCGGCCCACACATTCCATAATTCCACTCTTCAAATGTTCTTGGAACAGGAATTGCCTCTGTGGTTCCAGTCTTGATCGTCATTGTGGCTGTGTAAGCTATTGATGGAATAAGCTGCGTATATTTTCTTATGCCATAGTAATTTCCAGAATAACCATAACCACCCTCAAAATTAATAGCACCAGAATTTGTATATGTTTCTTTTGCTCTAAAAATACCACCATCATTGCACGTTTCTTCACGCCACACGGTGCAGTCAGTAATCAAAGCACGATCAATAGCCTTGCTTGGACTATCACCTGTGCAAGAACCATAAGCAACTAAATCTACACCACGGATTTCGTTAGATACTGGTAAAAACGCGTTAAAGTTATCTTCAATTTCAATACCGGTACCATAATCGTTGTTAAACCATAAACCATATGAGCTTCCAAAACCATTGCTATAATTAGCGGTAACAAGACCCATTGCTCCGCTGGACAGCGTTGGAACTTCTGGGCTATGAATATACAGAGGTATATCTGTATCAATAATATTTGGAGAATTAATATACAAAGGCATCGAACCGGTAAAACGACGGCGAGCCGCACGATTACCGCCACGAAGATTCAAATTAATAGTTCCGCTGATAGAACCAGCAGAAATATTCTTTAAAGAATTCCAGAGAGTAAACGGTGCAAAATCTCTGATGCCAGTAGCACCACTCGCACCAAACGTATTTAAACGCAATATTGGTCCGGTTGGCGACATTGCAACATCTGCATTAAACAGAGTCATTGGCATACCAAAGAACTCGCCAACACCAGCAATTGTTGTTATTGGATTACCATCATCAGAGCTATCAATTCTGCCAAAAGTATTTGGCATAGATAAAAACATAGAACTGTTCAGTCCAGATGGAATTTCACCGCTGATTGACAAAGATAGAATCTGGTTGCCAGATTGTCTAGGAATAAATAGTGGAAGAGCCGCTTCGGACGTAAAAGCACCAACAACATTTAATGTAAACCCACTTGGAGCCGAGGTAAATATATCATACGGCAACGGTAGATTCATCATTAATGGTAAAGAGTTATTTGACTCTCTTGGAAAACCACCAATGTTCAAACTAATGCTAGCGTCTGACGGAAAAGCACCGCTGACAACAAGGTTCATATCACCAGAAACGCCAACAGCACAAATGTTTGCGTCGGCCATTCTAACATGCACAGAGTGCAATTCTATGCGTGAAGCAAAGGGCGAACCAGAAGGATAAACCAAATCGTACTGCACAAACATGTTGTTTACATCGTCTGAGAAATACTTTTCCCCAAACTCTTTTACGCGTGGTTCTTCTGGGAAAATAGCCCAGGGTTCTCTCTCATCGCACAAATCTTCATACGTAAACGTAGTGTCTAGCTTCATTATGCAGCTAGAAGGCATCAAATAATGAATTTTACGATTCACCAATCCCCAGTTTGGCTCTTCTGGTGTCCAATATGGTTCTTGTTTTTTGGTGTAAAGACTTACTATCAATCTTGGTCCAGACGGTAAAATATCTTCACAGCCATCCCAGGTAATGCCATAACCTGTTTTGTGGGCTACGACGGTTTCTACAACAATAGCACGATCAGAGAATGTATATCCATACGGAATATTCTTTGTTATACGACGATTTACAGAATAGAAACTGTTTGGAACATCGCTTAAATGAAATCGTAGGAAATCGTTTTCTATCTGTGTGTGATAAGCCACTCCGCTAGAAACAGAAGAAGGAATAGGATAGTTAATTTGAGAAGCATAACTATTACCACTGTGTTTGATATCAAAAACGATATATTCTGTATCTGGTCTAAGCTGTAATTGACTAAACGCAACGCTGAATTGACAGTGTTGGAAGTCTCCAAGCTGCCAATCATTATAAGTATCTTCATTTACCCTGTCCCATAATTTATAACGATCATTTAAGTAAGATTCTCCTGGGTCAAAGAATTTAGCACGACTGTTTTCTAAAAACTTTTCTGCTGTAACATGTTTGCGTGTGCGATCTGGATTAGATTCAACAATGTTTGTACCACCACTACCCCAGGTAGATATACCAAACTCGCTCAAAAGCATATTAAAACCAACACCAGAACCGGCAGAAAAACCAACAATAAGATTATCATTGTTTGTTACTTTTTCAAACGACGAAGAGCTTGCCCGCAATACGTTATGAGAAGCGTTAAATTCATTATCAGTATATAGCTTCAATGAGTTGCTATCATTGTCGTTGTATGTCAATATAACGTTAAGAGGATATTGATATCCACTAAACGGAATTGTGTCTGTTACAGTGATTATATTGTTGCTAGTGTCTCTTGAGTATCCACGCAAAAACCCATTATTATACCCAAGAGCAAAATCTAGGTTTGATGACCACTTAGAGAAAAGCACGCCGCTTTGGAATAAATTATAACTAGATCCAGAAACATTTATATCTGGTGTAAAGCGAATAAACACGGCAAAACCGCTGGCCGTGTTGATGTTGCCAAAATTTATGTTTTGAGTATTTTGAGATATTCTTACAACACGGTCAAAAGCGTCAGCAATTTTTCCATACATTGGGTTCCCAACAAAATTCAAAACGCCACTCGTTAATGCTGTCCAATCAGACGTTTTGTAATTACCAGTATGCCCAGGGAATAGTGTTCCGCTAGAAAATCTCCAACCAACATTGTGATAAACTTCTGGAGTTGTAAGAAACAGACCGCTTGTTGTACCAAGGCCACTTGGGGTGGGTGGTCCAAGATCTGTGGATTGAACGTAAAGACCATTTATGTTATCAAAACGATAATAACCACTTAAAAATGGATAATCAATTGTTGGATTTTCAAAAGCAAAACTGAATTCATCAATATCATACGGACCACGAACAGTGCCCTCTACGCCTCTCCAGCGACGAGAATAATTGGTTTTAATTGTGTTGTTTGTGGTATATGCTTGTGGAATGCCAGAAATGTATGATAATGGCTGATATCCACTACCAGCATTCAAAATATCATCTACAGCACCCATGGCGTCTGGGAATAGAGTACCCTCAGAACGACCATCCTGAGCCTTACCAAATTTCTCGCCGCCATGTGTATAAAAATTAACAGCGTTTGTTGGTTTATATCTAACACATAGCTCAGCATAAGCTATAGAAGCCCCGGTTGGAAGCGGGAAAATGTCTAGATATATTTTTTCTAGATACGAACTTTGAGCATAATTTCTTGCAAGACCAACCTTAAAATCGTCATTTAAAATTTCAAGTGGAACTTCATACCATTTAAATTCTGTGCTGTTAACAACCGGGTATTGCGTAAGAGAATAATGGTCGCCCCCACTATTTCCACTGGCCTCCCAATAATTCTCACGCTCTGAAAGGCTCGCACCAGCAATAACATCATCGCTTGTTCCATAAAACCCAGAAATAACTGGATGGTTGCCGGTGCTAACAATTATAGCATCATTCAAACAAATACTATATGGGTTTTGTAAGAAACCGCCAGACGGAGAAGTATTGTTTAGTAACTTATCCTCACTATAACCAACAACATCTAATACATAATCTCTAGTGCCAACTTCTTTTTTAGCCAAAACTTTTAATGTTATACTATCTACAGTATAAAATATAGAATCGTTGGTGTGTATATCTTTTCTACGATTTTCAACATTAAACGCACCGCTTGGGCTAAACCAAATACACTTTGTGTTTTGGTCAAATTCATAGTTGAAAGCACCCCCGGTTATTTCGTCTACGTTTGTTGTAGATTCTCCAAAACGTAATATCAACTTACCAGAATCTGAAATACCAGTTGTTTGTTGTAACTTGATATAACGCGTAGCATTTGGTGCTGTTAAAATATTTACAAGCTCTTGAGCACCACATTTATCTTCATTTGTAACATTGAGTGGAGAACCGTCGCCACCAACATCGTCTGTCCACACAGTTTGAACAGAAGGATAAATCGTTGTGTCATAATTATAAACCGGCATAAAGTTGGCACGCACACAGCGTTCCAATCTTCTACCGATTTCTTGAACCTCAACATATAAAGGAAAATAATCTTCGTTTCTTGGGCCAAAACCACCACTATTGCAAATTTCTACAGCAGAAATTTTGAAACCGTCTGTAGGATTTAAAAATCTTACTTCTTGCGTAGAAAGTGGGGCACCATCTAAAGCCAAATAATTATTACCGCTACCATCCACCAAAATATCTGGAAAAATATAGTTTTCTTCAAAACCAATATCAAAACCAGGATCAAACGGATCAGCTAAATCTACCGCACGTACACTAAAAGTTAATTGATAGCCAACGCCCTGATATAAAAATAATGGCCCTGTGCGATTCCAGTCATATTCTAACATCCTGTTGGTTTCTGGTAAAGAAGAATATGTGGTATAATTTAGTTTATCTGGGGAAGAATCTCCACGCACAACAATATCATTGTATTTTACAATTAGATTCCCAGACGGATCTAAAAGTTTAATATTGTAAACAGTGTATAGTGGTGCTACTCTGGATTCATATGTACTTGTTGGAGCAGCAACACGTATGCGAAAAGCTGTATGGTCTGGACGAACATTTAAGTTTGTCAATTCACACTTGTATTGAAAAAGACCCTCTGTACGAACGGTGTTTGGAAGAATAAAAGATTCTTGATCATCTGAAAGCAAGACAGAATCTCCACGATCTTTTATCAACCCCTCGTAAACACCCTCATCAATATAACTGTATAGATCATCAGTCTCTCCGTATGGGCCTACAAACTCACCAAACCCAGAAGCTATTGGTAAATCATTTTGTGGATACAGTTTTTCTTGACAATAAAAATCTCCAAACTCGCCTCCGATTTTATCAATATTTACAACGTTCAATTCGCCAGAGGCAATCAAAGTTTCAACAAGAGAATAGCTGGTGGTAAGACTGTTTGTTTTTACAATCAATTCACCGCTTGCAACAACAAATTGATTGTCAAACGGAACAACTGCATGAAGTCTAGATTCTACTTCTGCCAAAAATGTGATGGTGGCAGCCATTTTTCTAGCACTTACAATTCTTGGTAGCGTTTCTTCACAACTACCACACAATTTTATTGTATCGCCAACCTGAATTTGACGGTCAACATCGTCTGTACTAGATTGATAAAATAGAAGAATAGAACAGCTATCAATAGAAACGATAGAATAATAATAAGTGTTGTTTGAAACAACAATTTCTGCTGTCCAAGTATTATCCAAACAAGAGCAATCACAGTCACTTAAAACTATGTTATAAAAAGGCCCGTCGCCAGAAACCGTTTCAATTTCACGCAAGCAACAGGCGGCTTGTGGTGGAGACGTAATATGGCCCTCACCGCAGATGACGGTTGCCAAATTTGAGTCTGTTGTCATGTTGGCTATAATTTCACCACCAGCACAACATGTAGCATCACTAGCTCTCAAGCAGCTACACTCTAGAGCTACCAAGTGTTCACCAGTCATTCTTTGTTCCTATAACACTGTATTCCTTAGTTGCATGTCTCCACCACTATTTGGTTTTGCTTTACTGATTTCACGAGCAACCTCATCAAGCAGTTCTCGTTTGATATCTTCTTTCATAGACGCTAAGAAACTAGCACCATTAAAATTAACGTTGACATTTGTTGTGTCAAGTTTTACGCTAAATTGGGTATTTACCAATCTATCTACCGTTGCGGAAAAATCAGCAAAAACATTTCGAAGGGCTGGAATAGCTTCTGAAAACGCGTTTCCAACCGCCGCCTCTACCACTCCTCCCGTATTATAATACACACGACCGACACCTTTCATGTGATTTGGTCTATTAGTACCGCCGCGAGAGTTCATTGCTTGCAAAATTTGAAGATTATTGCCACGTTTTACAGCCGAGCGGTTGACCACAAACTCGCCTGGGGTCAACATTGCTGGAACTGTATCGGTGCCACGCGGAACAAAAATGCCTCGATTAGCATAAACAATACCACCACTAGATAGATTATTGTTTGTTGCAACAGCACCTTGATCAACAGCCGTATTTGCCAAAGACACCCTACTAAGCTCATTCTGAAATTTTACGTTTGCAGCCGTAATTGTTGCGTTTTGAATCGCGATATTAGAAACTTCAAATTTAGCAGCTTGACCAGCTAAATCTCCCAAAGCAGAAGAAAGCTCACGCCCCTCTGATTTTATAGCTTCTTCTTCTGGGGTTATCCCAGCCAACACACCGGCGGCACGCTCGTTCTCTTTTCCTGTTATTCCAAAACCCCCAAGGGTTAGTTGGGCGGCACGCTTTAATTCTCTGTCGCTCAGATCCTGATCCTCTAAACTCTTGAATCCTGCACCAAGGGCCGAGGCAGAGAACAAGCTAGATAACCCAGCAGAGCCAGAACGCAAAGCGGCACCAGCACCAGCGGCGGCCTGACCCTTAATAAACCCTTCGATATCACCAGAAATTAACTTATCAAGAGCACTTCTTTCTTCCTTATTTTTCGCACGAACAATTTCCAACTCATCTTCAAGCAAAGCAATTCTCTTCTTTGTAAACGAAATCAATTCTTCGTTTGCACGTTTTGCTTCTTCTCTACGGTCGTTGACAACACCTTCCGGTCCAGCAAAAATACTTGGATCTTGTTTTCTTGAAACAGCACGAGAAGCAATATCTTGAACAAAAGCGTTTTGTTGTAAGTTAAAAAGGTTTGATATTTCTGTAGAAACTCTGCGAATATCGTCTGCACCACCAGTTCTTAAATCAACCCCCGCTGCTACACCAACATTGTTGAACTGTGCAATTCTAGCACGCAACTGTTGATTATTTGTTAATCTTTCGCCACCAAAAGATTCAAATTTTTCTGCTGCTTCTAGTTGTGTATCAATAGCTGAATTTAGTGCCTCAGCCGCTTTTCTTTCAATCTCTTCTCGCTGTTTGTACAAACCTGTCATTGTTGCCGTATGTTCAGCCTGCAACTTAACAGCTTCAAAAAAGCCATCAGACAGTTCTTGACCCTGAGAATTTATATCTTGAATTAGTTTTGAAATATCAACTTGACTTATATCGCCTTTTTCTGCTGCTTTGTCAACGCTTGCTTCAATGATTTTAGAGATTTGATCTTGTATAACGGTACTTGTTCCCTCTGGAATTGCAGTTCTTAAAGCCGATTTTAAGTTAGAAGCAGCAACATCTTTGTTTGCAATACTAAGATCTAAACCGCTAACAGCAGCACCAGCACGTTGTGCAAAACCAAGAGTTGCTCTAGCAACGTTTGCTTGTCCAAAAATTGCTTGTCTTAGTCCGACAGCTTGTGGGCCACTAGCAGAACTTAAAATGGTCTTTTGTAAAACGTCAACAGCACCAGAAGCATCAATACCAATACCACTTCGAGCAGCTTCAATTTGGGAAATATAACCGCTTAAAGAACTACTACCAGTTTCCAAACTTTCAACAAACGATTTTACAGCAATGTTCGCAGAATTAAAAGCCGAAGTAATTTTTAAAGAATCAAAATTAGCTTTTGCTTGTGCTTTTTGTGCTTCACGAAGATTAACAGAAGATCTAGCCAAACGCAAAAATTGTTCTTCAAGGACTTTGTTTCCACCGGCCAACGAAATAGCACTCTGTTGGGCTTGCTCCAAGCTAATATTTTGAGATATAAGAGAAGTTATTGTAGCCTTTACTTCTGTATTTAATTGTCTTTCTGCCTCTATCCTTTCTTTGCTAGTTGGATCAAGTTTTTCAAGCCTGCTTCTAACCTTTAATGCATCTGACGATACTTTACTGGTTATTTTATCAACTCTTGCTGGTAAAGAGGTCGTGGTATCTCCAAATATACCCCCACCCTCTGCAATATCACGATTAACAATTTGAATATTTGAAACTCCGGTTTCAACAGCAGCTCTTGTTCCGGCGTTTCGTATGTTGGTTTGTAGTTTGTTTCTAAATGCATCCCCACCAAAAGCAAGTTGAAGAAACCCACTTAAAGAGAACGCATCTGCAAGACCCTGAGACAAAGCACCGGCGGTTGCAGCCTTTTCAGCAGCTTCAATATCTCCACGGTCGCGAGCACGGTTTTCAGCAAATTGTGCTTGTTGTTGTAAAACACTATTAATGGACTGTGCTATAGTAGACCCAATTGCTACAGCAGCTAAAGCACCAGCACCAGCACGACCAACAGTAGCAACACCCCCACGAACCGTAGATATAACAGAAGCTCTTGTTCTTTCTCTTCTTAATTTTTCTTCTGAAATTAATAATTGGTTTATAGATTGAGCTGATTTATCGGCAGCAATTTTAGCCAAATCTCTTGCTTTAGCAAGTTTTTGAGTTGCTTTAATTTCTCTATCTGTAGCGGATTTAACAACGCCCTCTAGACGTTTTGTTTCGTCTAAATTTCTTTGCTGAACAACGCTCAAGCTATCAACAGCCGAAGAATAACTAGAAACAGCATTTTTATTCTTTGTTAAATTGATTGAAGCGTTCTTATAAGATCTATTACTTATGTCTAGTTCTTGTCTATATTTTAAAACATTATTGTTGGCTTCTATGGTTGGCTGTCTTAATTCATCCATGCGTACTTTGAATTTAGCAACTTGTGCCTCAGACGATTTTAAAACAGTTTGAAGCTGAGCTACTTTAACAAAATCGCCAGATTCTCTTGTTGTAGAAATCTGCTCACGCAATCTACCCTGAAAAGACTCTTCTTTTGAAACTCTTTTAGAAAGAGATATGCCAGTAGTCTCAAGTTTGTTTCGTCGTTCAACAGCGTTAGCAAGATTCTCTTCGGCTTTTAGCTTTCTTTTTTGTGCTACCTCAAACTTAGATTGAAGTCCAGCAGTTTTTGATTCTTCTTCAGCCTGCAACGCGGTAATTCTTTGTGCCTGCTCGACATTTGTCTGTCTAGCTTTTTCTATTTTATCAAGACTTTCTTTAGCAGAACTCTGCTCCTGTTGAGCAATATTAATTTCTTCTTCTTTTATAGAAATTTGTTTTTCAATTTGTTTAGCACGATTTGTCTCAAATTTAGCCGCTTCTTCTGAACTAGCACCAATAAGAGACGGTAGCGGCTCTTCGTTTGTTCTTTCAGCCAAAAACGGTTTTGTTCCAGCGGTTGCTGGCCCAGAAGCAATTGTTGACGATGTAGAAACCACAGGCTCTACAGGCTCTGATTGTTTTTTAGATATACTACGCACTTCATCGGCAGCTTCTGACTGTGCATTTGCGTTGTTTAGAACTTCTTCGGTGCTTTTCTTTGTAGCATTTGCCCACTCTGAAATAATAGAAGCAGCTTGTTTGTAAGAAAAGGCTATTAAACCAATCTGTGTAAGCCCATCAAGCCCGGCATCAATTGAAGCCTTTGCTGTATTAAATTCCTTTTCTGTGTCTTGTGCGGTTCCACCAAGAGACGACAAAGCAGAAGTAACCGCCGGTGCTATAATAGCAATTTTTGCTAAATTATCTAAATTAAATATCTTACCAACGCTTCTGTCTGGAGAACCGCTATTGTTAAATTTTTGAACACCAACAACACCGCCGCTAGCAAATCTAGCAACACCTGTTTTGTTCATGGTGTTTAAATTATTGTAACCAATTCTTTGTGCGGCTTTTTTGTTTACAACAAATTCGCCCGGTGTTAAAAGTGCAGGAACCGTATCGGTACCACCAATAGAACCACCAGAAGCCCTCTTGATTGGTGGCTTTTCAACACTTTTTGATTTACGAAATTCTTCTAATGGACCCTGTTTGCTTCCACCATCTGTGAATCTCATTTGAGATATTGGTATATTAAATATTTCATTTATATACTCAGGCAAACCCGGCGTCATTCCAGACTTGGAAATAACAAAAAGTTTGCTTGGATCTATACTGCCTTCTTCAATATTCTTTTTTAATGTTTGACCAAATTTTGTAAGTGGAGAGGTTTTTACGTCGTTTAATCTTGTAACAGGATCTCTAAAAAATTTAGCCAAAACTTCTTGTTGTGCTTGTGGTGTTTTTGCTCTTGCATAAGCCTGATCACCTTTTGTTCTAAACAAAGTTCGATCAACATCAACAGCACCATAACCAGAGACAGAAATTGATTTTATGGCAAAGTCTGGTTTTGGTTGAATGGCGTCTGGCGTGTTTTTTATGTCGTCAATTAGCGGTAAAGCAATTCCACCGCTATTAAATTTAACTAAACCACCAAGAGCATATTCATCAAGTATTTCAACGTTCTTAAACTTTGATAATAAATCTAAATTTGTGTCGGTTGGTGCCACAAGCGTCTTTTCTAATTGGTCTATAGATCTTTTATCTTGTGTATCGCCAGCAACAGCAAGATCAATTCTCTTTTGACGCTGTTTTTCTATACGTTCTTGGTCTGGATTTAGTGCTATTATTTTTTTAGCACCAGATAGTATGCGTAAAGTGTTCTCACTAAAACCGCCAGACCTTGTTTTACCGGCACCGCTTATTACAACAAACTGAGAATATTTAGCAACATCTTCGGCTTTAAGAACAAAATTATTGCCGAATCTAGACTGTGCAAAAGTTGTTTTTCCGCTGCCAGATGGCCCAGAAATCACATCATACGATTTTTTAGAATTCAATATGACATCTAATACGTCTTTTGCTTCTGTGTCGCTAGCAACACGCGAGATTTTATCGCTATCAAATATGCCAACCCCAGCAACTTGAACACCTTTTTGAACAAGTTTTTTCTGTTTTTGGGCTGGGCCGCCAATAGCAAATGTTTCAATTTCAACACCGTCAGGAATAACACCGCCTCGATTAGCCAAGGCTATTTTTAGCTGATCGCTTTTTGCTATTTTATTGATTAGGGAGCCTTCTCCAGATTCGGCTGTTGATTTTTGTCTTTTGGCATCTGCGGCACTTAAATTTGAAATAAAATCATCATCATCAGAAAATAGCTTCTTAAGCCTTCCTTTTTGTGGCCCTTTTGAAAGATCTGGAAAATCAAAATTAGTTTCACCACCACCAATTTTGGCGTTTGTTAACGCACCGACAACCCCCTCAAGCAAATAACCTTCAACAGATTCTTTTGCACCTTCTAAAAATCTAGAGTAGTCAAACGGTTTACCTTCGTCTGTATTTATGGGTGGTATATCAAGAGTGCGGACAAGATCGCTTTCAGCAATCACTTCCACGCCAGCCCTTAACGCACTTTCTGACGCACTAGAAATTTCGCCAGCAAACGCCTGTTTAACAGATTCTTTTGGTCCCCCAATCTGTCTAGCTTTAAACGGTCCTCGTAGTGTAATATCATAATCTTTTCCACGAAGCCCTTTTAAATCATCAACTCTTGAGGCAACATTCGATTTTACAGAGGGTGGTGTTATGCCGAGATTTGCAAAACGCTTTTCCCTAGCAGCATCTCTTTTAAGTTCTTTGCCCTTTATATCTGCTGGTCTGGCTTTTGTTAGTAATTCTTCAACCTTTGGTCTCAGCGTGTCGGCTGCTGGTTTTGATAGTTTTCTACCACGAGACGCAATATCGCCCTCGTCAACAATGGTAAACGCACCAAAGGACTCTGGGTTTATTGCCTTAATGTCTACTGTTTTTTTATTTTTTTGTTGTTCTGAACCAACAACTCCACCACTTTTGAATAATGATGGTTGTTCGTTTAAAATGCTAGAACCTATTCCAGGTTTTCCTACAATAAACTTTCCAGCTTTTAGTTGTGGTGTATTACCTTTCTTTGATTCAACTTCTTCTAGTTTACGAGACGCTTCTTTGCGTATTTCTTCTGGAAAATTAGAATTTAAAATATCTAAAGCAAATTGCCCAGTAATTTTTTTGTTAAATTCAGATTCAGATATATTTTTTGCGTTAGCACTGGCTTTTGCGTCAACATATTTTACATTTAAGTCGGCAAGCTCTTTAAATAATGTACCCCTCGGTTGCAAACCTTGTGTAAAATCAAACGGCCTGTTTGACTCTTTGGTGGCACCTTGTAGAGGTTGACCCTGAAAAGCATCAAGAATTTGTTCAAAAAGCTCACCCTTAAACCCGCCAGATATTGTAAAATTATCAACAAATGAAACTGGTGGTATTGAAGCACCAACCGAAGCGGCAAAACCTTCTGCACCACGAGCAATTCCAATCTTAGCAGATTCTGTTACATTACGATCAAAACTTTCATAATCGTCAGACGTAACACCCTCAACAATTGTGCGGAACCTTTTTTGTGTAATACCAACAACCCTCTTAGCAACTGTTTCAAACTCACCAATGGTGTTTAATTTTCCCTGTCTTAATGCTCCGGTTCCCTGTTCAACAAAAAGGTCTTGTAAACTTTTGCTTGATAACTGACCAAAGCCTGTTTTTTTTGTTAGGGCGTCTCTTAAAGAAACTGTGGTTGCTCCAATTTTAACACCGGCATTTTTTGGTGGTCTACTAACAATATCTGGAACAGCAATTCCAACATCCTTTTCGTTTGCAATACCACCAATATTATATTTAGCTGGAGTAAGAATTAAATTTTTGTTTTTAAAATTATTAAAACTATAGCTTGTAGAATTTTCAGCTACGTTCTTGCTGACAGCACCGCCCACGTTGTAACGATTATTATTAATAGCATTTAGGGTGTCAGCACCAAGTTTTTGTACGCTGCTCTTTCTTATTACAAACTCTCCGGGTTGTAACATTGCTGGTACAGTATCTCTATTACCAACACCTGGAACAAATCCCCCCCTAGAAAATTGAAGAATTTCACCACCACTATTTCGTCTTTGTGAAGTATTTCTAATAGCGGCACCAGCACCAGCAAAAAACGAACCAAGACCTTGAGCAAATCTAAACGCAGCAATACTACCAAGCAATGGAATTAGAGGTTTTGCCGCATCAGCGATTTTTATAAGGGCACTGGCCAACTCAAGTGCTGTTCTTGTAAATATCTGGAAAGAATCACTATCAGCAACAGCACGAACAAAAGAAAGAAACTCTTCTTTAACTTTTGTGATTTGAACAGACAACGCCTGCTGTGCAGTAACAGCATCTTGTGAGAGAGAGTTTTGCCCCTCTTGAGCAACCTTTAAAGCCTCAAGAGCAACTTCATATTGTTGGATAAGAGGAATAACTTTACCAATTTGACGAAAACCACCAAGCTCTTCTGCGATTCTAACGAATTGAATATCGCCCTGTGGAAGTTCAGAAAACGCCTTACCAAGTGCCACAGTAGCTTCAAGTGGGCCAACAAAACGTCCTTCTGCATCTGTTAATTCAACACCAAGCTCTCGCAAGAAACGAATGGTGTCTGGACGCTGTATACGTGTAAAGATAGTACGCAAACCGGTACTAATAGATTCAGCACTTTCGCGGGTGGTTTGACGAACACTTGTAAATACAGCCAACAACTCTTCTAGACTTCCACCAGAAGCCTTAAAAACACCACCAAATCTACGAACAGCACCAATAAGGTCATCAGATTCAACCGCAAATGCGGCAGAAACAGCGTTTATAGCACCAAGCTGTGCTTCTAAGCGACCAGCACCCTCTTCAAACTGACTAAGAATAGCAACAGCACCCTCGGCTGTTTCTTTGATATCATCAAAAGTTGGTGCAAGAGTGCTTTTTGCCAAACCTTGTAGAGCTACATCAAGATCTTTGCCTCTAACACCCGCCTGAGACAAAATAACTGTAACATCCAAAAGATCTCTACTAACAACACCAAGACCCGTAGAAAGATTTGTTATTGTATCCTGTAAACCTTGCAGACCTTTTACAGAAGTACCTGTAACCTGAGAAAGTCTAACAACCTCTCTTTGAAAATCAATAGCTTCTTCTAGGGCCTTAGCCAAACTATTTGTAAATAAACTAACGGCACGACTAGCCACAGTAAAGGCTGCAAAACGTTTAACAGCCAAACCAAAACTACGACCAAGGGCTTCTGCGGCCCCGGTCGCTTCTATGGTAGCATCTTTTACGTCTTGAATAGCCCTTTCAGCCTGTACCGCACCCTTTACCTCAACGGGTATTTCAACAGATTTTACACCGCTTAATTGTTTGCGTACCTGTTGAATGACTTGTTGAGTATTGTTTGGTGCTTGAAGTTGTAATTGTGCAGTCAGTACAAATCGTGCCATCTTTTACCTTTTGTAATTAATTGTCTAGACTACACTATCCAAATTAGCTTTCCGTTGTTTGTTCTTCTAACTTTTTACGTTTTGGTTTTGAAATTACCAAGTCGTTCTCGTAATCAACCATTTCATACTTGCCGTCTTTTGTAACTCGGTTGCCATCCCTATCTATACGGTTACCATTGTCATCAAGATAATATCCATCTTCATCAATACGACGACCCTCAGTATCAATCAAGTGGCTTGGTTCGTTCGGGTCAATCAAGCTCAAGTCGTTGTTGACCAAATCATATTTCAATAAAAACTCATTTTCTGGTAATCTCTTCTCAAAAGAAGCGTCTAGATTATAAAGCATTTCACTTAGAGCAGAAGCAGCGGCAAAAGCAATTTCATCAGCACTTTTGCTGTCGTAATCTGCAAAGTCTTTATACACTGGGCGACCATCTTTATAAAATGTGCAATGAGCAACTAGATAGTCAAAACGGGCGTTGTCTGCTAAATTATCTGCGGTATTTTCTTCAAGAGCAATTCTTTCAGCAATCAATTTTCGAAGCTCTATCCTTTTTCTGCGGATTTGAATTGCGATATCACGACCCTCAGAAAGTTTTGGCTTCTTCTTTCCGTCGCCATGATACAGTTTCTTTTCAAGTGCTACAATTTCTTGACTAATAGCCTTTTCTTCTTGACTTTTAGCTTCATTCCAAATTCCTCGTTTTTGCATGACAACGGCCAATTCCTTTTTTGTAAGAACGCCGTCTTGAACAGCATCGTTCCAAACTTTAGACTTGTAACGATCTGCACGCTTTAAAATATCGTTGTTTGGTTGAAGAACATAAATTTCAACCTCCGACTTATTGTCTCCAGATACAACCTCAACCTTTCTTTCCAGCTTCTTTCGAATCATCTTATTCTTCTCCCTTAGTTTCCTTTGTTTTAATTGGAATAACCGTTTGATATCTTAGCCACTTTACTTCATATTGTGCTAATTCTGCGTCAATATTTCTAGATTGAGCATTACCCTTGTCCAAAATTTCAGAGCGAACCTTTTGAAAAGTATCATACATCATTTTTTGTTCGGGCGACATTGGACCATCACCAGAACTCCACAAAAAAGAAAAATGGTCCTCAATAGAGCTAAGTGCTCCTATCATTGTGGTTTCCACTTTCTTTTTTAAAATTTTAGAAAGTCGATCACGAGAATCTTGTCTATATTTATCTTCTCTTTGTTGCTTATATTCTGATTGTTTACGAATTAATTCATCGAAATTTTCCATTTACCTTCTCCTCATAGAGTCCTTAAAACGTTGATGCTGTTGATTTGCGGCGTCTATTTTTCTATCTTGGAAGTCTAAGTCAACAGCAGTACCTTTGCTTTTAGCGGTAGCTATTCTTTGTTTTCTTATTATATCGCCATGAACACTGTTCATTGAATGAACTCTTTCGGCATCTTTTTTCGATTTTGCCATAACAAGAATTTCGTCCGAATTTGCAATTTTAGAATTTGTTTGCTTCTCAATTTCTTTTTTTGCTTTTTCAGACTCTTGTTTTCTTCTTTGAACGATCAACCAACCATCTAACATGTCGTCGTCGTTAATAACCGATTCTGGTGGACAATCCAACGATTCTTGAATGTTATCATACATGTTTGACCAAACCAATATGCCTTTTTGATCTGGAGAAAGACCACGACCATCTTTATTTGCAAAAAGCGAATTATATTCTTTCATCAGCCAACACAATCTCCACGGATCATTTCTGGCTAATTCTCTTAGTTGTCTTTCATTCAGCAGTAATTTATTATAATCATAAAACAAAGATGATACATCAACTCCGTCAAAATTTAATGGCTCACCACCAACAAAACAACACCTTTGAAAAAGGTATATTGTTTTCTCTTGAGACGCTAAACCTTCACAAGTTTTACTAAAATAATCATGTTTTTCCGTTTTTAATTCAATCAAAACAGACTCGGCACGACGCAGATATTTACGAGATGTTTCAACCATTTCTTGGTTGTTTCTATTTTCATAGATGCCAATTTTAAGTTTTTCTATATCTTTTTCTACACCTTTTATCTTTTCATCTTTTTCATCAGACCATAGCCCACGACCCCTCATCCATTCCCACATTTCTTCTTCTGTGAAAATGCTATCCATTCTAGCTTCTTCGTAAGCCTCTTGAAACTTTTCATTAGCAAAAAACTCATCTTCTATTGTTGGCGTTAGAACTTTAACGCGAACATTATCCATTTTTATGTAATAAATCCCAGATCTTAATCTAGATACAAAATACTCCCGCTCATAAGAGTTCATTTCTAAACCTTATAAAACGGGAGTAATTTTTTGTTCATTTTAATCCTTCCTAACGTCGCGAATTCACTCGCTGTCCGAAATCGCTATCGCAAAACGCGACGTTTATCCGATTAATAGTTAAAGCCTATTAACCAATCAGGTTGGTTGGGAATTGTCCAGCACCAATATTGTTAGCATAACCTGCTGTTGTGCCAACCTTAAGTGCTCCAAAACCAATGTAACCATTTTGCCAATCTTGAACATCAAGCTCGTTGAAGTTGGTGTAGCTGTATGTAACGCTCACGTTACCACCGCCAGCATCACCGCCGCCGTATGTCAAACTTGCCAAACGGTTCTTAGAGCCAAGATCAAAAGCGTAACCACAACGTAGAAGCAAGAAGATAGATTCTTGTTGTGTGTTGTTACCCGAATCAATTGTTGAATATAGGGCAGGATCACCAAACTCAAACGCTGAAACAAAATCACCAGAAATGGTAATAGCTTCAATTTCTGTTGAAACTTCAATTGGGAAGTTCGCAGGACGATAGTATGGAGTCTTTCTACCCAACTCCAAAATATCTTCACGAGAAAAGTCTGTGCTGCAAGTAAAGTTCTGAACGTGAATCAAAGGGGCCTTTGTTACTGGGTCAAGGGCATTTGCATATCCACTACCAAGAACACCACGAATGCTAAGAGGTAGAATAGAACCAGACAGCAAAACATCTTCACGGCGTTGAATACCACCAGAAGCAGCACCAGGAACACCAAACGCTCTCGGGCTATCTGTACCATCAAATTCTGCAACAACAGCATTTGTCATCTGTGTTGCAGCCCCAGTCAACCAAGTCTTATTGTTGCCAACCAAGGTAACAGACTCAGTTGCGTTTCCTTCTACGGGCACATTATAAGACACGCTAGAAATGAACATACCAGAGCAATAAATTTCTACTTCTGCGTCACCAGAATTGTCACCAGCAGACGCTACGTTGTTGGATTGCTCATCAAAAATACCAAGTCGAAGATCGCATCTTTGAGCGGCACGAGCGGCCAAACCGCTATTGGCTGTACCAACAACACCACTGGAAGCCATATGATAAATCAACGGATATCCATCAAGAACCTTTTCCAAAGTTACCTCAACATCTGGGGTACCTTCAATATTTTCATAAATTTCAATCTGACCAAGCTCAAAAGCCTGTTCCAAGTTAAATGTTGTGTTCATACCAACACTTTGAACGCCGTGAACCATGTCCCCAGCACCAAGCGAAGCATCGCCTTCTCTACTGATGGCTACGGCCTGACAAGCATAAAAAATTCTATTGTTTAATGACATTTTAATCTCTCCTGTTAAAACTGAGAAAGTACGCTATTAAATTATACACAAAAATCCTAAATTCTTGGATTTATGCCCTCTGTAGTAAATCGAACTATTCCACCAAACAAATTTGACGTAACCATCCTCATATCTTCCACTTTTGCGTCCCTTATTTGAAATCTTCCAGCATTATAACCAGTGATAATTTCTGGATATAGCATAGCACTTGGTTTTGGAGAACCGGCCATATCAAGCGGAAATTTTCCTTCAAAACTAAGTTTGTCTCCATCAATAGAATATACACTTTTTTCATTTTGTAATGAAACTATGTCAATGAGCATGTTTCTTGTGTTTTCATCCTCAGCCACACAATGAAACAATACATCTGTATATATCCATTGTCCACCACCAAGTTGATAGCCCCTGAAACGTCTTACTGGCACAACTTCTATTGCTATAGCCGGAAGTTGTAATCTACTTTCTGGTGGAACATCCCAAGAGCCAGTGCTAACATCATAAAATCTGCTTGTTGGATTACTTGTTCTGGTCTGAATTTCTTTCAACCAAGGAACATTATTGGCGTAAACAACATTTATATATTTATAGCTATATTCCACCTGAACCAACGACCCTGTTGGAATTGGACTATTAAAAATTACTCTACCATGAAAATAGTCAATTTTGTGAGCATATTGTCCAACACCAGAAGATGGTTGAAATTGATTGTTAATATAAACCCCGGATATACCTGGATAATTTGGGTTTACACCAACAATTGGTGGTGAAATTCCAACGCCAGACACACCGCTTTGCCACACCCAATTGCCACGAAAGCCTTCCCAAACCTGACCAGAAACAAAAGAGTCGTTAGAAGATAACCTCAACCGGCTCATATCCTGACCGTTTGGTGATAGTTCTCCTTTTGTGACATTAAAATAATTACCCTTTTCTAACAATCCCCAATCAAAATATTCTATTAAAGAATCTTGAATGTTGTTGCTTATAGAATAATCGTGTATGCTTTCAAAACCCTTTAATGGATAGTATCGACTCATTCAAAAATTCCTCGTAAAAAACCATCCAATTCATTGTTTCTGTTGACAAGTGCTCTTGTTATAAAATTATCATCTTGAGTGCCAGCAAATTCAATTGGAATACGCCAAGCACCACCAGACCTCATTATTCCTCCACCAGATCTACCAGAAAAGTCTGGTACATAAGTATAACCATAAACAACGGTTGACGACCCATCAAACAACAGCCATTTTAACCAATGTAGCGGTAAATTCTCAGACGGTGAAAAACCGCTTGATAACCCTAAAAGGTTCTTAAAATCATCTTTTTGTACATAAAAATTTACACCGCCCTGTAGTTTGTTATTAAATTGTATCAGCTCAACCTCTAAGCTCGAAACAACAGCATTTACAATATCAGAAGCTGAAAGCAATCCCTGACCAGAAATCAAACCAAGTTGTGCGTGTAATGAGTTTGGAACCCCCTCTTGTAACAAACTTTTTATTTCTGGTTGTGATCTTATCCAGTCGTTAAGAGCAAACTGTATTTGTGATTGAACCTTTTTATAGTTCTTGTTTAACAAAATGTTGAGTTCTTTTGCTATAGACTCGTTGATTTTTTTTTCAATTTCAAAATTAGATTCTAAAAGTTCCAATCTAATCGTCATTGTGACCTCTGCCAAAAACAAGCAAAATATCTATTGTGTCTAAAGCCCATAGGAAATGGTTCTCCAAACTTTACAAATCTATATTCACGCTTATCATCAATCGTTTGGTGAACAAGTAAATATTTGGCCCTCATTATTTTATCTAGATCTGTAGCAAAAAAAACAGTTTGAATACTATTGTCTGGAACAACAATGTCTCCACCCAACTTAACCCAGCTTTTACTATCCCAGTATACTTTTAGTCTGATTGTTTCCTTTGTTTCTACTTCTTTGTAGGTCTTATCTTCTCTTTTATAATCTCCAACACTCTGTCTATGTGCATTTATAGACTTATTATGTGGTATATTATCAAAAGTATTAGATATTTCTTCTACTTTTTGTACAAAAACCAAAGTACAATCAATACCAAAGATGCTTGTGATTGTTGAATCAATAACATCATAATATTTTTGAAATAGACTCTCTGGAATTTCTATCGGCATAATTTACCTCACTTAGGAAGCACCGCCGCCATAGTGCTCATCAAATCTACCACTGGTTCTGACATTCATAACACCCGAAGTTACGAATTGATTTAAGTCGGGTGCTCTTGATTCGACAGACACAGTGCCAGTCTCGGTCACCATGACAACAAGCGATCCATTCTGAATTCCACCGGATTTTACTGGTTGAACCGCATATGGATGTGACATTTTATTCTCCAAAAGATGTTAAATTTATAGCAAAGTTAAAGTGCTGGTTGCGTGCCATTCGTAAGCACCAGTTCCAGTATTATATACCACAACACACAATCTCTTTGTGGCACCTTGATCTAGTACAGCAACAACTCCAGGTGCCCTTGTTATAGAAACACCATCAGCAATCAATTCTTTATTAGGACTTGTTCCGGTTACCCCAGTTGCCCGTGGAACAACCAAATATCCATCTTTGTTAACAATATCGTTTAAATTAGCACGTATTGTGCTAGAATTTTTGGTTTGTGTTTTTAGCAATCCAGCAATTTGTGCCGAAGTAGTACCATTTGTTGTGTACAGATTTAATCTCAACGCAGCATCACTATCTGCATCTGGTGAAATATTCAAAGTTGCAGAAAGAAGCTCGTTATAAGTACGATATGAATTGTTTAATTCTGCCCCAATGTGTATGTTTGCTGGTGACATTACACCTTGTATGACGTGCCCAATGTCAAGAACCTTATCTTGAGAATGGGTACACCAAGCTGAATCATATCCTTCTGACGGTATGGTTGACTGATTAGACAAAATAATGGATTGACTACTAGAGCGTCTGTATCCAGCCCAACGCCCAATAAATATACTATGATCAACACCAGAAGCCTCTTGACCAGCCCAATTACCAATGGCAATTGTTTGATCTTGATCTTGAGAGTTCTTTAAAGCACCATAACCAACAGCAATCGGATTGTCTTGCTGACTTGCAACTGTAGAACCAGAAACACCATAACCCGCATCATAACCAATAAATATACCGTTGTTCACACCGCTGGCAGTATATCCAGCGTTTGGACCCACACAAACCGTATTCTTGGTGTCTTTAGCACCGTATCCGGCGTTTACACCAACAAATATACCAGATGTGTTTCTAGTGTTTATAAGTAGAGTGGTGTTGATTCCTGCACCGGCTTTATTCCCAATCGCTACATTGAATCCACCAGAGTAAGACGCCGCACCGGCGTTTGTTCCAATAGAAACATTATGACCAAGAGAATCAGCGTCTTGATCTTTTCCTGCTTCATATCCAAACGCAATGTTATAAGAAGATATTCTTGTTGAATTAGAGGAGGTTTGTTCACCAGCACTATAACCAATACCAATATTGTGAATACCTGAAGCTGAAGATAAAGATCTTGAACCAATAGCAATAGACCAATCTGTATTACCGAGTGGTTCGCTTGCAAACGCTCTATATCCAATAGCAACCATTCCTTGACGGCTGCCTTGCCGATTGCCACCCAAAGCCTGAGTACCAACAACCGTTACGTTCGTGTCTGTATCTCCTAGTGCTGAGACACCCGCACCAGAACCAATAACAATAGAACCAGGACCACCAACATAAAACCCGTTGGGGTCGGAGGCTTCACCACGAAGAACTATACGGCCAGACGGAAAATTAAGCAAGAACAAATTACCAACGCCGCTTGGGTTCATTATGTAGGTATCATTTTCAAATTTGATACCACTAGCGGCTTTTGCACCGCCCAAACCAAGACGCCCGAACTCTCCACTAGCCCAAACAGCAATTCCACTAACACCGCTAACAGAAATTGGGCCAAACTGATTTGATAAATAGGTACGGTTATCGTTTATGCCGCTTTGAAGAACGCCAGACAATATTGGTGCTGCTACTCTAAAAAATCCACTTCCAGACAAATACTCAAACCCAACGCTTACGCCACTTACACCACTAACAACAATTGTTTGTTTGTCTAAAATCTCGGACTTTGGTAAAGTGCCATTTGTGGCAAATAGACTGTAAAAAGCAGAAGGATTATAACTAAGTTCAAAAATGCCAGAACTATTTGTTCCGTCTGTAAGATTTGTAAAGTCAATATCAATACCATTTACACCAGAAAATACAAGATATGAATCTTTTGCCATCAATTTCGGAGTATTGTTTCCGGTGTTATACCCGCTAGCCAACGTATAATATTGATAATTAGAAGCTGTGATTTGACCTTGTAAAACACCAGAAAGTTGCCGAGCATCAAAAATTAATGTTCGATCTCCTTGTAGCTTAACATCAACACCGCTAACACCGCTAAACGTTACACGCTGAGCGTCTGTTACGGCTTGCACTGTAATGCCATCACTTGTTTCCCAACTTGAAAATCCACCAGCACCAATCGGAGAACCGTTCCAGATAAGCGTATTGTTGTTGTTCCACAACATAAATCCGCCAACACCAGAATTTCTAGTTGGAGAAAGGTTTGGTAAGTGTAAACCGCCACTAGGAGTCATATATCCGCTTGTTATCACATCTCCGCTATTTGTTATTTGATAAAATGTTGTTCCGTCACCAGATTGTAATTGAATGTAAGGAACCGAAGAGCCAGAACCCTGATGACGAACAATGAAAGCGGCGTCGTTTGCAGATTTTGTATGAACAGCAAATGTAGCAAGCGGATTTGCGTTGGGTGGATCACCAACAGCAACTTTGCCAGCATAAGAATCGGCAACAATAGTTTCTTGAATATTTATTTTCCCACTGGCTTGTGATCCTAAAAAGCTAGACGCACCACCAGAAGTAACAATTTCAATATTGTTGAATCCAGAAAGAGAAGCACCAGCAAATGACCCAACATAAATATTGTGCTGACCACTAGCTTTCAATCCAGCAGAACTACCAATAGCTACAATTTCACGTAGATTCAAACCGCTAACCGCGACAGAATCTCCAATCAACACAGAATTTCTAACAACATCAGAGTAGGCAGCACCCAAAAGTCCTAAAACAACAACCCTTTCAATTCCAGATGCTTCTCTTAAAACAGAATCTCCAACGGCATTTACGTTGATCAAACTAATACCGTTTCTTGCGGCATTGTTCCCCAATAGTGTAGACGAAGTAACACCACTAGCATAATACAAAGCGTCTTTACCAACCGCCGTTGCTTCTGTCAGTCCAGAAGCACCAAGACCCGCGTTGTAACCAATAACATTAGATAGTTTTGCGTTTACTGTGTCGTTACCGGCAGAATATCCAATAAATACAACGCCAGAATTAGATTCTGAACTTGTACCAGCAAATCGCCCAATAGCAATTCCGTCAAAAATTCCGCTAGAAGATCCATTCGCACCATTACCAATACTAATTACATAATAGTTCTGTGTAGTATTGCCAAGGTTGGTTCCTGCACCGTCGCCAACACGAATCAAATCGTTGGTAAAAATAAGTTGGTTAAAATATCCAGATTCAGAAAATAAAGATTTTACAGCATGTACACTGTGTGTTGTGCTGTCAATGGCGGCGTTTCCACCAACCATAAGTCTGTTGTTGATAGCATCAAAGAAAATACCACTATCATATGTTATTTGGCCACTTCCACCATACAAAGCCACCATACCGGTAATAAAATTGTTTGGAGAAACATTGTTGCTTTGTGAATCTAATCCTGTGTTTCTCTGAACAACAAAGTTACCACTAGATGTTAGTTGGGCAATAGGAATGTCATCTATTGTTATAGCCCTAAACATTGGATAGTCTGGATCACATGGCGGTGTCATACAACTATCTATGGCTGGACCAGCAAAAATTGTTCCTGGCGGCTGTTTCGCAAACCCAATATACTGACTTACAGCACCGCTAAGTTCAATGACCCCATCAGCACCGTTGCCCTTTTCGTTTCTCAAAAACGGCTCAAGTTGAACGCCACCAGAGGCGGTTGCACTGGTGTATGTCAAAGCCCCTCCAGAGAAACGAATTCCAGAACCACCATCAATAAAGCCAGAAGCACGAACAATAGAAGCCGCTACCGACCCACCAACATCAATCGCATATTGTGGTGTCTTTGAAATACCAAGACGGTTGTTTGTGTCGTCCCAAAGCAATTTAGAACTATAATTTAATATTTGTTCGTTACGCCAAAAAGCAATGCCGCTATCTTTTGGTTCTCTTATATCTGCATCAATCCCATAACCATTAAATACAGCAGTTTTTCCTGGGTAGGTTACAAACACTTCTTTGACACCTGGACCAAAATTTATTGGACTACTAGCCGTAGCATAGCTTGCACCGCTAATTCCTCCGTGACTGCCAGTGCCGTGCCCCTGGTGTTCAAGCGGCATATAAAAAGTAACACCGGGATATTCATCAAACGTATGCTCCATAACACCTGTATATGGACCGTCTGTATATCCTATTCCACTCTGTGCGGCAGATCTTGTAAGCCACAATGGATAAAAATGACCATTGACCCCGTTTGTTGGCCCACTATTGCTGGTTGCATTGACAAAATATGGACCAACATCTATCGTAGAACTTCGAAGGGGAAAACGGGTAATTGATCGGTTGGACCCGTTTGGTTTGTAAACACCCGAGCCAACCTCATAATCAACATTATTTGTAATAGCATAAAATACAACATCGCCAGAGGCAAAAAAATCAGCAAACGAGCTAAAACCGTTTACTGGACCATCCAAAATGATAGGACCGGTATTTTCGGTTCTAGAAAGTTCTTTGATTCTATCTGCTAAAAAGAAATTAGACATTTTTCCCCTCTGTTATATTAAAGCCCAATCATTGTGGGTGGAGTACCAGAAGTTTCTGATGGTGAGTAACCAAAGGCTACAAAATCGCACACTTGTGAGTCTACATAATCACCGTTTTCGTCCCGAATAACATATGTAATTGTTCTCTTTGTTACGCCGTCGTCTGGCCCATTGTTACCCTCACGAAGAACTAGACCAACAGTATTAACGGTAAAATCCTCTTGACTAGCACTAGAGTTTGTTGCGTTTGAAATACCAATAGCCGTATAATTATTGTTTGTAAAGACACCAGAACTAAAAGTAATTCTAAGTTTTCCTTGGGCCAATCTTTGAATGCTTTCGATATTATACCAAGACCTTATGGTAGGAGCGTTTCCTACGCCACTAGCATCAAAATTACACCAAGCCTTGGCAACACCCTTGGCTGTGTTTGGAATAAGAGAATTATCACGCATAAATCTCATCGTTCCAGAAACATTAATCTGTTGTTCTGTCGCAGACGGGTTGGTTTGAACAAACTGAAAACCAACACTATCTATTCCAGATGTGTTGATCCAATTGTCGTTAGTGGCCATATTTCCAAGCAAAGAGTTGGGACGACCAGCATCAATACCCAAACGATTATAATATTGAATGTGGGTATCATTTCCAAGGTTTGCTAAATTGTCATGGTTTATACCAGCATCACCAAGATAAGGTTCTGTTTGACGCTTTGTGCGTTTTGCCACATCGTCTGCGTTTGGAAAGAAAATGCCAGATTCTACAACTAAATCACCATGATCTGCACCGGTCGTTGGTGCAACAGAATCGGCCTTGCTTATCTTAACAGCATTAAAAAACGGAAATTTAACTTCAGTATCTCCGCTGGCAACAATTTTGTTGATCGAAAATACTATATCTTCCATATTATGACGAACATCATACGCAGAAATAAGACCGGCATTATTATCTGCCAATTCCGCCTGAATATTCGCAATAAGTTCACCCGAAGTTAACTGATTAGGCATTATCTTTTTCTCCCTTAGTAATCAAAAAATCCACCGGCTCTATGAGTGCCGTAATTATTCCTTGAAACATTGTCTGAACCGGGGCTGTATGGACCAAGGATAGCCTGCCCCGCAATACTATTACCCGCCCTATATTCCATTTCTAATTGCTCATATTTTTCACACAAATCTTTATATAGACTAGCGAGCGTAGTAGTAACACCACGCAAATCTATTGAAGAAAGCCCATCTCTGACAGAAATAGCATTTCCAGATTCGCTACGTATTTTACTACCTATAATTATACACGCAGCACGCAAACAAATAAGAGTTATGAAGGCATAATCTTCTGGATCTACCGTTGGATCTGGTGAAAGGGTGCAATTTTCTACGTTAATATTATAACTTTTGCCAAAATCTACATTCATTTGTGTTAGTTGAGCCGCCACCAATATTGTTGTTTCAATGCGGTGTGGAGAGTATGTGTAGTTATCAGAATCAACATCGTCGATTAGATACCTAACAATTGTGCCCATTTGACCTTGCCAAGACATGTATTACCCCTATAAATTGCATTCGACTCTAAAAGTTGCCTTGCTTGTATAATAACTGGCACCAGACTGAAAAATGACTCTACCCTGAATTTTATACGATCCGGCAACATCAAGATCGCCAGCTTGAGTAATATAGTACATTTTACCGTCTGTTCCGTCAGTTTCTAGCGTTCCAGTCCTGCTAAGAATGGTTCCGTCTGGTTTTCTTATGTAGATGGCCAGCGTGGTAGCCGTAGAAATATCAACAACAGTGCCACAGTCAGTTACTGTAACAAGAAGTTTTGTACCAATATCGCCTTCTTGAATTTCACAAGCCATTTTACACCTTGTTTAAAGTTCTGATTTATACACTTTGCCCATTTCTAGATCAAATTCTTGTTCGATATTAATTTGAAGCACATTATCAAGAAGGGTCTTTATAACTCCCTCAAAATCCTCTTCGTTACCATTTGGTACAGCTTGTTTCTGAGTAGAAATTGGTAATTCAGACCAAGCAACACCACCAAGAAGCATATATTACCTCGTTAAAGTAAAACTTTTCTGTGTAGTAATTATTAATGATTTTGAAAGCATTGTCGCAATATCTAATGAATCAAATTCTTCTGTTGTTTTAATCTCTAATCCCAGTTCTTGTAAACTCTTAATAACCAAATTAAAATCTGCAACCTGAAAAAAATTAACCAGATCTTGAACGGTTAATTCAACCCAACCATATATACCAATAGAACCCAATAAATCATTACGAAATTTTTCGTCAGAAAACCACCCATACGTTGATATTGAAGTTAAATCTATCACAGTCTTAACCTCTGGTTTCCAGTTTTTGTCAACGTATAAAGTATTGTATTGTTATCTTGTGCATAAAATTGAAAAACGCCAGAGCTGGTTTCATTTATTCTACCTTGTGCCATAGACAATAAAATAGCCATAATGTCAGCATATGGCACACCATCATAAGTTTGTACACCAAGTTGTGTAACCACCCCAGACGGGATATTATTTATTTCATTGCTCAGTATTGTTGTTTGATTAACTATATCTGTTTGTAGGGTTGTTGTTTGATCGTTTATGTTGGTTGTCGTAGCAACACCGGCAGCAATCAAATCACTACTATTAAAATTAACCTTATCAATTAAGTTTGAAACCTGTGAAGTTGCTAAGTTTATATCATCATCAACAACGAACGGTGTGGGAAAATCATCAGAAAATAAATTTCCAACAAAGTCTACATTGTCACGAATAAGTATGGTCCATCCATTGATTGTGAAAAACGTAGAACCAAGAAAATTACCACCAGTTGTTGGGTCACCACCCACACTACGCATAGCTGGAGCAAATTTTAAATGATCACGTTTTAAAGCCCATTCTTTCCAGTCTGAATAAAGATCTATTTGAACGTTGATATTATTAACATTGTCGTTGACGATAATCTGCTTGTTTATACCATCAAATGTTACTTTGTGATATAATAACCATAAGTCTTGATCAAACGGCCAAGTATGATGAAACATTATTGTTTTATTTCTCTCCATGTTATGGAAACATGGCACGTTGCTGTTCCAGAGCCAATAACTTCGGCACAAACACTAATCCCTGGTTGTAAATTATTGCCAAGCAAAAGTGTTCCAATATCATTTTGAAAATAGTCTGTTTTACTTAATACCGCTTCTCTCGTGTGTACTCCAGAAGGTGCAAAAGCACAAGAAACTGGCTTGTTTGTTGGAAGCAAAAAACCAGACGCACTTTGATCAATTTCTACAACATATTCACTATCAATATCAAGAAAATTAGCACCAGAAGGAAAAGTAGAATTCTCAAGTCTTATCTTTACTGGTGAATTTCCTTCATTAAAAACTTCAAAATGATCAATCAGCCCAATAGCAGAATTTCTTTGACCATTTATAGTGGTTTTTGGTCGAATTGTAACAAGTGGAACACTACCGTTTGCACTAGAAATTGTTCTTCCGTTTGAAGAAAAAGCTCTTGTTCTTTGTTGGTTGGTAACTTTGCCAAGAGATTGAACAGAACAACAAACAACTCTCAATTCGCTAGAAGAGCTAGTTGTATTAGAATTGATAATTTCATTGCTAAAAGGTAGTGTTCCTTGTCTTGTGTAAGAAGTCATGTTTGTGTTTGGGTTTTCAAAAACATGTGCTGTTGTTCTAGTTCCATCTTCTTCGTAAACACCAAAAGCGGCAATACCAACACCAAGCCATTGAAAATCAATCCAATATAAATTAGCTTTTGAAACATCTAAATTAAAATTTGTACTACCATCCAACCTGTCCCTATTAAAATCTGCTTGTGAAATTCTTGTTTCTTGAACCGTTCCGGTTGTTTTTGACCTAATTACAGCGTTTAATGTTGTTCCATCAAGTTCCCAAAAATATCCGTTTTCATCGTCGTATAATCCCCATCTTCTAATAACATTTGCTTTACCGGTATCGCCACACGCAACGCTATTATAAATACGAGTAGCGGTACCGGCTTGATACGGATGATAAAAATGTGTTTGTCTTTTGCAAAAAGCACCACTGGCAACACCGTTGGTGTCCAAAACAACAGAACGATCATCTGGCGAATAGGTATATCCACCACCAACACCGGATGTAGAATAAAATTCTCCATCCAAAGCGTCGTAAGCAAAAACATACTGACGAATTTGCGTAGATTCTGCTACAAGAAGAGCACCAAAACTATTAAGCGATGGTTGACCTTCTGTGAAAGTTACGTTTGCGGCACCACGTTGATTTATAGACAAAGACCTACTAGGAGTATCCCTGTCTACCAAAACGCCCTTTTGATAATAAATTGTATTTAATGGTGCTGTTGCTGTAATACTTGCATATACGGTGGGTCCAATTACTAAATTTTCACCAGCAACAAAAGTTCCGTCAAGACCAGTGTCCTCCAAGAAAACCTGCCCCATTCCTGCGGCAAATCCAATTCTAGAAACGCCAACAACAGTACCCGTAGCAGAAGAAGTAGCACCAGTAAGAACTTGACCAACCTCAATATTATTAATTTCATTTTCAAAATCAATAATCAATCTACCAGCGGCAGCAGACTTTTTACCAGTGCTGTCTGGGGGCAATCTAATGAAACCGGTTTCTTCTATAGACATAATAGTTCCTCTTGTATAAAAATGCCACCCCCAAGAAGGGGGGTGGCTACAATTCCTATGTCGTTACGACGGATTGCTGTAGTTTCTTTCAAGACCAGCAACAAGCGAAGCATTGACTTCGTTTGTTCTGGTTAAATCTGCCGTTGTAGCAACATACTGACCAGTATCATCAGTTATGCAAACAATTGTAATAGGAACGTCGGCGTTTCCACCAGCAGTATAGTCGTACAAGAATGTTAGCGGGCTGACCGTTACATCTTGGCCAACCATGTTAATACCGTCAGAATCTTGAACAATAATAGCTCCTGTTGTTCCAAATTCGTCTCCAGATCCACCAACGCCGTTGAAATCTGTATAAAAAACTACAATCTTGTTGGTGTTGGCGTTCAGGATATTGTTGTTCAAAGCAATCTTTAGAGCAACCAAGAACGGGAAGTTACGGCTCGCACCGTTTACGTCTTGTTGTGTTAGGTTGTTCAACACGCCTGCATCAACATTGTCTAGGAACAGGTTCAAAGTTACACCGTTTGGCGATGCAAACGTCATCAACAAATCGGTGATATCACCACGGAATGTACCTGATCCAAGATCAATATCTGTAGATTGACGCAGTTCTTTTTGCAAGAACTGGAATACTTCGCCAAGGTCTCCGTTGTTTGCTTCCAGCTTCCAGTTGAAGCTATAGTTAAAGTTACCTAGCTTGCGAACAAACCCATATTCTGTTGTAACAGTTCCGGTGCCGTTATCGGCAGCGTTAAACGTTGGGCTAGTAGTGGGATCGCTCACATTAACAACGGTAACTGTAGTGCCAGAAACGTTTGTAATCAAATATGTACCATTGTTATTTGCTGTACCAGTAATAACAACACGACCACCAATAACATAGGTTGCGTCAACAGCAGCGTCTGTAAATGTTGCACCAGAAAATGTGTCAACGCCAGTGATTGTTGTTCCAACCACACGCTTGTATTGAAGATTCATACCAACACGCAAAATATCGAACGTGATGGTCGATGAAGAACCCCAAGGCTGATCTTCTGGAACACCAACGGTATCACTATTACTACCAAGCGTGTTTACTTCCAGGGTGGTAGCGTTTGTTACGCTAACAACCTTGTAAAAACCTTGATAGCTACCGCTCTTGAGACGTAGAATATCACCAGCAACAACACCAGCAGTTGTAAAATTACTGCTAGCACTTGTGAATGTTCCTTGACCGGGTGTAGCAGAATCGGCCGTTGCACCATCAGACGCTTGTGCAACTCTTACAGCAGAACGTGAAGTCCATTGCAAAGCACCGTCGTTGGTCACAGTATCAACAGTACGGCCCGGTTCTGCAACCAAAGTAAGCTGAGTTCCGCTATCAACGCTCTGTACTTCGTAAACGCCAATGTTAGGATTCGAAGGCGGACCTGTGATTTCAAGCGTGTCGCCAGCGTACAATCGCACACCAGGACCACCAATATTAAACGATGCACTAGTGGCGGTAAATGTAATCAGTCCATTGCCCGGATCAACAAAATCGCCATCCGATCCGGTGTCAGTTGTAACAACAGACTGGAAGGCTGTATTAACACCGTCACCGGCCAAAGCACCATCATCCAAAATGATAGCGGGATCATCAACTTCTGCTAGGGGGAACCGGTTAACAATGGTGTTGATAACACTAACACCGATATCTGCAATTTCAGACTGACCATAAGATTTACCCTTGGTTCTAACACGCAAAACCAGATAATCGCGGTTGTCGGTCATGGGAGAAGCAAGAGTGGTGGCTGGCGACGTTTCGTTTACAATTGTTTCAGCAACCGTTACGCTGGTAGCACCAGCACCAGAGGCGGTGATTGTAAACAGACCGTTGTTGCTTACAGAATTACGAATTTGAATCAATTCGCCAGAAGTAAATCCAAGGGCGTGCAAGTTGGTAGCACCAGCAGAAATATTTTTGGTAGCCGCTGTAAATGTCAAACTCTGTTGAATACCACTAGCGGGTGCTTTATTACCGGTTGTTGTAACGCCACCAATTGTTTCCAAAGTACGAATCGCTTGGTTCACAGGACCAGTCAACACGAAATCGTTTGGAGCAGTAGTTTCACTGGTCAACTGATAGTAAACCTGAGAGGTATCTTCAAGAAAACCCAACGTAACAATAGAAGGATAATTTTCAATGATTTGCCCACGACTATTGATGCTAGACCAACCACCAGTACGAATCAAGTTTCTAGAAGATTCAGCAGCTAGTGGGCCATCACCAGTATCGTTTGCAAACTCCCAGTTTGCGTTAGAAACACCCCCAATTTCAAACTGTTCTGACGTAATAGAAACCATTGGGAATGTAAACTTGATCAAATCTTGACCACTAGAACTCAGAGAATTGTTACGCCACTCTTCTTTTAAGAAAGAATACAATGCTTGCATCGTCACACCGTCTGCAAGAGACGGATTTAAGGTGCCCTGGACACCTGGGCTATAAATTCGATAAGAAATACCACTGCTTGATGTGTTTGGGAATGTTCTGTCTAGTCTAAGACCAGAGTTATTGGCAACGCCGACAATTTTATAATGACCAATAACACCGCCGTTATTTCCTGGGTCAGAAACAACAGCAACAATATCTCCGATTACGGCACCGTTAGAACCGGGAGGGGTGGTAGAATCCACCAAAAAGCCAGTGCTGGTTCCGCTGGCGGTGCTGGATTGCGTGCGGAAAGTACCAGAACCACGAAGTGAAATTGTCTGATAAACAGGATCAATTGCTACTTGGAACCTGTCTAGAAAATCAGGATCGTTAATAAATGACATTTATTTTTTCTCCAAAAAAGATTATTTTGCAACAAAGTTCCTTTTTTTCTTCCTGTTCTTTGTATTATACACAATTTAGTAATCCAAGCCTTTGATAAGTGGAACCTCTATGATGCCAGCTTTCTCCCTCTCTTCTTGTTTTTTTCTGGAATAACGCTCACAATTTCCACACTGTTGACAAAGAACCATATTGGTGTTTATATCAACAAAACAAGGATCATCATATTTTATTGTACGAAAACAGTCGTGTGCTTCGCACTTTTGGTCTTGTGTGATCAGCTTGGTCAAAAGAAGTCCATACTGAATATTCATGTTTTCTCCTACGGGTTTGTATAATTTCTATCAAAAATTTGCTGAATTGGCACTGATGTGTTAGAGGTTGGAAGAACAAAATTTAGCAGATTAACAGGCTGATAATCCAAGTGGAAAATTCTAATATCAACATTTGGATCGCCGCCCTGAAAACTAAAAATAAACGAGCTAGATGAACTATCTGTACCATCCAGCTCTATTAGGGTTCCAGCTTCATAGATTCTTACCTCACTGTCTAGAACAAGCCCCGTTAGGGTTAGCGTAACTGTATTTACAATATCTACAAAGCTGTTAGCGTTGCCACGTAAAACTTTATTAAGAACTGGATTAGAACCATTTGTAGCACTTATAACCAAATTACCAGAAGATACAGGACTAAAAAACACATCATAATTATTGTTTGAAAAGATAAGACCATCATACACAACATTAAGAGACTGTTCGTGTTCAATGGCAACACCAGAACCGTTCAAACTAACGTTGTTGATGAAGCGACAGTTTTTAATGTCTAAACCGCTTGTCCACAACAAAGCACCCTGAGAACCGCTAACGTTCAAAAAAGAAACGTCTCTTATAACAGCGTCTTTTTGTGGTTGAAATTGACCGTTGTTATCAAAAGAACATCCAGCCAATTCAAAATTGGCATTTCCACTAAAAGCAAGGTTGTTGTTGAAATTCTTTATGGTGGTACCGTACAATTTTACAGAATTTACACCAGATTCTATATTAAAAGAATATCTATATTCATTGTTTGCTAAAAAAATAACACCGTTTCTACCGCTAGCATCATCACCAGTACCAACTTTGGTTCCTACCGTTACGTTTGTGTTTTGGGTTCCACCCCTCCTAATGGTTATTCTTGGATAACTATCTTGTAGAGCGTTATTTTTCGTAGAATCAGTTGTTATATATTTTGGTGCTTCAAAAACAACAACCTTGTCGCTGGACGAAAAATTTGTTGCAACGTTGTTTCCAGATCCGATTTCTAGTATTCCACGTATTTTTATAACAGAATCAGTATCTTCTAGGCTTTCTATAACACCCCAACGGTTTGCCACTGTGTCTTGATCTTTTTGAATCAATTCTGAAAAACTGTCAATTGTGCCACTACCATGATACCTTATGCCAGAACCCAAATCTATAGCATCAATTCTCAAAACAGGAACAGTTTTAGCAACAGTTGATGTTGCAACAACGCCAACATAGTCAACGTCAGATAGGTTAAAACTTGCACCACTTGCCGACGGCACCCTTCTTGGGTCAATAACCAAACGAACCCAACCACCAGGATAATTTTCAACACCGTAAAATGTCCACCAAGCCAAGTTTGTAGAAGCGGTTCCGTTGCTAGACAATCCAACCGCCAATCCGGGTTGCGTTGCTGTCAACCCGCTTGAAGTCATGGCCAAAGCGTGTTGTGCCCAAATATATATCAATCTTCCTTCGTCTGTACCACCAGGACCAAAATTTAAGTTTCTACCAAAGCCTGTGGTAACATTATACCAACAAAAATGTTGTTTTAAAGCTGTGTTGGCGTGTGTCCAAACAACGCTATTTACACCCTGTTTGAATTGATCTGTATCTAAAGCTGGAGTACTCCAGGCACCACCGCCACCACCAAGATTTGTTGAACCCCAGTTCGTTGTAGATTCTGCGTCGGTAATTCTTGTTCCAATAAATTCTACTGTTGCCATATAATTTTAATCCAAAAGAAATGGTGTACCTACTTCTCTATAAACAACAATTCTTGTGTCGTTGCAAGTTCCACCCTTACCGCCATACCCAGTTTCACCAAAACAAAGCTGTGAGGGTGATTGACCACTAAAAGCAACGCAGGTGTCGGTAATATACATTACTCTAAAATATCCAGACTCGTTGGTTGGTGTGTTTAATATGCTGGTTATTGTATAACGATACCAACAAAGATTGCTTGGGCTATCTTCTTCTGCCATCAAAAGATGATCACCAATCTGAACAAGTTTTACACCGCTATTTGGATGAGCGTCTTTGTATATCAAATATAAATCGTAAAGAGGGCCAGAACCGCTTACTTGATCAACCGCTAATTGTTCGCTGTTGTAATCAACAGAATAATCACCGCTACCATTCAAAACATCGAAAACCTGATAATTGTGATGAAACAAGCTCCTCATATTAGCGTCACTAATAAACGATACGGGTGGCCTAAATGTATAATTTCTAACCATTTAAAATTCCCTACAAATTATATCCTATAACATATCCATCATAATTGTTGCTAGAAGTACAAACAAAACCAAAAAGATCTGCTTTGTTTGCGGTTGTTGTCAATGTTGGTACCAAACCACCGGGCCATTTTATTGTGCTAAACCATGTAGCAGTTCTATTTCCACTGCCATCTTGTAATAATCTCAGCATGAATCTTTGTCCAACCGCAACGTTTGATACAGCAAGGGTTCTGTTTCCACCAAGAGTAACCGTGTGAAAATTAGAACGATCCATGTCGAATGTAATTGTGCCACCATCTGTATTTGCAAACGTTGGAGTTTTAAACGCCGAAGTTATTGTAAATACACCGCTACAAGACATTGTAGCAACATTTCTTCCATAGTTTTGCCATCTTTGAAGATCTACATCTGATGGGGATGTAGCAACTCCAGAAACAATACAACCAATATCGTTTATATTAGCTGGAACAATTTCAAATGTGGCTGCTGGTGTCAAATATCTTGTGCTGTATACATTTCCAACCGCCATTTTTTTTGTACTATGATCGCCAAGAAAAACTTTTGCTAAAGAAAGTTTGTTGTTTACATTTTTAATAACACCACCACCAATACTAAAATCTCCAATTTCAATGTTAAAACTACCGCTACTCGTTACTAACGCCGAATCACCAATTGCTATACAGCTATTATATGCAAGAGTTCCAGTGCCACATTCTGATAAAGCATTAACACCTATTGCTATAGAACGATCACCGTTTCCAACACAATTCGCCATAGCTCCATAACCAATTGCCACACCAAAATCTATACCCGTTGAGTTTACCATTCCTCGATACCCAACGGCTGTAGAACCGTTGGCTCTATCAGAATTTTGTCCGCATTGATCACCAACAAAAACGCTCTGAGCACCACTAGCAAGACCATTTCCGGCATTTGGACCAATAAAAACACAGGTTGTTGTTGAAGGACCAGCCGAAGTAGCGGCGTTTGTTCCTATGGCAACACAGCTAGTCAAACCTGTTGCTAGATAACAGGCTTGATCACCCATAGCAATTGTGTCAGTAACGCCGGTAGCCTGCCTTCCAGTTTGTCTACCAACAAAAACGCTATCAAAACATCCACTAGCCAGATATCCAGCTTCTGTTCCAATAAAAATATTATTACTTTGGGTGTTGCCTTTCATATCAAAACCGGCTTGATAACCAATCATAACACCAAAAGTAACATTTCTAGATGTATAAGAAGATTGATACCCAAGAGATACCGTTTCACTACAGCCGGTAGCACGATATCCAGCCTGCTTACCCAAGAAAACCCCACCAAAAGAACCGCTAGCTTCAAATCCAGCACCAGAAGCAACGCAAATTAAATTTTCTGCATTATTAGAATTTCTACCAGCAGAATTACCTATAGCAACAATTCCGTCTGTAGTAAACGCTGTATTAACAAGGTGATTGTTACCAATTCTAACCTGATCCCTATGAAATAAAATTCCAGCAAAATGTCCACTGCCACCCCATACGTGTAAATTGTTGCTAGCATCAATTATAATACCAGAACCGGCTGAATATGTTGTTCCACCAAACGCAGAACCATTAAACTTTAATGTTCCACCCTCATTGTACAACTTGTTGGTGGTGCTGGCTGGAGTATTGCTATCTAAAACAACGCCTTCTGAAAAATATGCGTTTCTAAAACCAAGATTTATATTGCCAAGATCATAACTATTGTCTGTTGTTGGTAGAACATGACCACTATCTGAAATTTTTAATCTATCTACAGCGGCGGCTGCATCTGACGATGATGTAGCAAAAACCAAAGACGCCGGGTTAGAAACGCTACTAAAAGAGCCTTCTGCCCTGCACTCAATTCTACCAACAATAAGATTGGCTGCACTACCGTCCGACTCAGCCGAGGCAGCAAATTGAAGCTGCCCCAATTGATCGCCGGAAACAACAATAGTATCACCAGTTTGTAAAGTTACACTTTGCATTAGATTATATGCCAGTTTGTTCCATCAGAAATTAAACTAATACTTTCATACTGAGAATAAAGAATCTTTGTTGTAGCACCATCAATGGTTGCACCACCAGCACGTTGCACTGTTACCAAATTAGCAGAGCTATCAGTTTTCTTAACCGTAACAATTCTTCCGCTGTTTGTGACGGATGGTAGCGTTAATGTTACTGCACCGCCAGCGGCGTTGACCAAAGACACATCTTCTGTGTCGGCCATCGAGCTAGTTGTAGTGTCTGTAACAACAACGCGAAGAAGTTTAGCTTCTGTAATACCGTCATCTTTGACACGAAGCGTATCAGAGTTTATTTCAACGGTGCTGTTATCTACGTTTACATGCAACGGAGATCCATTACCACCAACAATACCAGATCCAGCAACGCTTGTAGTTAGATATGTTTCGCTAACGCTGTTTGTTACAAGATCCGCACTAACAGTGTCGGTAGCAGATGTTGTAAAATTAATACGCGAACTATCACTGAATGTAATTGTGTCGCCAGCACTTATTGTTTGTGGAGTAGTACCATCTGTAATAGTAAACGACCCCTGAACAGCGGTAAGTCTACCGTCGCCACTAACAGTAATATTTGTACCAGCAAGCCAACTACCCAACTGAGAAATGGTGATTCTTTCTTCTGTTGAGTTATCAGCACTCAACACAAAGAAGCTATCACCAGAGTTCATTACTCCAACGCTATATTCACTGATATCCAAAGAGAAAGCAACACCGCCGCCACCAACAATACCAGAACCCGCAACGCTTGTAGCAATTTCGTTTGCGGTTATACCGGCAGCTCTTACCCTAAGGGTGTCCGCGTTAATTTCTACTGTACTGTTGTCTACAATTATATTGACAGTAAGAGTATCAGTGTTGCTAGCAACAGTTTGAATACCACTACCGCCAACTATTGTAACGGTGTTTCCGTCGTTGATTGTTTGTGAAGCCCCAGCATCGCCAGCCAAAGTAAACGAGTTCATAGAACCCGCACCAATACCGCTAAGGAACTGACCCCTTGTTTGCCTTCTTAATGCAGCAGCGGTATTATCATAAATAAGAATTTGGTCATCATCGTCCGGTGTAGCCTCAGCGGTCTGGCCAAGAATAGCTACTGATGTTATGGAAACGTTTGGAACCTGATCGGCAGAACCATTGAACAAACCACTACCAACAACGTGTCCAGAAGCACCAATGAATCTAGAATTTTGCAAAGTGGTTGCTGTTGTAGCGTTTCCAGCCAAAGCACCAGAAACACCGGCAAACACAGCCCAACCGGGGTCTCCGTGGGTAACAACGTTGCCAGCCAAACCGCTAGCCACAGTTATAAAGGTAAACCCTTGGATACTATCATCAAAACCAAAGAATCCAGATCTACCAACCGTTCCGTTGTGCCAATTAAAAGCAATACCACGATCAAGATTATCATCTGTTGATGGGGCACCGCTACCAAGAATTATTATAGGATCTGAAACTGTAACCACAGTAGAATTAACAGTGGTTGTAGTTCCATTAACAGTGAGATTACCAGCAACGCTCAAACTTTGTGTAAGTGTAACGTTGCCGTTTGACGCTATAGAAATAGCATCTGTGTCACCAATGCTACCAAGATTACCACCGTTGCCAATGATAAGATTTGGAGCCTGAATATAACCGGCAGCACCGTCTTGAATAAGAAAATTAGAATCAGAATAAAATGTTGGCTGATTACCTAATTCACCAAAAAAAACGATACCACTGGTAGTTCTTAAATACGGGGCATAAGACATTTTTTACTTCTCCGTTAAATTATAAACCAGTTGGAATTGTTTGAAGCTAGAGTGATAGATTCATAAGTATTACGCAAAACCACCGAGGCTTGCCCGTCTATCAACTCTGATCCGCTAGGAATTACTGTTACGGGGTGAATTCCAGCCACCATCTTTATTGTAATCTCCTTACCTCCAGCGTTTGTTGCCACAGGAATATACACATTTAGTGGTCCAGAACTAGAATTGGCAAAAACCAAATCGTCGTTACTTGTCATACTAGTATTTGAAGATACGTTAGAATATACTCTGCTTCCGCTGCCACCAGGAATCGTTATTTCTTTTGTTCCCGTTTTGTTAGAATTTATTATTCTTAACGCGTCATTTGGTTGATCAGCAAAAATTATTCCATCGTCTGTGATAATGTATCTAAAAAAGTCTGGTTGTGGCTGTGCTCCAATATCCGTTTGAAGAGATATATTGTCTAGGTAAATTGTCGTTGTTGTTGAGCCGCTAAAAGTAAAACGCAACGAATCAAAATCTGAAGAACCAAAAGTAAAGGCAGATAGCGGAATAGCAATAAGCTGATAGCTTGTATTGTTTCTAGAAAAATTATAATTTCCATTCGTCAAATCAACGGTATTAGAAACTGGCAAACCAGAACGATAGAAAGTTAATCTTAAGTATCTGTTTGATTGAAGTTCCGCACCAAGTTTGATATAAAATCTTAAAACTGAAAAAGAGCTGATTAGCGTTGGAGGACCAGCATCGTTGTACTGTAAAAATGAAGAACTACTAAAACCAGTAAAAGACGTGTGTTTTAAACCAAAGTTTGGGTTTGTTGTGTTGTTGAAGTTTAGGTTTGTTAGATTACCCGAACCAACCCATTCTAGATTTTCGTCATAAATAATTTTTTCATCTATGTTGCCCGGAGTAGTTCCGGACGTTGGAATATTTATATAGGTAATCAAAAGCTGATTTATTGAGTCAACGTTTGGAAAAACGGGTGCCGCCTCTGGAACACCCTGTATGCTTGTGGCACCACCAGAATCTACAATAATTGCATCAAAACGATCATAGGTACTATCACCGCTTGGCAAAGAAATTTGATCATTTCCACCAGGAAATTGTTGCCCATCCAAAAAATAGGTTGGATAAATTACATCAAAAATAAGACCATTTCCAGTCCACAAAGCATATGCAGGGCCAGTAAAATATGTACCCCCGTCTATGGCGGCTGTAACTTGAATGCTTCCATCTGAAAATCTTATACCGCCACTACCAAGATATATCTGATCGCGTCCGCTGTCATACGACAAAAACTGATCTGTTGTTATTTGCCCATCGTTGTTAACAAAAACAATTCCACTAGGATTTGATTCTACCAATGAAACATTTCCGCCGCCAGAACCAGCTATAAACGGCACTAAATTAGAATCAGATACTCCAGATTCGTACCAATATTTTTTAGACACGCCGCTGACAACAAGTGTTACTTCCTGACCAACATAGCGGATACCAGCAGCAATACCGCTATTTGCAGAATTTATAGCCTCCTGTGGAACAACACCACTATACGGGCCAGACCAAAAATCTACCGCAGTTGGGTTAACGGTTTTTATTCCAAATGGCAGTTCTAGAGCCATACTATCCCTTTGTTATTTGGTGTCTATGGTTAGAACTATACGGTATGGCAATGGTCATGGTATAAACATTGTACGCGACCGGATTGCCACCAGCATCGTTCACATTGAATGGATTATTAACATATTGTGAGGTAATGTTTGCGTTTAATGCATCTAAATCTATTACAGATGAAACAGTTTGGGTTGATGGTAAAGCTACGGTAAAATTTATTTCTGTGCTACCAGTGTTTAGCGTAAATGTGCTTCCAGCGTTAGAAAAAATATTGCTTGATAAAGCACGAACATCCGCCGATGTGGTTGGCACAAAGGATGATGGGCCATAAAAAACTTTGTAAGAAAAATCAACATTTCGAGTTGCCGTAGTTGTATAACCAAGACTATCTGTTACAACATAACGATAATTGATCTGATCTGCTGTAGAATTTACAAAAACATGAGTGTAGCTTGTAGATGCTGTGTTTGTAGTTAAAACAGTCCATGATCCAGAGTTTCCACGGCGAAACTCAAGAGAAACAGAAGCTATTGTTGCACCTGGATTATTTATTGTATAACTAAAAGTAAGATCAACGGAAATATTGGTAGTACCCGTTTCTATTGTGGTGGGCGAAGCAGAAAGACTAACCGATGGAGCTTGAGGTTCGGTTGTTGCCAGTTGAATTACTTCACATGGGGTTAATCCAGAAGCTGGTATTGTATCTCCATCTTCATATCTACCAAAAGTCTTGCCACTAGAAAGAGACACAACAATATCGCTATCAAAAACACAGCCGTTTCCGCTGCCAATTGTTCCGCCGGTAAAAGCTGTATTCTGAAATGTTCCATCTTGAAAATAAATTCCAGAAACATTTATGTTTGTTGTGTTTATACCAGAAACGTTTATATATCCCGCATCATCACTGATCAGTGCCTTGTCTGCTGGTAACGTACAAAAAACAACAGATGGACCCTCAAGATTGATTTTAGAACCACCGCTAGAGCTATCAAAAATAACGTCACGGCTTAAAGAATTTGTTGATTGATCATAAACGCCCTGTCCAACTTCCCACCTGACCCCGTTTTCAATACAATAATACGTAGTGTTGCCATCCCCAATCCCCTGAGAAAAGGATTGAAATGATCCAAATGGGGCTTGAAGCGTTACAGCCCCCAACCCCTCTGTGATAGATGATTCTTTTACTCTATCAGAAATAACGAGCATATCCTATCCACCCTTTATACTTTTACAAAATTGCCCATCAGATCAACATATGCAACCAAGTTACCATTAGAATACCAAGCCTGAATATAATTATTTCCATTAGAAGAATGTGCAGACGTTTCGTGGCGAACTTCCAAAGGTGCTGTTGGTGATAAACGTGGAACACCAACCGATATGTTTGGAACATCGTTTCTACCAGCAATGACGTTCATTATATTTATACGATTGGATAGAGCACCGGCATTATGCATCAAACGATCATTGTCATCAATACCACAAACTATTTCTAGATTTCCGCTACCACCCTCAGAATCAAGTAAAGAGCCACGCAAGGCGTGCTCACCAATACCAATAGAATTAGAATATGTTCCATCCAGGCCAGCATTTGAACCAATAAAAATAGAATCAGAAGCAGAATAAGAATTGTTCGCAGCATTTGTGCCTATACCAATAACATTGTCTACATTATCACATTCATAACCAGCACGATGACCTATGAAAACAACAGACGTATCTATACTCAAACTTGGATTTGGAACGGTGGCATTAGCACCAGCATCTGACCCAATTATAACAGAGTTTTTCCAACCACTAGCACCATAAGCAACATCGCAACCAATTAATACAGAACGGCTAATTGACGAGGTATTAACATTTGGTTCATTTTCTGGATTAGAAATTAAAATGTTACAATTCTCTGTCAACAGAGAATCGCCACCGCTAAGATAATCAATAAGACCAGCGATGGACATTTTTCCAACCAAACTAGAATCTGTACCATCAACCTGTGCTGCAAAAAACGTATTGTCAATATTAACCCCTTGGGTACTGACGTTTGCAACCAGATCAAGCTCAGAAAAATCAAGAACAATAACGCTCTTGTTGCCTTGACCAACAACGTTTGTTCCAGAGGTTCCTTCAAAATTAAAATTTGAAAGACCGGATAATGAAGTTCCATCTTGGAAACGAATAGCACCGCGAATTTTAAAATCTGCATCTAGTTCTGCAAACGGTCTTGGCTCTGGTGGTGTTTCATAATTTGGTGCGTTGGTTAATGGCTCACCTATCGGATCTAATGTTAAAAGTGTTTGAGTAAGACCAACAAAATTTGAGAAATTAAATTTTAGGTTATTTATACCTTGATCAGTTCCAATTTTCAGTGGATCAATGGTATTAAGAATTGTTGTGTGTCTATTAAAAGTATTATCAAACTCAAAATCGGTTTCAAATTCTGAACTAGAAGTTTTCAAAACAGAGAATTTACCATCAACAATAGATAGAACTCTATCTGTTAAAAGCCGACCCTCAATAAGTGGAGAAGATCCAAACCCAATTGCAATTGTTCCATCTTCTGGTAACGCAGAGTTGTATAAGTTACGACCAATTAAAATTGAGTCGTCCATACCACCAAAAGAATCGCCGCCATTATTAGCGTTTCCATCGCCAATAATTATATTTCTGTTGGCACCCGTGTATCCTGCTAAACTGTTGCAACCAACCACAGTATTATTAGAACTTGTTGGTCTTAACCCGCTACCAGCATGCCACCCAATCAAAGTGTTACAATTAACAACTCCACCATCAGACAAATGAAATCCGGCACCCCAACCATAATATGTGTTGTTGCTTTTTGTGGCATCTTCTTGTCTTACATTTGGAGAAAACCAACCACCATAAGTGTTTCCATTATGACCATAAATCAATCCGCCGCTAGACATGGAAGCACTTAGATCTTCACTTAATATCAAGTTTGTTTCTACGCCATTGTCATCTAAAAAGTATATGGCTTGACTGCGACCACCAACATCAAAAGGTTTGACATAAATTTTTCCATAGTTAGATGTTGTGTTTGGTGCAGAAGCCTGCTCATGCATTGAGATGGTTCCGCTATCAGACGATCCTTCGCAAAAGAACGCTACGGTTAGTGGGGCGTTTGGATGAAAATGTCTTGTTTCATGACTTCTTGATAAACCAACACCAACATACCCTCGTTCTGATATTGATATGTGTGAAAATTCTACACCATTATTACCGCTTGGACGAATAAGAGAAAAGTCTACAACCGTCATGTCAGAAACGCTTGGGTCTACACAGATATCTCCATAATCCTGAGTAATAAATGCGTCATCTAATTCTGGATCATATGTAATATGAAGCCCAGAAGCACGAACGTTTCCGTTTCCAAGAAGCTCTAATGAGCTACGAAAAAATCTAGAAGGTCCACTAGAAAATCTAATGTTTGAATCGCCGGTAGACTGAACATTAAAAATTGTTTCTGGAATTATAGGGTCTTGACCTTCGGTATATACAGCGTTTGTAATACCAACAAGACCAGACTGGCTAGCCTGACCCCCATTCCTTAAAATTGTAACAGCCTCTCTAACTTCAGACTGCCCATTGTCAATGTGGACTGATAATCTATCTTTCATTTCTGGTCCTTATTTTTAAATCTACGCGTCCATTTCATCATGATAAATAATGCTAAATCCACGAATACTGCTAGGATTTTTAATTCTACTAGCAAACCGTTGAACAACCTTTACTCCAGAATCTACAGTTCCATACATTACTGTATAATCATATCCAACCGTATTTCCTCCAACAGAATGTGTTCCAGAGCGTGATATAAAATTAACATCTGTTAGAGTAGGATATTTATTTTTAAAATGCGGTTCTTGTGCTACAACAACTCTTTGTCCAGAAACGGCGTATGGTTCAAGAAAAATACCCATACACCCACTTTCAATGATCATACCAACATCATATCTTCCAATATGACGCTGTGCAATCAAAGAAGCACCATTTATTGTTTCAAGAGAAATATTGCTTTCCCAACGCGATTTTGTATACGCATTATTCAGTGGAAAACAGTTTAAATCTGGATCTGGAAAACGATAAAGAAAATGATAATCTCTTCGATAATCCGCACCGCTTGAATGAATTTCAAAACCCGCACCGTCTAGTCCTTGGTCATTTAAATAGCCACAAAGGGCGTCGTTATGAAAACCATCATCTTCAGGATCACAAAACCCACTTGTGGCCAAATGTAAAGTTTTACATTCGTAAATACAATCAGACATTGTTTTTATATCAAAAGCATATGCTTTTAGCTGTCCACTAATGATAACATCGTTAAAATATCCATCCCAAAGTAGTTGGGGGTGGCCCAAAGAATAGGTTTTACTTTCACCGGGAACAATATCTCCATATACGGTGAGTTTAGAATCATTCACGTTTTGTGCAACGCCAGATGGTTGACCACCAATACCTACATTATCACCGCTAGCAAAAAAAATTGTTTCATTGATAGATGACCATGGGTATTGACTTCTACCAAGACTACCCTGGCCACTAATCGTGGGAGAAATATCACCAGATACTTGCAGTGTGCCAAAACTATGTAAAAAATTAGTACCAATAGCCAGTCTATAACTGTTTGGATCAAGATCGCCAAATAGTAATGGTGAAGCACCGCTTGTTATTGGGTTGCCACTAACGTCGCAAAAATCGTTATACGAAACAGGAAAAGAACCAAGAATAAAGCGATGGCTTTGATCTGGCCCAAGATACCAACCGGCACCATGACCAATAGCAATATTAAAACTTCCATATCTATTATGGTGCATGGTATGATTACCAATACCAATATTACCGCTTCCGGTTACATTTCCAACAAGCGACTGAAAACCAACAGATGTATTTCCACTACCGTACAAGTTACAACTTAAAGAATAACTTCCTAATGCTGTGTTTTCTATTCCATTGTAATTGTTACGCAAAGAAGCGTAACCAAATGCAGAATTATCTACACTAGAACGACCGGGAAGCAACAGTTGGCTTAGAGTATATAAACCAACCTTTGTTGTACGAACATCAAGGGTTGCAAAGTTGCTAGTATTTAGTGTTTGTCCATCCATAAAATTTGGTACAGAATCTACCAAATTTATGAGACTTGTTCTTAGATCAAGAGGCGAAATCTCTTGCGTCACGTTGTCTGGTAACAACGAAGCAATAGAATCCAAATACTGTGCTTTGGTAAGAATCATCTATTAAACCTTACTTGAATCTAATTTGTAGATTATCTTGATCGAACTTTGCAGCATCACCCTGATAAACAATTCTAGGATTTCCAAGCTGTGCGTGCATCAAAAGATTGCCAGCACCATGCGATGAAGAATCAAGAATGGCAATACCAGATACCCACCCCCAATCAATCAAAGCTGTGTTAAAAATCCATGTTGAAGCATTTTTAATCAAACCGCTGCCAGCATTATGATCGTTTAAATCATAGTCCCAAACATCATCACCAACAGAAGATGGGTTACCAAGATTGTATCTTGCATAACCAGTACCGCTTCCATTTATGGTTAAAGGTAATTCAGGAATAGTAGAACCGGTATGAGAATCTAATGGAATACCGCTGCAAAGTGCTACAGAAACATTTGTTGGTTTTGGAAAAGAACTACCTCTGAAAATATGGTGAAGTAATCCAGACTCCAGATAGTCAGATAGAGCTGTCATTATATAATATCCCCCTAAAAAGAATCCTATTTTGGTGTATAAACACGGATTGTACCATATTATACACAAAAAAAGGGTCACCCCCGGTTAAATGAGGATGACCCCTTTAGAATAAAACAGTTGATCTTTATCTATTAGAATGAGCCAAGGATAACTCTACGATTATCCAGTACGCCAAAGCCCAATTCTGCCCAGCCATAATAGCCAACGCGTTGTTGACGATGGAGGGTAGGATCTTCAAAGACTTGCAGAGCTTGCTTCATCGGCATAACAAAGCTATCTGTCGATCCTTGATCAAGACCAACAACAAGTTCGAGGTCAGATGCTTGAACAGCACCACCAAGACCACTAACAAAGAAGTTTTGGTATTCCTGACCTTCTCCAAGCTCGTCAAGATCGTGCAGATTAACACCATAGATACGAGTAATGGGAGCACCACCCTCGCTAGCGGTGTAGATTTCTCGACGAGTCACTTCGTCAACCTGATCAAGACCCCAGTTACGCACATCTTCCAAAGCCTCTGGAGAAACGTAAAGGTCTGTCAAGCGACCACGATTAGCAGAACCGGTGTTGCCACCAGCGTTTCGACGCATGACGGTCTGCATGAGAGAGACAAGACGCTTGCTAAACAAGCCAGCGGTGGCGTCACCGTCGTAGACCAAGATGTTACGATCAACGCCAGCAGCCAAAAGTGTATGCCATCCGTCGTCGTTCATCTTCTTAACAAAACCAGCTTCCATTACTTGTGCAGCACGAGCAGCTACGTCCCAACGAGCTTCACGAGCATATCGAAGCAAATAGTCGATAGAACTTGTGATGCTATAAGTCGGAATCATAACATAATCGCTTTCCACCGCACGTTCTGGAATGCGACCATGACCAGGATTGGTGTAAGCAACATGCTCACCTTCAAGTCCCGGCGAAATCATATCCAAAGGAAACTCTGTAGAAGCCCCTGGTTCAACGGTCATAGTCTCGAAAATATTCCCAAGAATATTTCCAATCAAAACACCCTTTCGAAGCGGAAGCTCAAGGGCTTTAGCAAATTGTCTTTGTGCAGCATAAGCTACATTTTGATCATTATCACCAGTCTTTTTATAAAGACTAATGAATTCATCACTTGGTCTTTCTGTGAATGACATGTTATAATATCTCCTTTATTTACTTATTAGGCTAAACCGTGATTAGGAAGATTGACATAAACCTTAGCATAGCCGTCAGCATCCTTAGCAGACATGAATCGGCCAATAGCCAAGTTTCCAGATGCCGCAGCGTTTGATGCTGAATTAGAAATACCGCCAGCAACGCTATTAGAAGCATAAGCAACGTCGCCAGGAACTGGAGTACCAACAACATTGTTTGTTACAACCCAACCACGGGTTAGAAGTGTAACCTTACCACCCTGTTGCACTTCATCCTTATAAAAATTAAGATGAGTGCGAGTCAAATCTTTGTTTACAACGTCATTCAGCAAAATTCCAACAGGAACGTCTGTTTGTGCCGCTGCTTGATATGAAACAGTGTTATCACCCTGATCCATAGCAGCACCAGAAGCACTTAGAAGATCCAAGCAAACAACACCACCACGAGTGGCTGTGCCCGCCGTGTAGAAATAACTGATATCAGTTGATTCTTCATATCTATCTGCTTTAAGAGCCATATTTATCTTCTCCTTAAATTACTTAGAGTTTAATACATGTTTTTCGAACCACTGAGCAACGCTGGCCTGGGTCTTTGAGACCTCATCATCCATATCGTCATCAACATTCATATCTGTGGCTTGAGACGCATCAACATCATCAAGGGCTTTGTCGGCAGCATCTTCTGATGCATCAGCTTTTGAAGCCTTAGAATCTTCCGTATACTTCTTGCCAGCCTTTTTCTTCATCATGCCAGCGATTGCTTCAAAGGCCGTATCATCAAGAGCTTCAAACGAAGCAAGAGTTTCATCAACTTCTTGATCATCTAAACCAGCCTCTGTTAAAGCGGCCTTACGCTTTGCCATCTTTTCCTTCTTCTTCATTTCTTCCATGTCTTTCTCTGCCTTCGCAAGAGCTTCTTTGGAAGTATTCAAAGCATCTTCAAGTTCGGCAACGCGAGCTTGTGTTGACTTGATTTGCTCATTAAGTTCTTCTACCGTGGCCTGGGCCTGCTTGGTAGCGACTTCATAAGCCGAAATTTTTGCTGCAAACTCTTTGTCTTTTGCAGCTTCAATCTGAGCCTTAACATTTGCAACCTCGGTTCTTGCTTCTTCAAGCTGTGCCTTGGTTTCTGCAAGTTGTTTTTCCAGTAATGACTGGTCTGCTGACATATTAATTTCTCCTATCGAAAGTTTTGAGTCAGTATCTACTATGAAAGACGCTGTGCTTCTGCTGTTTTCTGCTAGAATCACACTTCTAGGATTGGCGGGCTTTGAAACCAATCCCTTTCCAGAAAACGAGATATTGGATAAAGCACGACCAATTTTATATCCCTCATATTCACCGGTTCCACCATAAGCCCGTAGGTGTTTTGTTAAAAATGATGATGATTCATCTCGTGATAGAATTTTTGCTTTACCTTTTTGATCAATCAAAGCGTAGTCAAAACCGGAAAACAAACACTCCATAGAAACATACCATTTTCCTTCTTTGATTTCCGCAATAATTTTGTCCATGCGTTCGCGATTATCTTCTTGTGTCCAGCTATTGTAAAGAACGGCCTGAGTAATAATGTCAAACTCGTCTGGCATTGGTCCTTCGTCTGATACCGCTTTACCGTCCTTTGATAGAACATAGCTTCCAGTAATATGCCCAATTATATCATTTTCATCGTGCATGAAATTGAATTGTTTATCTTCGGGCGTATTACGTGCTAGCCAAGTATTTTCAGCAGTAAAAACGTCATCATTTTTGTTCCAGCCAGTGGAAACTAAAACCGCTTCTAAATAAAAAAGGTCAAGCTGCTCTTTGTTTTGAGCCAAAGCCATCGCGTTTTTTACAAAATCTGGACAATCAACACTCGACAAATCTAACTTTGTTCCAATATGAAACGACGCTTGAGAAGCATATACAATGCTAGCCGTAGATTTGACTAGATCGCCAACTCCATCGTCGATTTCTTTTTGAAATATTTTTATAGCCATTTTTATACCTCATGACATTATACACAAAAAATAAAAAATTTTACAAAAAAGGTTAATTTTCATCAGGCTCTGACAAAAACGACTCTAGACAATGAGAAATATAAATCCCAATAACAGCACTTTCATATTCATCCATCGTGCAATTTTCTAAAGAAATTCCAGCATTTTCTATTTCTTCTTGCAAATCTTTTGGTAGAGGCTGGTTGGAAGATAACGATTGATAAATAGTTTTTTGATCAATTTTAGACATTAAAGGAAGGCTAGCCAAGACACGCAATTTTATATCTGCCAATTCTTGAACCTCTGACTTGGTAAATTGTCTTTTGTTCTTTTTGCCAATAACTTCTAAATACCCATTTGAAATTACATCAAGCCCTTTATAAGTAACCATTGCCCACGAAGCAAGTTCGGCAACCCCAGGTTTGCTTCTTGGGGTATCAACACGCTTCTTACGCTTGTTTGTGTCTTGTTTGTTTTTTGGTCTGCCACCCTGTGGGGCGGCTGGTTTTGGTTTATTTTTTTCTTTTTCTATAGCAATCTTTTCTTGAATTTCACCTTGTTTTTCAATTTTTTCCATGTCTTTTTCGTGTTCTGGTTGATGAAATGGGCTAGCTTTTGGTGGTAGCTTTTCATCTTCTCTTGCCTTGTTCTCACGCTGTAGACGTAAACGTTCAACAGTCGGTATCTCTTTGAATCTTTCAAGAACAGTTTCATTAGAAATGATATCACGATCAGCAAGTTGTATAAGAAGATTCTTTTCAGCAGACTCGTCTGACAAGCTCATTTGATCGTAAACTACGTGTGCTGGTTTTCTAAATCCCATAGCACTACGAACAATTTCTATTTCTTTTTCCCAGAATTTTGTGAGCTGATCGCGTCCGTATTGTAATCTTTCAACAAGGGTTTTTAGAGAAATAAAGTTGTTTGTAAATCCCCCACCGTTATTGGCCATGCCAGTTAAAGTGGGTGGAACACCAAGACCAGCATAGATACTGTTCAAAACAGATTGGTATTTTTCTGAACCAAGGAATTTATAAACTTGACTATTGCTTTCTGTAAATTTTAGTTCTGGACCCCAAACAAGCTCCATGGTTCCACCGCCCGTATTGCTTGCTAAAATATTACGTAGTTTGTTTATACCCTCTTTGGTTGGAAGAACCTTGTGCTCAAAATCTCCAAGTGTCCACAGTCTTATGTTTGAAATTGCACCATCCAAAGCAGCAAGATCTGCCAGCTTCATTTTTTCAAGCATTATGATATCATCAAGAATAGCATATACCATGGGATGTGCCCATGATCGCCAGTCATCTTTCTTGTAATAAGAAATACAAAGACGCTCTGGGTCTAGATCAATCTTTTGCTGTTTATCTTTGATGGCTCTTTTTATTTCCTTTGGTAGGGTTTCAAGATGTTTGATCGAGAGAGTTCCGTCCTTAAAATTATCAAAAAACGTATTTGCATGAAGTTCATAGTTCTTTTTTCCTAAAAAGAGATTTACAACCCCATCCTTCATGTCAATAGCTAAAGGGTTCAAAAAATTGTATCGCCAGGGTATGATAGAATTATCAATATCCGGCTCCTCAACAATAACATCATAAGCTAAAGTTTTTAGATACTTTTTGACATTATCGTTTATTTTTGCATAACTTCTATAAACAAAAACATTTCCAGTACGATATAAATTATTTAAATAACGCTCAGAGCGTTCCTTGCCATCAACCTTTTTAAACCACTGTTGATAAAATTTCTCTACGCTTTTGTTTTCGTGAACTAAATTTATTCCCTGACAACCAAAATCACCCATCAGATCTATAACATTACGAACTATACCAACCTTGTCATAAGCGTCCATACACATCTTTATGATGCGTTTTGCTTGCCTTGGAACCTCTTCTTCTGGTCTAAAAGCATAATAATCTTGAGGGCCAAATCCAGGTTTTACAGAGCGATTTGGTTCAATATCTAAGAAATCGCGATGATATGCACGCGACACACCCTCATAAGACTCGTGAACGCTAGAAAATTGTTCGAAAGCCTTTGCCTTACCAACGGCATCGCCATCGTTCCACGTAGAAATATACTGAGTCATTCATTGTCCTCTGTGTTATAATTAGATCGTAATTCAATTGCTATCTAACTATACACAAAATGTCAATAAACATCCTTCATACGATCAGTAAACCAGCTAGGACCAGTAAAAAGTTTACCACTTTTGTTTTGGTCTTTTTCTACCGTCGCAAAACCTCCATAAAAATTATATATTTCTGTTGGTGGAACCCTAGAAATAACTCTGGCAGACATATTTGCCATGAGAAGTGCTGAATAACGGTCTTTTCTAAGTTTTCCCTTTTTTCCCCCACCAACAACTGTATCTGGAGTATCCCACCTGTCTCTACCAGATGGCGTTTGGCTCATTTCGATCATGGCTAATTCGTCTTTTAAATCTTCAATTTCAAGTACACATTGCTCTAAAGTGTCATATGTGCGGCCCTTTAATCCATCTTCTACGTTTGCTATTCCAAGGCTTACAGAATCAAACATTGGAAACAAAAGAACCTTGTCCTCAAAATCTTTTCTCATTCCATGGTTTGCTTCAGACAACCACTCATATTTAGCAAATTGACACATTTCAAGAATATGTAAACCTCTTTGATCGTCCGTGTCTTTTGGTTTTTCTTCATCAATAATTTCCCAAATTGGTAACTCGCCATCTTCTAGGTTGTGGGTATCGTGTAGAGCTTCCATAACAGCGATTCCACCACCTTGAGCATCCATAGATATACGTATACATGGAAATATTTTCATCAAATCACGAATTTTACGAGCACAATAAGAATAAAAATCTGTTTCTTTAGAATATCCTTTTTTAACAAATTCTCTGTGCTGTTCTCTTGTTGTTGTCCAACAATGAACGGTTTTGCGATGATCACTGTTCACTTCTAAAATTACAATACTGAAGTTGTCTACTTCTGACGCTGGGTCAACACCAAATATATATTGTTTTTTGGGGTCACCTTTTAATTGGGCGGTAAAACAAATCGGATCGTTGTTTTTATCCTTGATAATCTTTTCTGACGTTGAAGGATTGCTTGGATCAACACACACACAAGACTCGATTAACGAGCGTTTAAAAAACCCTTGAGAATCGCGTGTGAAACACGCTCCGAATTCCATTTGATAGATACCAGCATGAACGGTTGCTTTTGATCTAGCAACCTGAGAAGCATCCATAAAACCCTCTGGAAGAAGTTCGTATGGAATTCTAATTATTGAATAGTCTTTCCAGTTGAAATCTTTTGGTGGGGTATCTCCACCAAACAATTCACGCAAACGGTTTTCTTTTCCTTTGCTTTGAATTATTGCTTTCCACTTTTTCCAATATTCAGCAAAATGATTAAAATCATAATAAGCAGTTCCAGATAAAATTATTTGATTTTCTCTGATTTTGAGCGTGTTATTATCATCTTCTATTATTTCTATTCCAAGTTCTTTAGCTTTATTTTTTGCTGCAATTCTTTTTACATTTTCAACTGGATCTGAACTAACAGCAGCAAAACCAGCTACTACTGTTTCGAAAATTTCTCTAGGAATACTAGCAAACTCATCAGAAATAATATCGTTAGCACGCTGACCTCTAATTTTCTGCCCGTCTCCAAGAGGCAAACAAGTAATGCGAGATTTATTGATCCGCATAACGCAGCGATCAACATCTCGTCTCGGCCCTGAGTTTGCATCACACATACTCCTTAAAATTGGTGCGTTGTGCCAAATGGTTTCCATATATTCAAAAAGCACTTTTGATTGTCGAAAAGCGGCACCAACGACAACCACTTTTCTTTCGGGCATCAATAAAGCCCTGATCATAGAATATAAAGACAAGATAAAAGATTTTCCAAAGCCACGACTAGCAATTAGCATTGGAAATCGTCTGTTCCACATTTCACATAAAAATAAAGCCTGAGAAGGAAGGATATTAATATTAAAAACGTGCTTGCACAAAAAAGAAAAATACTCTGGTCTACTCATCAACCAAAGCAGTTTATATTGAAAGTCATCGTCATCGAAATCTACAAAAGACATTGGGTTAAACAAGTTTTCTTGCGAAAAATTACCCAAGTTTAACCATGCATCGTTAATATGTCTTAGTTTTGTTTCTGTCATAAACCTTCTCTCTTCATTCCACCGCGTTGTACTTCAAAACCAAAGGTTATCCATAAGATATATTCAAGACTTCTCCAAAAATTAAGGCTGTCAAGAATTGGATTTAAAATATTGGTAATTGTACAATAGCAGGTGTCGTATGGTTTTTTATGGTGTTTGGCGTGTTGATACGGTGTTTGAACTATACAAGTGTCTTGCAACAAACGTATCCAAAAAGGGTTTTTATTTCTTGTTCTATGATTCCATGTATGAATTTCATTTCCCAAGGATGCCACAGCTATAGTAAAAACAACTGGTATAAACCAACCATAAAAAAATAAATATGTTACAATAAAAACAGCACCCATAGAGAATGTTTGCATGTTTCTACTAACAAAAGACGACATTGTTCCAATCCATCCTGGGTGCTTGTGATGTTGAATGTTTGGAACACCAACATGTTTTCCAAGTATTGGCCAATCTGGTGTGATGTATGTATCTTCAAACCAATGAACAAAGCCAGTGATAAAATCGGCTATTAAAACACAAAAAATAATTGTGTGCATAAAAATGTCTCAAGTTTTTAAACTGTCTATATTTTTATATCGTTTGGATGTTAAAACGTTGTCTGCAAAGCCATAATATACAGCCTCTTCAGCACTCAAATACCAATCTCCGTCTTTTAATTTTCTTTTTAAGAAATTTTTAACTTTTTCAAGTGTTATATCTGTATAATTTTCTTTTATATATCTACCATTTATCATTCTTCTAGAATAGATATCAATCATTGTTTCCATTTCTTTTTGTTCGAATCTAGCAGCTTTGTGAACATCTAGATAATTTCCTGAATAAGACGTGCTACCAAAATGACACATAAAATATGCGTGTGGCATCATAATGCGTGCGTCTGCGGCTTGAAGAATCACGCTGCTCATAGATTGTGCTTGTCCATAAACTATCATGGTGATGTATGATTGACAAACAAGCATTGCGTCATAAATTGCCATGCCATCATACCAACTGCCACCAACACTGTGCATATGAATAATTATTGGGTCATTATTCATTGCGTCTAACAACCGCAAATTCTTGTAAAAAGTAGCGGTCATTCTGTAATCAACTCCGGGTTCTTCGTCGTTGTTACCTATGTAACTGTGAAGAAAAATTTCTCTATTTTTCCAGTCCAATCCGTATGAATTAACATCGGAAATAGTTTCTGTTGTATATGTCACAACTTTCTCCCAATGGAATAGTGTTCGTTGACCCTCTTGAGTATGCTATTGATCACAAGTTTAGCATTTTTTCTATCGCCACAAAAGATGACATGAATACCATCGTACATCTGAAATTCTATTAGCATTTTCAACATATATTTGTTTGTAATTACAATAGAACCCCATTTATCTTTTGGTATATCAGACCCTTCTGGAAAATTCATCAAGTCCTCTAAAGTAAATTCTAGAATCAAAAATTTAAATGGAAAATTTTTCATTCTTTCTATTTCGTCTGTGAATCTTTTTTTATCTTTACCAAGATTGATAGCAAGTTCAGATATTTTCCCTTTTCTTTCTATGCACAGCTTATCTTCAAGCCCAAGTAAAGAATAATCTCCTGTGTCCAATTTTCGAACAACCATACCCTTACAAGATGTATATCGGCCATTAAAAGCCTCGAACGTATAACCGTCCTGTTCTCTTGTGTCTTTTACGACTGTGTATGGTGGTGCTTTACTTATTGCCATTTCTCATTATTATCTCCATAAACAACGATTCATATAAATGTTCCTTGCCCTTGATTGAATCGTGACAATCCCAACAAAGAGTAATTCCGTTCCTGGTATCAAATCTAAGTGATGATGCTGACGACCATTTCTTTATGTGGTGTGCTTGTAGGCCGCGTTTTTTACCGCAACGTTTTTTACCCTTTGGCATTTGACAACAATACCCGTCTCTGGAATAGACAAGTCTACGCCATTCTTTATAGACAGGATCTTCATAATTTCTTTTCATCTTTGCAAAATACTTTGGTTATCAATATTTCATATTCACAAGTTTTGATTAATTTTGCTGTTTCTAGTGATTCGTCTTGTTTGAGTAACAATTCAGAAAATCTACAAAAAACAAGATAACACGCTTCGTCTGGATCGTTTGCCTCCACAAATAGAATTGGAAATTTTGAGTTAAACTCTCCAAGCTTGAACTTTTTAAGCAACCCAAGTACATTTGTCATGTCCAGTTTAACGGTATAAATTTTCATTGTAAATCATTATCTACCATCATTTTCACCAGATCGGTGAATGAGTGTTTTGGTTGCCAACCTAACTCTATCCTAGCCCTTGAATTATCCCCACACAAATAATCAACCTCTGCTGGTCTATAAAGGTCTGGATCTTGAACAACATAATTGGTCCAATTTTCAATTCCTGCATGATCAAATGCTACGTCTAGGAACTCGCGAATAGTATGAGTTTCGCCGGTGCAGATAACATAGTCCTGTGGACTTTCCTTTTGCAGCATCATCCACATCGCTTCCACGTAATCTCCCGCATACCCCCAATCTCTAAATGCTTCCAAGTTGCCTAGACGTAGCTTTGGAAACTTTGGTCCAAAAATAAAATCTTTAGAAACTCTTGGTGTATGAATGTAGTCCTGATCTATATCGAAGGCATATGAAAATTGTTCGTTGTGCGAATTTTTCCACTTAAGAAACTCGCCAATCCACTTGGTAATTTTTCTTGTCACAAAAGTTTCTCCTCTACGTGGACCCTCGTGATTAAAAAGAATACCAGAACTGGCATGTAATCCATAAGCCTCTCTAAAAAGCCTTGTCATATAATGTGCGGCACACTTGGCAATCGCATATGGGCTTTGTGGCATAAATTTCGTATCTTCGTCTTGGTATTTTAGTGTTGGGCCACCATATTCGTCGTAAGACTCGTCATAGTTTTTTCCAAACATTTCACTGCTACTAGCCTGATAAAATCTAGCCTTAATTCCAAGGTCAACAATAGATTGTAAAATATTCAGGCATCCTTTGCCTGTAATATCCCAGGTTAAAGCTGGTTGTGTAAACGATATTGCAACGTGACTCTGAGCGGCTAAATTATAGACTTCATCTACGTCCCCGTGTTGTTTTAATAAATTTATAACACTGTGTGGATCTGTTATATCGCCCTGAACCAATTTGAATCTGTTATGATCAAGAATGTGCTTGATTCTCTCGGTGGTGTCTGTGCTGGAACGCCTGGAGACGCCAACCGTTTGATAGCCCTTGCTCAACAATAAATCCGCAAGGTGACTACCATCTTGTCCGGTTATTCCAAAAATAATCGCTTTCTTCATATGTTTCCTTTTTAACAACCTGGTTGATCGCCTACGTAAGTAATAGTCGGGTTGGTGTGCTTTATAGACTCGTAATAAAACGGTCCAGTTGGTACCATTTGCGGAACCAGTAGGGTGTAACGAGGATCAGTAGGAACATCGGATGTTTCTTTGTTGAACACAAGTTTCAAATGATCTTTGATGATTTCTATCTTCCTTTCGTCTAGGGCCGAACCACCACCTTCCAACTCAAAATATCCTTGTAGCCAATAACAAAAATCTTTAGGTGTCATTCATAATTCTCCTTAAATGTCTTAGTACCTGGGCCATTTGACTATCTTCGTATGGATCATCAATGATCCAGATTTTCAGCAGATCAGAAATGGTTCCTGTACGTGTCGTTCTGCGTCTCCATTCACCATTAATTTCGTAATCGTCAAAAGTTATTGGTAAATCTTCGAATTTTTCATAATCGCGAGGCGGCAACATTCCGGTATCTGAGTGCGGCTCTATAACATCATACTCACCTTGATCATCTTCTTCGTCGATATTGTTCAAAAAATTTATACAACCACACTTATAGCATTTTACACACTCTGGGTCTATGATGGTTGGGTCGTCTGGATCTCCACCGTACACCATGTTTGAAGCGTTGCAGCTTGTGCAATTAATTTCATACCAAATATTTATATCTTTTGACATTATTCTCTCACTGTTTCTGGGGTCAAGAATGGTTGATCTGCTGTGTCGTCTGTATATTTATGAAATTGAGACAAACGCTCCTTTTCTTTTTCCATGGCAAGCCGCATCTTTTCCATTTCTCTACCATATTCCATAGCGATTTCTGGGTTTGTTATAAGATGCGTCATCCAGCTAACAAAATTTGTCTTGCTATCTTCAAGACGTTTTACACGCTGCTCGCGAGTGGCTTTCATATCTTTCAACATGCTGTTCTTTTTTGTTTGTAGCTCTCGATAATCTTTGTTTAGCGATTCTTGAGAAGCCTTTAGGCTAGCCACTTGTCTTTCTAGATTGAATAATTCTTCTTTGTTCTGTTGATCAGGGTCACGACCGCGTTCAAAGGATATCAATTGTTCTAGAGTGCGAATCTGTTCAAGATTTTCTTTGTTGCCCTTGAGTGCTCTGTTCATAAGTATGTCCATCTTGATAAGGTCAACCACCTGAAGCTCTTCGGTTGGAATAACATCATCTTTGAATTGAGATATTATACGCACCCAATGATATTTAAAAAGATCAAGTTCTTCGTCTGTAAACTGCTGTTTTAATTCAGTCCAATAGGGCCTACTTACAAGATTGTAATGTGCGGTGTCATGGTCGTTGGAATCCAACCATTCTGGAGGATGAAAATCGCCCCTTGCCACTTTACGTTTGATGAATTCCAAAATGCTAGCAGGATCACGATCAAGGTCACGCCCCAATCGCTCTGCATCAAAATGAAGATTATCTTTTATATATAATTCTTCGTCCTTAGATATTCTTCCCTTCTTCATAAAATCCGTGGTCCTCCAGAATTTGTTTGACGATTTCAATTATTTCTTCTTTTCGTTGTTTTCCAACATAAACATCGTTTATGAATTTCAAATAGTCCATACGAAGATTTGCTGGCATAAATTTATCTATGGCCCTGCTCATTGAATCCAAATCGAGTTGTTCGTGGCCCTCTGTATTGTGTTGATCTTTTTGATCCAACAAGCTATCTTCATGCTCTAACTGAGCTGGCTGTATCAATTTTTTCCTGGCTTCGCTTGTTTGGCCCGTAAAATAATTGTCTCGTACAAATGTTTTCAGTCGATTCGATAGATTCACACTGAGAAAATTTTCAAGGGGCCTAGTTGGATCGTATCTGTTTAGTGCCTCGATGCAAATGATGAATGATTCTTGTTTTATATCATCTAGTGTGTAACCATAGAATGTATATTTAGGGGCTATTCTATCTATGACTATACAAATTTGATCGTAAACCTGTTGTTCGGTCATTCCTTCCGGTGTTTTCATTGATCGCTGTCCTCCAATTTTATTGTCCTCCAAGATTTTCCGTCGTAAAGTTCTAGTTTGTTTATTATTTTATTGTAGATGATGGTGCCCTGTCTTGGTCTTTTGGGCCTAGATTTAACTGGTTCGATGTTGATTTTTTGATAAGAGGGCGAACTTGATGCCGCATAGTCTTTTAATTGTTCTAAAAGATCTTTGGCACTCAAAACGTCGATGTGGCCGTCTTTGAAGCCAATGTATTGATCTTTTTCTAGAATCAAAACGGCATCAGAAGTGAGAATCGAACAAGAGTGTTCTGGTAAAAAAGAAAGATCTGTTGGTTTATAAGAAAAAACCAGTACATGATCACCATCGTTTAGTCTCAAGCGGTCGCCACCCACATGAGTTGACGGTTTTAGAACACAATTTTCGAATTGACCCGTTTGATAAGATGTTTTCTGAGCCACGCCGTTTTGATACAGGCTTACACCGAAAAAAAACCGTTGTTTTTCCGGCACTTGTTTTGATAAGCATTGAGTTTTTGAGTGTTCAAGTTGTCGCTCAAGATCTTTTTCTAGACAACAATCTTTTAGCGTGCAATTTCCAACGTGAATGTTGCCGCCAAGATACTCTCCAACACAAAAACATTCAGGCAGTATCAGTATTTTCATCTGATGTTGGTTCCTTTTCTTTCATCAGTTCAGACATGGCCCTGTCGGGTTGATCTAGTTCTTTTTGTGTTTCAATTTTTAATTCTGCGGTCGCCCTACAAATCAGCTCTGTTTCACAATGAATTGTTTCTTTTTGCATTTTGCGTTTTCTCCTTGTAACAATGTTTGTATACTTATTATACTCGTTTCGATCAACTTTTCCAAAAAGGTTTTGTAGAAACTGTAAAAATAGACTAAAATAGTGTGTGGCAATGGCTGTAAAGTGCCACAAATCAACAAAAATTTGTAAAAAAACGTAATCGGGTGCAGTTTGGCGTTTCTGACCCATTGTTGAGTGGATCGTCTAGAGAGGGTGAACAAGCACCCCAAGGCCGGGCAAAGTTTTGAATCTTGGCTCTGACCCACCATGTCAACCAAGTCCTGTAAAGAGCGGCAATCGCGAAAGAAGTGCAAGTGTAACGTCTGTCAGTACGAAAGCCCCTGCTGCGATCCAACACAGCCAAATACCTCTTTACAGGTATAGATGGTCTTGGTCTGCAACGAACAAGCAACAAAAAGGGGCAATTTGAGAGGATTGGGTGATACATTATGACGAATTTGGGGTATTGCGAGTAAAGCACCCCTGTCAAAATGGCAGTCGCCACGCCACAAGTTCCACAAGATAAAACACCCACCCCGTCTGAATTTTGAGAAAACTTTCTGGTTTTCTGTGTTGAAGTATTGACTCGCAAGCCGATCTATGTATAATAGAAGCATAGGAAGTTGGGAACACGAGTTTGAAAGTCAGTTTTGGGAAAAATTTGACAAAAATTTGCTAAAGACTATTGACAAAGCTAGTCGATACGATACAATAAACAAAAAAACGATGAAAAACTTAGGATTTGCTAACGGTTGGAACGAAAAACCAGTTGAGTTTGTGAACCACGAACGAAACTGTGGCACCGTGAGCGTGTACAAACACTCACTTGGTCTCCCAGGAACGTTTGAAATGCGTGAACGTAAGGTTTTTGATGTAAGAATCAGCAAGATTGGCCCTCTTTTGCATCGTCACGAGTGCAAAAAGTGCGGCTGTAACTGGATTGTGGATTCACGATAGGTTTTATTTACCAGAAGATTTTGAATAGTCGTTGTGACACAACCATAAAGGGAAAACAAATGCCGAAGATTGCACAACACGTAAAGAACTTGACCGGGTTTACTGGTCTGGCCGCGTTGTATCGACTGAGTGAACCGTTGAAAGGATACGATTGGGGCGACGAACCTGGACCGCCACAATACGAATACGTTGTTGTATCCGCCGCTGTTGCCACGTTCAGCGGTGCAGAGACTTATATATTTGGATCGAACGAACGAGGCGAGGTTGTTAGCTGGACCGAGCTTCGTGGTTCTATGCGTGGAACACTTGATCATGCTGCGGCACTAGAAAACGCTGGCTATCAAGTTGGTGTACTAGCCTAAGTCGTTGGGGCACAACAACTTGCGACGATGGGGGCCGCCTCGCCCCGCCGCAAGTCCTTGCAGCACAAGGGTTTACGTCTTTTATTTTTTTTTAGAAAATGCTGTTCTGACCGTTGACAGGCAGCCGATAGTTTGTACGATGACACTGTAGTTGGGAAACAAAATCACAAGGAGAAAAGAAAATGGAAATGAGCGACTTCTTGGCCCAAGAACAGATTGAAGAACTCTTTGCTGAGCAAGAGGCTTACGAGGACTGGTTGGATTATCAGCGATGGCTTGATTCTCAAGAATATAGCCCTGAGTTCGACGAAGTTGTCGACGACCTACAGGATTTTTGGGATCAAGGTCGAGAACCGTTTGATGTGGGCGATTCCTACGACCCATACGATTACGGCACGGATTATTACGAATAGTCATAAGTCCTTGCTGCACAAGGGTTTGCGGCAAGGCGGGCCGCCTCGCCCCGTCGCAAGTCGTTGCAGCACAAGGGTTTACGACAAATCTAAAAACTTATCCTTTTTTCTTGTTCCGACGCTTGACAAACGGTCGATGCTATGTATAATAAAGATATGAGAAACTTAGGAACAATGAACGGTTGGAAGTCAGAACCCTCAGAATACACAAACCACAAGAAGGTTTGTGGAACTGAACGAACATACAGGCATGACCTTGGTCGTCCTGGCTTGTTTGAAATGCGAACAGTTCGCGTTTACAATGTAAAACATAAACTTGTTGGTAGCTGCTTGCATGAATACGAATGCAAGGATTGCGGTTGCAGTTGGAAAGTTGATACTTCTGCTTGACAAACACAAATCTTAGCATACAATATAGAAAAGGAAAAACGATGGACAAAGAATACGACGTTTACGATTTTCTAGATGACATTGGATATGATAACTTCGATGATGATTTCGAAGATTATGATCCAGACGCAGATCGTGGCTTTCAAAACCTTGATACGGATTTTACGTGGTGATGAACGGTACTAAACTTGTTGTTCCCGATGAATGTGTTGTCACCGTGTGGCGTTGTGGTGGTGGCAATCTAGATGAACCAGAGTTGTGCATGAACCCCACAGAAGTTGACGTTACATTCTTCGAGGAGAATGGGACGCCAGTGTGTGAGGGTTGCGGATGTGATATGGAATACGATCATACGTATATCAACGTTGCGGCTTTATTACAGTCTTTGCTAAAATAATCGGATAGTCGCCGCAAGTCCTTTGACACCAACGACTTAGGGCGACAGGTGGGGGCCGGGCCGGTCGCAAGTCCTTGCAGCACAACGACTTACAACAATTTTAGTTTTTTTTCTAGTTTTTGCTTGTGCCCATTGACAGCCGTTGCCGATACTGTATAATAGAGAAAACAACCAAAAGGAATGAAAAGATGACGGGTTTGGAACTAAAACTAGAAGAAGTCTTGGAACACTATAGCCGAGAGGATTTGATTGTTTTATTGGCTCAATCCTTGAGACAGCTTGAAGAATTGCAAAAAAAGATCGACGAAGTCGAAAACGTTGTGCGATAACCCATTGACAATCGTCTGGGTTTGTGTAGGATAAGGAAAAGGAAACAAAATGAGCAAAAAGTTTGAAGAAACCGAAAGCGGCAAGTTGTTTGCAGAGTTGCGACAATCTGTAGAAAATATGATCGTGGTGCCCAACAGTTGGTTGCCAGAAGATTTTCAGGACAAGGTTCGCGGCGGTCGCACACTAAAGCGGTTGAACGAGTTGTGTGAAGAACGATACGACAAAATGACCGAACACAAACGGATCAAAGCAATCAAGGCTCGCAACATTGCACGATTGGCCGCACAGATTGCGGAAGGTTCGACCGACATTGATTGCCCATTAGATTATTCGAACAACGAACGCGATGAAATGGCACAATACCGTGCAGAATGTGCTATGGTCGCCGGAATGGTAAACGGTGGTTTGGTTGATGCCGATGATTTGATGGAGTAAAAAAATGAATACAGAAAATGGTTTTCCCCATCTGTTGATTCAGTTGGTTCGAGACTATACGGGTAGTAGTCTTTGGGAAGTTTGCCCGCCAGAGTATGTAGAATATTTTATGCAGTTGCACGCAGGCAATGGCAACCCAGCAACGCGAGAAGATGAAAGCCCGTTCGCTTACTTTGAAGAAAAATACCCCGGTTGGACGATATATAAATATATCCAAGTACATTCGCCCGAAATGGCTCATCGTGTAATAGAAGAAAGATACTGGCCGCTATGAAATGGATTTCTCTTTGTATTGTTTTGTTTGTTTGTGGGTGCAGCACTCGACCTAGGATTTATACAAGGTTAGAAGTCTCTGTGCCCGATATATGGGCCAACAAACCAAAACAATCTGGAACACTAACAATAGAAATTGTGAAATGACGACCGAAGAACAGAAGCGGTAAAAAAATATCGCGTAAGTCTTTGCGGCACAACAACTTAGGACGAGCGGGGCCGCCCCCAATTTTCGTAAGTCCTTGCCGCACAACAACTTATGAAAAATCAAAAGTTTTCTTTTTATCTGTTGACACGGATTGCCGATAATGTATAATGTCAGCATGGAAACCACACAACAACAAATGATTCGGATTGCGAACGAACGGGGCTTTGAAGCAGAGCCTAACCTTACGGGCGGCATCGCAATAAAGATTCCTATTGACAACAACGAAGTTGTCATTTTGCACGCTCACAATCTAAACAGTCTGAAACTAATCTTTGGTGGTATTCACGATGAAAATGTGGAAGTTGGTGAAAGAACTCGCCAATGGTGGATGGCCTAACGACAGGAAGCTACTGATTCTTGCGGCAAGATATTATCTTGGATTAGAAACGGTAGATACGCTTCGTGTCAATGCTAAACTTAGCCCAAACAAAATAAACTTTATTTTGTACAATAGATAAAAGGTCACTGATGGTTGAGCAAACTCCGATGTTTCGAGTTACCACTGGCAACATTTTTGGCGTTGCAGAGCGGTGGCCAGAGACGTTCTATCGTCGGGCCAAAGAAATAGTTGCGGAAATGGACGACGTTCTTGAGCACGATTCTAACTACTGTTGTAATCCGGCCTTTGCTGGTGCTTGGGTTACGGTTTTTGAGAAGCGGACGGCTGATCGGATTCAAAAATGTTGGAACCAACTTTTGCCGCTTGCTCTGCGGTCCATGTCTCCTCGGTGGCGTGCAGAATACGATAAGAGTATGATGATGTAAGTCCTTGCGTGGCAATGGTTTAGGACGGGCGAGGCCCCCCAGATTCGCCGCAAGTCCTTGCGTACCAACAACTTACAACAAAAAAAAGATTCAAGAAAGAGTCTTGACAGAGCCGATCTATAGTGTATGATCAAGGTGTGAAACGGTGGGCGTTCAAGGGGCTTCATGCCCCGTGGATGCTGCTTCGAACAGTCAACCCAGCTCGCCCGTCGTCTCACTCAATTTATCCGACTCGCCCAACCGTAACGAGCGAACAAAAAAAAAGATTTTGTGGCTTGACAAACAACAAACAGACGATATAATAGAAATATGAAGCGAAAACGAGAGACGCTAAAGATTGCGATAAAGATTAACAGGGTGGCGATTGGTCACCAACAACATATCACCGGCACCGGTGTTCACAACGGCCGCCCAAAGCGGCAAAGAACGCGACAGGCACAACGTAGTGCTTGGCGTAAAGAATGTTTTTAGGGTTTTTTTGGAGTTTTTAGAATGGTTGTGGGTTTTACCAAAGACAAGGAAACGAAGAATACGATTCGTTTCACTGCACCAGTTGGCGGTAAAATCACTGGCTCGATCTATGTTTCGAAGTCAAGCGAACTTGCCAAGCAGAACGAAATCGAACTTGTGGTTATGGAACCCGTCGAGGAAAATGTCGGGGCCTAAAACACTTTTGAGGAAAAAAAATGATCAAGCAAACTCCGACGGTCGTCGTGGGAACGGTTTTTCCCGCTGGTAAGGTCGTAGCCATCAAAAGCGACCATGTGTTGGTTGAGACGCCAGAGGGCGTCAAACGTTTTTCTTTTCAGCAAATAGAAAGGTTCGTAAGTGATCAGCGATCTCTATCTCAAGCGTAACGAGCGGAAGATTTCAGTTCTCTACCCTGTTCATGGCCGCAAGAATGTTTTGCGAAGAATCCAGGGCATCAAGTTGGCGTCTTTTACCGGCCCTAACGGTCGCGGTATAAAGGTGCGTCAAAGCGATGGCAAGGTTCGATCTTTGTCTATTTCTAAGTGTGTTTCTTCTCTGTAGCGGATTTCTTTCGTTGCGTTCGAAGTCGGGGCTTGGGCACCGACTTCTTTTTTTCTAGGGTCGTAAAATGCTAAAAGTCCTTGTGTTTATTTTGATCGCGGGTTTTGTGTTTCTTTGTTGGGAGTTTTTGAACGCTCCCGAATATCCTTGGCACGATTGATCTAAGTTGTTGTGCCGCAACGGGTTACAACAAGCCCGGCCCCGCCGCCCCGCCCCAAGTCCTTGCAGCACAACGACTTGCGACGATCTAAAAAATACCACAAAAAACTAATCAAACGCTTGACCGCTGGCCGATATACACTATAATAAAGGGGTCAGTCAAAAAAGACTGAGAGCATAAGGTTCCACGCTTGACAAACGCGAAATAGACTGTATAATAAAGAAACAAGGAACACAAAAGATGCACGTATCGCTGACGATTGTCTCGAATAATCGCAAAGTTGGGCCTATTCCGGTGTCAACTACTGAGGAAAATAGTTGCCCGAACTCTTGCCCGCTGCGTGGCACCGATTGCTATGCTCGGTTTGGTCCTCTTGGTATGCATTGGCGAAAGATTGGACCCGGTGGCCGTGGTTCACAGTGGACTCTGTTTTGTAACGCGGTGAAGCGGTTCGCCCGTGGCCAGTTGTGGCGACACAATCAGGCTGGCGATTTGCCAAAAGACGAGCAGACTTCGCAAAGCGGCGTTGATCGCATCGACCAGCAAAAGTGCAGGGAACTATCCGAAGCAAGCCGCCACACTCGCGGTTGGACCTATACGCACTATGATCCTACCGATGAACACAACAGGTCGGTGATCGCGGAAATGAACAGCCAAAGCGGGCTAACTGTAAACCTATCGGCTGACAATCTTGAACAAGCCGATCAATACTATGAACTGGGCGTTGCTCCGGTTTGCGTTATTCTTCCAAAAGATGCACCGCACAGGGGAAACAAAACCCCCAACGGTCTATCCGTTGTAACTTGTCCGGCTCAAACAAATGAGTCAATGAGCTGTGACAAGTGCAGATTGTGCCAAGTGCGAACCCGTAAATCCGTTGTTGGATTTCTTGCACACGGAACGGCAAGCAAGAGACTTTCCGAGAGGCTAGAAAATGTGGTAAATAAATGATACAATTTTTACTGTTGTCGGCTTTTTTTGTTGTGATCCACGCGATATCAGATAGTAAAAACAAAAGGTACTAAAATGAAAAGTTTGCTTCTCTTCACTTACAAGCAGCCGCTAAAGGGACCGCGTTTTCGCTGGGGCGTGTTGTGCAATCGGCGTGATACTCACAAGCACCCCCTGGCTTGGTCAACGATTCGCGGCCCATATCGTGCCCACGATCCAGAGTTTCAACGCTCAAGAAACATTGACACTGTTTTGACGATCGACGGCCCAAAGGCTTTCTACCATGAACGTCAGGGCTTTCGCTTGAGGGTGCCATTTCTTGGGTGGGTAATCGAACCATTTCTAAAATAAATGCAGTCACAATCCCCCTGATCGGGCGGGTTATGGTCCTGGTCTCCCTAAGTCCTTGTGGCCCAAGGGTTTAGGGATGGCCCGGCCCCCCCAGCTCGTCGCAAGTCGTTGTGTGCCAATGAGTTGCGTCAATTACTTTTTATTCCAGAATCTTTGCAGCCAAACGGTTGACAATGCCGATACATAGTGTATCTTAGGGGAAAGGAAAAAACGATGAAGCCATACGCAAAAAACAGCCTCGAAGTCTTAGCCCATGTAGACCGCTCAAAGCCGGTCCACGTTTACCGCAATCTGCACAAGGATTGTTTTAGTGTTCGTCAGGGTGGCCGTGTTGTTTGTCACGCTGAAAACGTTGTTTTACGATGGGCCGAGTTTGTTGTGGGCGTGGCTGGCCGCGAACGAGTAAGAAAAGAACGCAAAAAGAATGTTCACGCCTATGTAAAGGGGTTTGCGTTTCCGGCTAGCAGCACCTACGATATGTTGCCGTTTGCTTGGGAAAAAGTTTACTACAATCCGTATACCTGCGACTTTTTCAAGTGCGATCAGGACTATGTTCGGGGTGCCGAATGGGTTGATCTTGCGATTGATCAGTTTACCCCAGAAATCTTAGCTTTCAACTTGCGTTTACAACACTAGACTGTATAATAGAGTAAACTTTAGGGAGACAATGAAATGGGATTGGATCAGTATGCTTTTGCACGCAAGGGCGAACCCTTCAACTATCGTGCCGAAAACCTTTTTGGCGAAGAACAAGAATACGTTGGCTATCCAGAGCAAAACGAGATTGCCTATTGGCGAAAGCATCCAAACTTACAGGGCTGGATGGAGCGTAGGTGGCGTGAAAAGAACGGTCATCAAGTTGACAACAAGGAGTTCAACTGCGTCGATTTTGAACTCGACACCGAAGATTTAGAGAGTCTTGAGTTAGACGTTCTACAGCACAACTTGCCGCCCACTACAGGGTTTTTCTTTGGCGAAAATAGCGACGAAGAATATTTTAGTAGCGATTTGTCTTTCGTCAAAAGGGCGAAAGAAGCTATTCAAAACGGTTACACCGTTGTCTATAGTTCTTGGTGGTGAAAATGGGACATTACAAAACGGTGTTTGTTGCAGATGAAATGGAAAAATCTGTGCAAACCCATGTGCGGACACAAAAAAAGAAGAAGTAGGGTTTGATCGTTAAGTAACCTTGTTAGAAGTTGAGTGGTCTGGGACGCAAGCAAACCATTCGATTGACGCAACTCTTTGCACAACAACGGGTTACGACAGGCCCGGCCCCCCGGCCCAACCCCAAGTCCTTGCGGCACAACGACTTACGACAATCTAAAAAAACGTGAGAAAAACCGATCTCGTAGGCTTGACAACGCCGATCATTAGACTATAATCAAGACATGAACACAGAACAAAAAATCCAAGTCATCACCCGATGCCCCTTTTGTGAAGAAAAGGAAACCATCGAAGTTCCGGCTGATGGCTATCGTGCCTGGCAGCGTGGTACCCTCGTTCAAGACGCACTTCCAGACCTGGACGCATACAAGCGTGAACAACTGATCACCGGCACCTGCCCCCAATGCTGGATCGACGTTTTTGAGTCAGATGAAGATTTTTATGCTTGACAAATAAAGTTTGCAGGCTATAATAACAACGTAACTGGTTTGGTTTTCTTCTAGAGAGGTTTTTCGATGAGTAATGTAGCTGTTTCGAATCTGTCAACGAGCGTGCGTGAGTCTTTCAACTTTACGGTTGACAAGTTCCCGCTTTCTGGACCCGACGGCTTGCAAACCCCGTGGTATGCTCTTTTTCGTTCAGACACCCAAGAAGCGGTTGGCACCGGATCGGTCACTAAACGGTATGTTCCGCACACGACCGACGACGTTTGTGCTTTGGTTGATGCTGCTGCTGAGGCTTTCGATGGCGAAGTTGATTGCCAAACTCATTTCCGCAACGGGCACTATGTGAACATCATGCCCACGAAAGTCGAGCGAATGCGAGTCTTTGGCGAACGCGACAACGTTTGGCCGCGAGTAATCATCAATGCCGGATACGACAGCAAGGCATTTTCTGCCACGATGGGTTACTATCGCGACGCTTGCCGTAATCTTGCGATTCTACGCAAGGTTTCCGGTACCACCGTCTCAATCCGTCATACGTCTGGCCTGCGTGGTCATATGAATGACCTGATTTCAGCGTTCAACGTTCTCAAGGAGTCTTGGAGCAAGCTGAGCAGCGTAATCGAGCGTCTAGAATCCCAGACTGTAAATATGGTCAACTTTCTTAACAAGATTTATGAGCGACCGTCGAACGAACAGTTGGCACTCGCTGCCACTGGTCAACAAGTTCGGGCCGTTACGGTTCATCAGAATCGCACTCAAGCGATCTGGTCACGATTGAACCGCGAACGAAACCTAACGGGTCGTCCCGCGTTGGTTGATACGGTTTCCGCTTGGGAAGCATACAACGCAATCCAAGGTTACGTGCAACACGACGCACAGGCAAAGACGGGTTTCAAAGGAGAGTTTGATCGTATTTTGCGGGCTTCAAACGATGCCGCTGTTCGCAAGGCAGAGGATATCGTTTTGAGTTTGGTCAGTTGAAACGTGTTTCATTTTCAAACAAGCTTGCTCGCCACGGTGGGCAGGCTTGCAAACGCTTGGGGGTGAAACGTGTTTTTCCAACTGCTCGTGCTGATCGTTTTGATCGTTTTGATCGAAGTCTTTGCACAAACGCTAGACGACTAACGTAAATCGTTGGGGCACAAGGACTTGCGACCGGCCCGGCCCCCGCCCCTCGCCCTAAACCCTTGCAGCACAACAACTCGGACTTGATTTTCAGAAATCCGGGTGTACAACGCCGAGCCTCCACACGATCGCCCACCGAACAAACATACATGCGTCACCCAAAACAAACGATTCGCCCAATGTCATACAGTCAGCGACTTTCAAAAAAAATGTCTCTGCCAAAACAAACGATTCGCACAATGAGTCTCAGTCAGCGACTTTTTGAAATTTTCTAGATTATAACATTGACAAACACGCTCTTTGTCGATATAATACTATATCAAAGATCGTCTGCTTGTATCACCCTAAACAAAAGGATCGTAGAATGAGCCACAGTCAGCAAGCCATTGAAGCAAGGGCTTTTATAGACTTTGTAGAAAAAAACCAAACGACCCTGCGAGCGACCACACGTTTGTATCAACAAGATCCACAATCTTTCAGAAACACACTTGCGACACTGGGCATTGAATTTACACCCAGCGAAGCAATGCTTGCCGTAGAATTGTTGAATGCTGCACTAGACGCCGCCACAGGACACGCTTCATGACACGCGGAAAAAAACGATGCAAGAACTGCAACACTGAGGCGGGCGTTCGTAGTTTTGTGTGCAAGCGTTGCGGCACAGAATTCAAACTCAAGCCGCCTCGCAAGCACCGGCGTAAAATTTTGGTAGAAGATTTTCGGACTCTTGAGCGTGGCGATACGATTCAAGTTGTTGGTGGAACCGGAAGCTACTACACAGATTCGCACGGCCAGCGGCACTATTTTGTTGAGCGTGGACGCTACAAGGTGTTTGCCACAGACAGCGACGGCATAAAATGCTACGGGCCAAACGGATATGATTATATTTATATGGGCAAAACACACACCAGCCGACTTTGCGAAACGATAACAAGAAGTCGCTGCAAGATTTTAAAGATACAAAATGACGGAGTTTGCCCCGCCACACGCTTGTCTGGCCCAAACCGTTCGAATCGTCGATGATCGTACAGTCAGCGAAACATTGAGTCAGCCAAACCATCCGACCGTATCAGCCCAACCATCCGACCATGTATTTGCCGAACCATCCGAGCGGTCTCAGCCGAAGCATCCGACCTTGTACCAGCCAAACCACACGCTCAAAAAACTTTCTTTTTGGAGCTTTCGAATCGAAAAATACCGAAAAACACAGGGTTTTTTGATGTAAAATTAACTTTTTCTTGTTATTAATTAATTAGGTTCATATGATAAACGATATAATTGACAACACCATTTACACCTTTACACTGTTGATATGTTTGTATGTAGTATTCTCTGAGATTTTAGCTATTTAACAACCTGGGTTTTGTAAATTTTGGTGTATATTAGTGTAATGAAACCGTTCTACACCACTCACGAAATTCTCTGTAAAATCATTGCAAACACAAAAAAATAGAGAAACGTGGGAGAAAAAAACATTTCCGGGGAGAAAAAATGTCTTTTAACAGTCTTGACAACGAAGCCATAAAAAGAGAAATGCAACAAGTAATTGATGCACTAAAAGAAAAGGGCATCACACACAGCACAAAAGAGGGCGAAGTTGTTGGTTTGGGCGATATAGTAGAGTCTACATTAAAATCTTTCGGGATAACAGAAGAAAGATTCAAGCAATGGTTTAACTTAAAGGGTTGCAACTGTCAAGAAAGAAAAAAATGGCTCAACAATTTATTCTCTTGGAATAGGAACAGATAATCAATGACAATGCCGAATCTAATGAACTGTGCCCACAGTGAAGATGGGTGGTGTATTCCTTGTGTAAAAATGCTATACAGGGAAAAAGAACGCTATCAAAATATGTTAAAAGAGCGTGAAATTCAAATATACAGACTCTCCAAGTGTCAGTCTAAAAAAGAAATACGTGAATGTATGGACAATTATTTTCTTGAAAAGTCTAAAAATTAGGAGTTTAACGATGGGTTTATACAAAGAAATGCTGAAATCTCCTTTTCAATTTATTCCAACGGTTCTGGTTGTGCTTCTTTTTTATATGCTGTTATCAAAATCGTCCCGACATTATAAAGTTGGCGATTATCATTACTTTTATGTGTCAGAAAATACTGCTTTGGATCAACACCTTTCTATCATGCAATCTGAAAACTGGCACGAACCGCTGCTGAAAAGAAAGGGCTTAAAAGATAGGGTCATTGAGATAGAAAATATGAAAACTGGAGAAGTAAGAACCGTTCAATTGTCTCCAGAGTACATTGTACAAAAATGAAAGACCATTGTCAATACATAGTTATAGTATTGTTCTATTTTCTGTTTGTTCTGTGCCTTTTGATTTATGGTTGTAGGATGAAATCTTATTTTTGAACACAAAGGAATGAAACGTGAGCAACGAAGTTTGGGTAGTAAAATATAGGAATCAAAAAATAACTTATCCTGGTAGAACTCTTGCAGAGGCGATACAAGAATTTGGACAAGTTTTTTTACACGATTATTTCAACAAGGCTTGGACACTAGAAGTTGCTGGGCCAAAAGAAAACAGCAACTTTGAACTCGTTTCTGTTGTGCCAAAATTAAAATGGGAAATTGTTGGTAAAACAGTGTTGACAAACGCAAATTCCTGATTATAATGAAACAAAACTAAAGTCTAACGAGGGCCAGATGGAAGTTGAAAAAGCTATTGAAATTTATGAACGTCTGCGTGTGCAAGCACAAAAGAACGTTGCTAGTTCTAGCGTAGAACATTTATCTATGGATTTGTGTGAATGTCTTGTTGTTAATAATCCAGACAATCGCTCTCAAGATATTGTTATCACCATTAGTGTAAACGGTGTAAGAAAAACATTTACAGTACCAGTTTATAATCTAAGAACCAGTGAAATCATCTTTGGAAACTCAAGAGAAAGAATAGTATTTATTAGGGAAATCAGTAAACTTTTAAGGCAAAAAATTGCAGAACAAGTGGCTGAACTAATGAGTGACGATCTGTTTAAAACTGTTGTGAAACAAATTATTCCAAACGGAGATTAAATACAATGACTGTAAGAGAAAAGGTCTGGGCTGAGCGTGAAGAACTAAGACTTCGTATTCAAAAGTTACACGATTTTCGTAATACATCAACATATGGTTCACTTTCTTTGCTTGAGCAAGAAGTATTATCCTTACAAATGTCGGCAATGACAGTTTATCTTGGTGTTTTAAATCTTAGATTAAAGCATTTTACCAATGGCTGACGAAACAACAAAAGACCAAAGCTGTGTACAACTTTCTTTGTTGGAAGCAACAAAAATTTGTAAATATTTAAGCGAATTAGCAAGACACAATCACAGTGAGGGTAATCCTTATTACGCACAGCATATTGAAAAACTAGAGCAAAAGATTTTAGACCAAGTTAAAAAATTTTATGAACAGGAGTCGATTCGTGAATGACCAGTGGGGTGATTGGGTTGGTATTTCGGATGTGCTTGACAAATTGAAACGGGATAAGTGATGGAAGAATATATTTTATTTGTGTTTTTATTATTTGGTGTAAATGCACCAGAGAATAAACAAGCAGACCGATTAGATCCAGCACCAATGGTGTCAGAACTTAGAAAACTAATCAGCAATTCGCGTGAAGCGTGGATTGAAGCAAAAAGAAAACCGGCAGACAAAATTGAAAACGGAATAAGGGCAGGTTATTGGAAGAAACACGAAGAGGCAAACCTTAAAATATATTCTATGATTGGTTGGGATTCTCGCGTTGAAAAATATACAAAGACACATTGGGGTTGGACGTTTTTACAAGCATCAAACCTTGTAGAAGCTGTGTTAAAATAAAAATGATGCCAGAAAAAGTATTTGTTTACGAAAGCGACTGCAAACAAGGAGAACTTTGTTTGTGGAGGAGTGCATACAACAACGTTTATTACGTATGATGTATCTTCAAGATGCAATTGGTTGGGGTGATTTATGGTTAGACGCAGCAAACTAAAAAGGAGAAGCTATGAAGAATTTTAGCGTTTTATTGTTTTCGTTTTTGTTGGGAATTGTTTGTCAAAATATTATTCTTGCTCAAAGTGGGCCAGCCCCAGGAGGCGGGTGTACCGTTTCTGAGTGGTTGCAAGCTAAATCAGCAGCAGAAAGTGCAAAAGACGCTGCATTACAAGCGAGGTTGATTTTTGACGCAGCTTTTAACGACGCCATTTTGAAAAAGAATCAAGCAATAGCAAAAAGAGAAGAAGCGTTTCAATATCTTCTCCCAGCTACAAATGGGCCAGCCCTAAACGCAGACCCAATTTTAGTTAGTGAGTTTGTAAAATTGTGGGACGATGGAGAAGAGTGGATGAATCAAGCCAACCAAGAACTCAATTGGGCACTTACTGCTTGGGGAACTGGCAATGAAAAAATAGCAGAAGGCAACCAAAGAATGGTTTGGGCCGAAGAATCAGCAAGCCCTCCTACGCCAAACTATTGTAACGCAAAAGCAAGAGCCGAAGCCGCGAAAATCCTTTATGATGACGCAAAAAAAAGTTTTCAAGACGCTTCACAGAGTTGTGTAAACGCCGTGTCCTACTTCAATATTGCCATTCAAAATTACAAAGCCGCAATTAAACTTTGCAACGACAATGGTTATTACCTATAATCATCACCGAGAAACAAATTGAAGAAATTTACGAAGAAAATAAAATTTTAGCCTCGGAAGATTCCGGTCTTAATCAAGACCGTGTTGTGCATTTTGCTATTGAGTGGACGATAGACGATGTTTCAGACATTGTTGCAAAATATTTGAGAAATAAACTCAAAAACAGTTGACAAACAGTTTTGGTCTGGTAAAATAGGGTCAAGTCAAGGCGGTTTGTATTACTCAAAGGAAACTGATCATGCCTCAAAGCATAGCCAAAGATTTGATTGACGGAAAGAACGTTGAAGTAAACGATGTAAAATTCTTGTTGTGGGTAACGCTTTGCAAGCTACAGGAATTTACCAACACTGTCGATTTAGATGGACACAGAGTGTTTGATTGTGACGCTATGCTTGACAGTCTTGATGAACGGCAAACAGACAGTACAATTTGGGCATAATCAACCACAAACCTTTGATTGGAAAGTAAAAAGTAAAAATGAAGCTGGAAACACCAAAACAAGACGTAAAAGTTGTTGGAAACTTTGTCACAACCGATTATGCGGTCGGAGATATCGCGTTCGTTGTCGATATGTTCGCTGACAAGGTATACACGCACAAGGAGCGTGCCGTAATTCGCGAGTTGGCTTGCAACGCCTACGATTCCCACGTAGAAGCCAACAACCAGGAAACGAACTTTGACGTTCATCTTCCAACACATCTTGAGCCGTGGTTTTCGATTCGTGATTATGGTGTTGGTCTTGACGACAACCAAGTAAGAAATATTTTTGCTGGTATCGGTATTTCTACAAAGCGTAACAACAACAATACTATTGGTTGTTTTGGTATTGGAAGCCTAAGTCCATACTCTCTGTGTGATAGTTTTACAGTAAAGAGTTGGAAGGATGGCAAGGAACGAATTTATACTTGCTATCGCGACGTTGACCGCAGACCAGTTGTGGCTATGCTTTCTGAGCAAGATAGCGACGAACCAAACGGTCTAGAAGTCTCTCTTAGTATCGATGGACGAATAACAAGATTTGAAGAGGAAGCAGTAACGGTATTCCGTTGGTGGGATCGTATTCCAAACATCAACAACAAATTTGTTGAAGAACAATGCAAATTGTGGCAGTCAAATTATGATTTGGTTGGCGAAAACTATGCAATAAGAACAAATTGGGGCAACATGGTTGCTATCATGGGCAACGTTGCATATAATATTCCATCAGAATTAGATGAAATCAATCGTCAAGGTTATATTCGTTTTGAGTTGGGCGAAATTAGCTTTGATACTGCTCGCGAAAACTTGTCGCTCGACGACAAAACACGCAACGCGATCAAAGAAAAGTTTTCAAACATTCATAAGGATGTTATTGAAGATGCTGTCAAAGAGATTGAAAAACTTGACACGCAATTCAAGCGGGCAAAAGCTGTTCATAATCTATTGAACAATACGCTGGCTGGTATTGCTAATATGGGTAGTGTGCGGAACGCTATCAGGTCTGCACTAAGCAGCAAGTTTGAATTACCAGAAACTACAACCCCTATTAAATTTTGGAAAAAGTGTTATAGAAGCATTGAAGAACGTATTACGAAGAATCTTCCTTTGGATGATTCTTGCGAATACTATGTCCACAAGGACCGTATGCAAGTTCGTGTTAAAAATTATCTAAAGGAAAATCCCAATGTAACGCTTGTTGTTCTGACAGAGGATCAGATCAAGGAAACAAGTATTGATCTTGACGTTTTAAAGAACCTTGATGATCTTCCGTTGCCAGCAAAGCGTACCTATGTTAGAGGTACAACGGTAAAAACCTTTGCGTTTAATACCAATTACACCGGATGGAAAAATGAGAAATTTTACAAAGAGATTGAATTTCAAGACGATGGAAGCGAAAAGGTTTATGTGGAAATTTGCAGATCAAAGCCTGTTGGATCTGATTTTGCCTCATCAAACGGACGCATTCGAGAAATTGCTAATAGTTTGCGTGATTTTATTCCAATTCCAATTATTTTGGGACTGAAAACAGCATTTTTGGACACAAAAGCGTTCAGAACCGGCAAATTCATTCGTTTTGATGATTATATCAAGCGAGAACTTGCAAAAGTTGCACCAACAAAGTATCATAAGTACGATGGCGATATGGCCCAATCTTTGCGTCAAATCGTTGAGTTGATGCACAACGAAGAATTGCGGGAGTTTATTGATTTGTATGGCAAACAAGCCCCTCACGCACTTGTAAATGCTTGTAAGCAATACCAAATCGAAAAACATATTCCTGTGGTTGAAGATACTTCTATTCAGGAGTTTATGGACAAATTTTTCAAAAAGTATGAAATGTTAACGATTCTTTCTGATTGGGAAATCAGAGAAAATCAAGAAAAAGTTGCAAATTATATTGGTGCAACTCTAAATAAGAGGAAATAAAATGGCAAACGAAACGGGTGAGAGCAATCAGAAGCCAACAATTCCAACCGAAACGCTTGAAAAATTTCTGTTGGAAAAAATTAAAACACCAAGAAGCAAAATAAACAATATCCACGTTGGATTTTTGTGGGAGGTTGATGGTGTGGAAAGATACAGGATAAACATATGGACAAAGGAAAAGTCAGAAGATAGTTTATCTTTGAAGGATATGATTGCAGATTCTTTTTTCGTTCATTACAATAGAAAGTCTGATTCAATCGTTGATTTCACCAAACTGAACAACAAAGTCTAGAAAAAAAATAAAAAAAACTAGATTTTGGTGTTGACAAACGACGATAACAGACTATAATAGATGGAAACGTTTCACTTTTTTCTTTGTTAGGGGAATAGCAATGGCTTTGGCACACATCAAGGACAACAAGAATTTCTGGACGGTCGTTTTGAACGGCAAACCACACCAGTTTGATAGCACACACCCAGAATATACAAGTCTGGTAGAATGTGTAAAGGTTGGTGATCAAGATGAATTTTTGCGGTTGTTTGAAACTGGAACTGTAATTGAAAATTGGAGTGAAGGTAACTTTGAATTTCGAGACGGTTTCTTGTTTTTCGATGGAGAACAAATTGCTAGTCAACCAACAGAAAGAATCATCGAATTGATCAAGCAGGGTTGGGATTATCGCCCAATGTTGCGTTACCTGGAAAACTTGTATAGCAACGTAAGCAAGCGTGCTGTTCAAGAATCATATTCATGGTGTATGCACAAGGGGCTACCAATCACAGACGACGGATATTTGGTTGGTTACAAGGGCGTTGTGACTTACAACGGTGAAGAAAAAACTGACAAGCTGGGACGCCAACTAAAAAGCGGTGACTTGGTTGACAAGTACACGCAAACGTTTCGAAACAATGTCGGTGACATAAACCACATGCCGCGTCGTCAGGTTTGTGACGATCACACCAAGGGTTGTGACTCTGGTTTGCACGTTGGTACCTATGAATATGCTTCGGATTGGATCAGCGGCATGACTGGTGCGGTCGTTTTGGTAAAGTTTCATCCTGGCGACATTGTTAGTGTTCCAAGCGATTGTGAATTTCAAAAGATGCGAGTTTCTCAGTATGAAGTAATTGCAATTGCAAGCGAACGGTTGGAAGAAGCCGTCTATTCTTCTGAATCAGAAGAGGATGAAGATGAAGATGAAGATGAAGATATGGACTGGGAGGCTTATGACGACGATTATGGTTATGACGATGACGATGACGACGATGACGATGATGAATGATTAACGTTTGATCAGAATACGGGGTGGGTATTTGTGCTCACACAGTATCCACCCATCCTTTCTTTTGGGGGAATAGAAATGCAAATTGTAAAGTACCCTTACCACGATATTGATTGGGAAATTCAACAGGTTCTTATGGCAATTGATTATTTTCAAGACGCCATGTATTCGGTTGAAACGCCCCGTCGAGAAAAATATAAAGAAAGTCTGGACAGATTAAATAGGCAACTAAAAGAATTAGAAAGGTGTAAAAATGAACGATCAAACAATGACGAACAATCTTATTGAATGGTGTGAAGAAATCGTAGAGCGATCCCAAGAGGATTATGACCCATACGATTACGTTTACGAAGGGCCTGTTGACGACGATTCTGATGACCTAGAAGGTTGGGATTGGGAGGATTAAACAATGCCTGTATCATTCGAACCATCAGCATCTATTTTGACTTGCCCTACCATTGAATCGTTTATATCGAGACAATCTGAAAGTCTATAGACAGGAAGATCTCTTTATTACGTTATTTTTTACATTCTCTTCCTGTCTGCTAGGGAGTCCTTTGTGGCTTCCTAGCTTTTTTTACGCGGTATGGTGATCCTGGTGGGGTCGGGGATTCTTATAAAGTCCTGCTTTTAGGGTTCGATTCCCTAATACCGCACTTGATGCCTCTATCGTCTAACGGAAAAAGACATATGCCTTCTAAGCATAGAATCTGGGTTCGATTCCTAGTAGAGGTACTTGAAACTTGAAAAAAGTAGTTGACAATGAGTTGTGTGTACTGTATAATGGTATCAAAGAACGTGTGTTAAATAGGTTTAGAAGGAGAGCAGAAATGAAGTTTAAGCATTTGCGGGATGATTGTGGGCAACCTTTTGCAACGGTTGCTATTGATGGAGAACGCTACGGTGTTGCCATGTGCGGCGAACGAGACCAATTCAGCCGAAGGAAGGGCCGATTGATTGCAAGTGGCCGACTGGAAAAGGGTCATTGTTATACGCCAGAAAACAATCGTACTGTTGTTTGTCGCGGAGAACCAATGTCTGCAATGGAAGCTGTAAATTTGTATCTCTTGAGGGTTGGCGTTTAGGTTAAAAATATGAAACAAAGAAATACGTGCGATATCGAAGTAGCTGAAACATCAACCATTTAGATTTATTTAGGATAAAATTATGCCAACCGGATATACTGCCCCAGTTCAAAGTGGTGAAATTGTAGAACTTGAAGATTTTATATTGCTTTGTGCAAGGGCTTTTGGTGCTTGTGTTATGCAGCGTGATGAGCCAATGAAAAGCCTACCAAAGATTGAAGAGTGGCAGAAAAAGACTTTCGACCAATGGTGCAAAGAAAAAATGGATTATATTTGTAAAACCATTGAGTACCACAAAGATGAACACAAAAAGGAAGTCGAACGTGTGACCATGAGAAATAAATGGAAAATAGATTTATATACGAATCTGGGATTAAACCATCCATGAAAATATGGCACATATCAGACACTCATGGGTTTCACGATCAGCTTACCGTACCAACGGATGTTGATGTGATTATTCACAGTGGAGACACCACCAACAGCAGAAACATGGTTCAAAACAGCATTGAACTGTGGCCCTTTGTGGATTGGTTCAAATCGTTGCCTATCAAGCATAAGGTTCTTGTTGCTGGCAATCACGACTCTGCAATCGAGGGTCGAATGATCAGACAAGAAGATTTCTTGGAAATTGGAATCACGTATCTAGAGAATGAGTCATGTGAGATTGAAGGATTAAAAATTTGGGGTAGCCCCATAACACCATCGTTCATGAACTGGTGTTTTATGGTTGGCCGCCACAAAATCCACAGAGTGTGGGACACTATTCCAGACGATACAGACATTGTGGTAACACACGGTCCTCCGTTCGGAATACTTGATCTTACAGAAAATCGTGACAGACAATTGGAGCAGGTAGGGTGTTTTAATCTTGCCAAAAGATTATTAAATATAAAACCAAAACTACACTGTTTTGGTCATGTACATAATCATAAAGAAATTAGAAATTCTGGTTTGTTAAAACTTGCAAGTGGAGATACTATATATAGCAATGGAGCGGTTGTTGCCGACGGCAAACCAAACATTATAAACAATGGTAACTTTATTAATTTAACAAAGACTCAAAATGTTTAAACGACTGGTAGATATAAACGGATTTCTTATCAACGAACCACAGCACTATCATGAAAGCCTAAAATGGGCAGAAGCAATGATTGAAAGCATGGAAGATGAAAAGATAGACCGTAGCGATATGAATGTAGTCATAAATAGACTTACAGAAGAAATTCGTTTTCGGCTTATGATGTTAAAAAACAGAGAAACAGACGAGGCCACTTGACACACAGACCCAACATCCGCATAGGATGAGGGGTCTTTTACTTTTTACCTTTTTGTTTTCTGCTTTCAGGTTCATGCAGAAAACCCCATTCACTTGAAACGTCATGAGAGTCTTTCGTTATTCGCATTTTATTGCACCGCCAACACAACTGTCTTACTTGACATTTGTAAGGAAGGGGCCATAAAAATTCTCCAGACCAATCATGAATTCCAAAAAAGCATAAAATTTTAAACATTTAGCCTCTTTGAACGAGAAAAAAGTACACAAGATAATATACACAAATTCTAGTCGGTGATGGTAGAATAGCACCGGCGTCCACGAAAACATTGTATAAACCCGTTAAACCGGAGTGATGTTAGTTGGGTAACACCAGCAAGGCGGTCATACTCCATCGTGGAAGTGGGTTAAGGCGGGGTGAACGAGCATCCCAGGGTATCGAAATAAATAAAGTCGGGCAATGTCTTACCATTGACAACCCGCACCCGTGAAGAGCACCTAGCACTAGCATTGAGAATCTGTTGGCTTGTAAGATACCGCCCACTAACTCTACCAATTATGCCCGAACGAAGATGTTCTTCACGGGTATAAAATGGTCTCGGTCTGTACCCACAGAGAAAAAAATAAATATTTGTATTGACAAAGACGCTGTTGTAGAATATAATAAGGTAGTCTCAAAAACCGAAAGAAAAAAATGCAATACAATCTCTGCTGTATTAGTGAAGAATTAAAAGACGGCGGTCTTAACTTCCAAACAATGACATGGAAGCGTTTTACACTTCTACGCAAACAGTTTGGTGAACACATTGCACTAGAACAGCTTGGAAACAGGTGGCTCAATAATTTAAATGTTACAATTGCTACAATAAAACATTGTGCAAAAAATTGTTGGGGCTATCGAATGTCAAGCAATATGTTTCCACTGTTGACACATCCAGATTTTTGTTATAAATTTCATGACGTTCCTCAAGCACAAACAATGGACAGAATGTTTCTGGATGTTTCAACAAACAACGCTTGGCGTGTCAGATTGTCAATGCACCCAGATCAATTCAATGTTTTGGCCAGCGACAACGAAAGCAGCGTAAATAGAACCATTCGCGAACTAAATTACCACGGTTGGATCATGGATAAAATGGGCTGTCAAAAAAATCATTGGAACCCAATCAATATTCATGTGAATTGCTCCAGGGGTAATCCAAACGAAATTGCAAAACGTTTTTACAAAAATTTTGATAGATGCGATAATAGCGTAAAAACCAGACTGGTTATTGAAAATGAAGATAAGGGTCTGTGGAATGTTGAAAATTTACTTTTGCATTTTCGTGGAAACCTTAAGACTCGCTTGCAATTACCAATAACGTTTGATATACTGCACCACAAGTGCAACCCGTCTCCAAATCTAACAACAGATTTTGGCGAGGATATGGCAATTGAACTTTGTGACAAGACCTGGGACACCCGACCAATTTTTCACTACAGCGAGTCTCATCCAATGAATAAGAATCAACGTTGCCATGCCGACGACCCAAGCGATCTACCACCACCCATTCCTGTAGACTGGGACGTTGAGCTAAAAAATAAAGACAAAGCAATCCGAATGTTGTATTGTATCGAATTGACACGCGAAGCAGAAAAAATGGGACTATATGACTGACTTTGATAAACAAGTAAGATTTGTTAAAATGTTTGACAAAATTCGCGAGTGTGAAGTTACGCTCACAGAATTGGCTATGATGAAACCAAAGGACTATGTTTTTGAAGGAGAAGAACTGTTCTGGGTTGAACGCGGTGAAGATGATTATGGGTGGGCACACTACAAGAAAAGCGTAGCAGCAAAGATCGTGAGAGCCAACTGGTTAAAAGGAAAGCAAAAAGATGACCATGCTCAAGAAAAAGGTTGAAATACTACTTGTTGGTTGGCACAATTACAAAGAATTAAATTTAAATCGTGGAGAATGGGTTGTAACCACCGTGTATTTTTTGGGTGTTCCAATTTATAGAAACTACAAACAATTAACTTATTTTAAATAAAATGAACAAAGAGTGTTTATGCAATCGACTACGGTTTATTCTGTGAATCATATTTCATATGATGAATCTTATGAATTTCAAACCGTTGTGGGCATTGTAGAAAATACTTGGGAGGCAGTTGAACTAGCATCAGAATGGATCTTATCAAAACATATAGAAAATGAAATCGTGATGTGGAACGAATCATCGAAAAAAGACGACTGTGAAAATAGGCATGTTGAATTAAAAGAACAACAAGTTCCACACGTTTTCATTGAAAAAAAAGAAATTGATTTTACGACACACATGATTATGTTACAGATTCTATTACTAGAACAACTATCAAAAGCACAAAATAAAAAGAGCAAAGGAAAAAGAAAATGAAAATCGAATATGGACCCGGAAAAACGGAGTGGTATATATACTGAGTCTATTTATAGATTTAAAGGATAAGCCTATACAATGGAAGAATACTACATCAAACGTGGACGAAGGTACGTAAAGGCCGGTTGGTCAATGCCAAGTATGGCAGAGGGGTTGTACTGGCGGCAAAAGACCGAATATGGCACACGTACAACGTCTGTTATGCACTGGGCTGGTTCTACGCCACCACAACCATTAGATGTGCAGAAATTGATTTCTGTAATGTCTAACGACGACAAACTGGCGAATTACATCGTAGCACTTACCGACGAAACTTCTGAGCAATACAAAAAAGCTAAAGAGGATCAAGGAGGTTATATCAATAAACCATTGCGGTTTTACAATTGGTCAGCACAAGATTTAGCCACCTGTATTTTAAGATTTGTCTTTGAACAAATGGCAAAAGACAAAAATATTCTCGAATCTTACAAATCCGATTGACTTTTAGCGTGTGATAGTATATAATAAGGAAGCCGGAAGATGGGAAGTGTGACAAATCTTTGGGACCGCGATCCTGAAAAATGGAAAGCGATGGAACTTAAAGATAAATTAGAGTACCTGCGTAAGTATTATTGCACCGGCCCTTGCGGTCAATCTAGTGCTGTGCTTGGTGCCCGATCTGCTCTAGATAAAACATTGAGAGAAGCGATTCAGATAATTGACGAGAGGAATGTTAGATGAGCCACTGTTAAAGAAACTCTTTCAGATGTTGTTGAAAAGGTAAAAAGCGGTGGTGGAAACCGAAGGTTTTGGAAAAAATGGGAACTAGAAGTTTTAGAATTATGTGGTGAACACACCAAAGATGTTTAGAAAAAAAGTTAAAACCTATAGTGATAAAAATGTAGAAGAGCTAAAGGCTTTGATTCAAGAGCAATTTGCTAAAATAGGATGCGACACACCAGAGAAAAGAGAACTGTGGTGGAAGCAACAGGGCTTGGAGCCAAAAAACGACGGGACGTTTTTGTATATATCGCCAGAATGTCTAGAAAAAATTTCAACACAGGAAAAAGGTAAATGAGCAACGCAAATTTAAATAGCTATTTTGGACAAAATGATTTTCAAAAGTTCTTTGAACAAACAATGTCTGATTCTATTGGTACCTTCGAATTTCTTCTAGAAAGCGAATCATATAAAAATCTTATAAAGATTCAAGGAAAGCTACTAAAATCTGTTTTAGAAACATACAAGTCTGTTGGTTTTAATGAAAGTCAAGCGTTTGAAATTCTTTCTAAACAAATTCAAAGCGGTGCTTATCAGGTTAAATGGTGATAGAAATGATTGGGCGTGATTCTGGAATGTCTGATGACGATTTTGCGAATTATCAAAAGATGATACAGCAAAAAAATAAAAATGATATTGAAGAACTAGAAAGGGCCGCAAGGTCTTTGCTAGAAGAATATAGAAACAAACCTCCGCAAACAATGTGGAATAAAATAAAAATCTTTTTAAGCAAACAGACGCAAAAATTTAGGGGTTTTATTGGTGTCTAAAAGATTCGATTATCGTAATAAAGAAACTTTTAAAAAGGATATATTTTTTGGTACGATGCTCGAAAAATATTGGTGGGAGTCTTGGCTAAAGCTAACTGATCAGCGTTCAGATATAAATGTAACCAACGCAAAAGATAACGGTTGCGACAACAATGGTGAGTTTATAGAGGATGGTAGCACTTTTGGTGCAGATTTCATGGCCGATATATCCTATGATAACAGAGATTATAAAAATTGCCCGCTTGAAATGAAATGGGTTCCAACTGCCGGAAAATTTACCCTAAAAGAAAATGACCTTAAGGCATACATACGTGAAGGTGCTGGCATTTTATTTATCTATAATTCTGTAAGTTGTGGTACAGATTTTAGAAAGCCAGAACACTATGATCTTGAAAAACATATTGCTTTGATAGAATCAAAGATAGATCAGGTAAAATGGGGTTTGATGTGGCCAGAAAAAGTAAAAGAATTTTACGAATACGCTCAAGACAACAATCTAATCAAACCGATATATTACATGGGCAATAAACCGGCGGTTGTATTGCAGCAACAATATTTTTCAAGATGGTTTAAACAGGAGAATTGGAAATGAATACAATGGAAAAAATCCAATGGTTAATTGAAAATGAGGGGTGCGAACTTGCCGATGGTTATAACGGACTGCAAACTTTTTTTGCTTATTGTTGCGAGCGTGAAGAACAGCAAAAAATTCTAAGGATCATTAAAGATCAAGTCAACGAAGCGTATGATCTTGCTAAAGAGGAATACGACCACGAACAAGAGCGATCCGCACCTAAAGATGCTAAGATAAGAGATGCTATTGATTTGATTTTGAGCGATCTTGGAAATAATGGTTTTGATACCAGTATTCTAGATGCAAACGCTCAAAACGATATAAAAAAGAGGTTGGCGAGGACACTAAAAAATGTCTTGTAACAAAACATATACAGGTTTTATTACAGAATTGCCAGATAACGGTATTTTTGTTTATGGTGCCAATACCGATGGCATACATGGTGCTGGTGCTGCAAAAACAGCAAGACAATACTTTGGTGCTTTGTATGGAAAAGTTGGTTTCTGTGGAAAATCTTATGGTATTGTGACCAAAGATTTAAAAGCTAAAAACCACCCATCCGTTTCTCGCGAAGAAATTGTAAGACAAATTGGAGAACTCTATCAATTTGCTAGATTGTCTAAACCAGATTATGAGTTTTATATTGCTTACAGTGGCACAGGTCAGAATTTAAACCATTACACCAACGAAGAAATGGCAGAAATGTTTTCTGCTTTTGATATTCCAACAAACATTGTGTTTGAACAGGATTTTGCACGACTCGTAGAGGAAAAAAATGTCGCACGTAGATTTGAGCTATCTTAAAATAGTTGATCATGTACTGAACAATGGTGAGTGGAAATCGCCAGTAAGAAAAAATTTAAGCACAGGAAAATGGGAACCTGTGGATGGTGGCGTGCGTACATTAGCGTGTGCAAACATGTTGTTTAGCCACGAAATGTCTGATGGGTTTCCATTGTTAACCACTAAGAAAATGGCTTTCAAAACTCTTTGTGTTGAGCTAGAGGGGTTCATCAAGGGCGTTACTGACAAGCGGTGGTATCAAGAGCGAAACTGTAAAATTTGGGACGAGTGGGCCAATCCAGAAGCGGTAAGTCAGCACACGTATGTTCAAGATTTCGAGTACGACGAATCACTTCCGCGAGAAGAAATTTGGTCGGAGTTGAATAGCCGTAGAAAGGCGGCACAAAAAGAAATTTCTGATCTTGGTCCAATCTACGGATATCAGTGGCGTCACTTCGCAGAAGATTATCCTCTTGAAAAGCAACATTTTACCAAATGGTGTTACGAACAACACAGCGGGGTTTATCAAGGAGTGGATCAACTAAAAAATATTGTTGATGCCTTGACAAACAATCCAATGGACCGTAGAATGGTTTGTAGTGCCTGGAATCCAAACCAGATGCACATGATGGCTTTGCCACCGTGTCATTATGCGTGGAATGTTACAGTAATTGGAAACAAGTTACATTTGTTTTGGGCACAACGTTCGTGCGATTTGATGCTTGGTGTACCGTTCAACATTGCTTCCTATGCTCTGCTTCTTTGTCTTTTGGCGGAAGTTGGTGGTTTTGAACGTGGAAATTTGAGCGGAATGTTGGTTGATTGTCATATTTATGAAAATCATATTCCAGCCGCACGCGAACAAATCAAGCGTGAACCGAGACAAATGCCGGAACTACAGGTCGTGTACAACGAAAATAAGTTTGATATTTTTCAATGGACACACGAAAATGTTCTTCTAAAAGGCTATAATCCACATCCAAAGTTGGATTTTGGCGGTGTAGCGGTATAATTTTTAAAATTTTATACAACCAACTTGACAAATTCGATACTTTTGTGTATAATACACACAGGAAAATAAAATGGCTAAAAGAATAAACACTAAAAATAGACACGATTCAGGAAGAGAAATCACCACTCCAAGTTTTTTTGGTTCTCACAGGGTGATGGTGGTTGATCCACTGAACTATGTTTTTGCGTCTAATCGAGAGAATACCGTTTCTCTTGAATCTGGACAAGTGTTGTGCAAAGATGATGTTGGTTTTTATATTACTTGTGAAAAGCGTTTGGATTCTGGTTTAGCAGATCCCAACCGCTATTCTGGTGTTCGTCCAGATTTGATAGAAAAGCCAAATGAATATCAAGCGGGTGAAATCATTGATCCATATCCACCCGTAGTTGATGCTTGCATTGCGTGTGGATGTTTTAAACCTATAGTTTATATTTCAGGCGAACCAATTTGCGATAGTTGCCTAAAAGAGACTGAAAATGACAGCCTACATTCTAATTAAACTCCAAGAAGTTTTTGGTTCTTATACAATAGAACCCGTTGGGGTATACTCCGACTCGAACGAAGCGTTGAATTGGATTGATAAGCTGGAGAAACTCAATACAGATCGTTTAAATGTTGTTTTTGATGTTTTAGAATTTGAAATGGACAATGAACCAATTGTTTTACAATCAATGATAAAGAATCGAGAACAACTGATTGACGCGATAAATGGCACACTTTTATCACTGATGAAGAAGGAACTTATTGAGCAGTATGTCGGTGAAGATGGCAATTTCTATTATGAGTTGACAGACAAGGGAAAAAGGGTTTCAAGCGGTGTTCCTGGCCAAATTCTCCGTAGATTCATCGACGCACAGCGACAATCAAACGATTAAAATTTGCTAGTTGCGTTATCTTAAAGACTGTCTGTTTTTTACAAGGTGCCTTGACTCAATTGGTAGAGTACCGGTTTTGTAAACCGGCTGTTGTGGGTTCGACTCCCACAGGTACCTCTTACGGAAGGACAAGCCAATTGGCGGTGGCCGCTGTTTTGAAAACAGTTAGGAGCTAACGACTCGTGTGGGTTCGACTCCCTCTCCTTCCGCTTAAATTTTTTAAAAACCACTTGGTAAACAAGCAATAAAAGACTATAACAAAGAAACAAATTACTGTGTGGTAGCTCAGAGGTAGAGCGGGAAACTGTTAATTTCTTGGTCGCAGGTTCGATCCCTGCCTGCACAGCTTGACTTTGGGAGTGAGGACTACTGTTGGTTGTGTAGCACCAGACTGTAAATCTGTTCCCACTGGGTAAACATCGGGGGTTCGAGTCCCTCCGCTCCCACTTATATGAATACTGAAAAACCATATATCATTCGTGAAGTTGTCACGCACGTAAGACTTTACAACCCAAATTTTGGGAATGACAGAATTTGTGAGTGCGGCCATCCGTACTATCGTCACTTTGACCCACTTGAAGATGAAGAACATCAAGCTGTTGGGTGTAAATATTGCTGCTGCTACAATTTTAAGGAAAAAGAAAACGATTCAATTGAAACGTAAACAACTGCGGGTTGGACTGGAGTTGGTTCCAGCTTGGTCTCATAAGCCAAATTACGTGGGTTCGAATCCCACACCCGCAACTCAAGATTTAAAAATAAATAAGGAAAAATAAAATGATTCAGTTCAAACGTCGCCCCTATTAAACATGGGGGTAAGACCTAGATAGCGAGGTAATAGGCTTTTAACCTATAAAGCAGAGTGCAAGTCTCTGTGCCCCTACTGGGGGATTGAAGCATTAACGGTGATGCAGTCGGCTCTTAACCGATAGAACTCGGATCATTACCGAGCGGTCCCACTTGACTTTCATCATCGCGTTTTACGCAAAAGAGGCAAATACTGGTTTGTTGCGGCATCCTGCTAAGATGTTCCGGCCTAAACCACCGGTACTGGTTCGATTCCAGTCTTTTCCGCTGATATGGGGGTTGGGTCACTGATGGAAGTGTCGGCTGCTTTGCAAGCAGTTTTTTCGAGGGTTCGATTCCCTTGGCCTCCACTGTATTACACACATTTTATTTAAAAGGAAAGAATCGTGGCAAAAATTGGACAAGATTTGGTTTGTGTTTTAAATGAAGAAGAAGTTAACCAGTGGGTTGATAGAGTAAATGCTTGTTTGCTTACAATTGCTATGGATTTTCTCAAACGTTCTGGTGTGGATATTTCCAAAGTAACCAGCATTGAGCCTATTGAAATTGGTGAAGAAGTAGACGATGAACCATACACGTTCCGTATAGTTAAAGATGTAAAAATTGAGTTCTTTCAAGAAGAATAAATAGAAGGATTTAAAAATGAATTATTTGAGTGGTGAATTTCTCTGAGGCTATTAACACAAGGAGAAATCTATGCGAAAACGTTATAGACACCATGGTAAGCCACGGGTAATGCAAGAGTTGCGTGAATCCCAAAACCGTGAATTTTCTAGACCAAAACGAACAAAGAAACTCAAAGAGTATACTTGGTCGAGCGGTTCTTTCCACAAAACTAAAAGTTGGAAAGATTGTCGCAAGAAACAGTATCGAAACGAAAAGCGTGGCGAGCGTCACGAATTAAATTTTAATATTTGTTGCTGGCGTCAACAATGGAATCTTGAACTTTATCTCAAGAATCACAATATTCCTTATCGCGTCGAGCACATTCGAGAAATCGAGCGTAGAAAAAGAACAATAACAACACGTATAATAAAAGATCGTCAGGTTCCAGTTTATAACTTTAAGTACGAATGGTTGCGTCGTTCAGATGGCACAAAATATTGTGCAAAAGTCCTGAAACATCAAGTCGGATATTCTTGGGTTTATCGTGATGTACCACTTGACAAACCGGTGGTCAAATGGTATTATGTGAGTCGTCTGACTGGATACAAAGTTGTGTGGTGGTCAGACAAAAATATTGGCATTGAATACGTTTTGAACAAACAATAAAATCGAGTGGGAAGTCGGAAACAGCCAGCCAATAACTGGGCCTAGTGATTAGACAGATCGACAAGACTAGATTCGCGGGTGAAAATCCCGCCCCACTTTGTATTGAAGCGTAGCTCACTTGGTTAGAGCATCGGTCTGATACACCGAAGGTAGTAGGTTCGAGTCCTGCCGCTTCAACTTGAAAATTTGGCTCTTGAGCTAGTGTGGTCATTCAGCGACGGTTTGAAGCACCGTAGAATCTGGTTCGATTCCAGGGGGAGCCACTTGACAATATACATGGGCGAGTAGCTCAATGGATAGAGTTTCGGACTACGAATCCGAAGGTTGAAGGTTCAAGTCCTTCCTCGTCTGCTTTTAAAAAAGAGAACTTACAAATGAACTTTGAACAAGAACAACAACAGGAACGCGAGTAACACGGCGGCTAGTCATTAGGGCCGCTAATATGTCGCGGTCGTCTAATGGCTTAGGACACTACCCTTTCAAGGTAGTAATCGGAGTTCGATTCTCCGTCGCGATACTCCGCTATGGTGTAATTGGCAACACACGACACTTTGACTGTTGTATTCTGGGTTCAAATCCTAGTGGCGGTACTTGACAAAATAATGCGAGTATAGTATAATGGTATTACATATCGTTGCCAACGATGAAAAGCGGGTTCAATTCCTGCTACTCGCACTCACCAATAGGTGAGATATAAACTTGGGATAAGGCTGGCAGAACTAAACCGACCCATAAAGGGCGAGCAGGCAAACTCCCAAAACAAGGTCTGTAGGTGTTGTGGCGGCACTCGTCTGTGGTATGGACGCAGCGTGGGTTCGACTCCCACACGGACCTCTTATACGGGACTGATGTAGATAGGTAACATGACAGATTTCCAATCTGTTCTCAAGAGTTCGATTCTCTTGTCCCGTACTATGAATGAGAGTTTTATTTTTTAGGAGAACAAAATGTTAAAGACTTTTAATGCTTTCCAAATTGTAGCAGCTTTTGTTGCTTGGCCCTTCTTGATTTCGTGGTTGGATGGGGCAAGTTTTCGTGGGGCACCTGTTGCGTTTTGGTCTGCGATTGCGTTATATGTTGTAGCCTTTTTTGCTATGGTAGGATGCGTTTATCATTCGCTTGATAAGGAATGGTTATAATTATACGGCCCATTGGTCCAGCTTGGAGTGGACGCCACCTTGTCACGGTGGAGACCACCGATTCAAGTCCGGTATGGGTCGCTCCCTTCGGGGATTCCCAAGAGTAGAGTGATTGATATTTCAACACGAAACTCAGCAGCTATGTGGGACATGACGGACGGTTCGCAACCGGATGCGGTGTGTGGTGCAGTAGAGAGACAAAACCACAGTCCGAACACACAAACATAGTTGCAACATGGTCGGGTAGGCGAATTGGTATAGCCGCCAGTCTTAGGAACTGGTTTTTGTGGGTTCGAATCCCACCCTGACTACTATGAACATAAAAATATACTATCGACGAAACCTAAAAATGTCTGAGGGTAAACTTGCAGCACAAGTTGCACATTGTGTTGCCAACATTACTCTTGTGGCGATGGAGATTCCTCATAAAATCATTGTTCTTGAAGCCAGTGATGCTAAATTCAATGAATTAAAAAAGGAAGCTAATCACATCCAAGTTGATCTTGGTTATACAGAATTAGAACCAAACACTGAAACTTGTCTTGGTATTATTGAGTGGGAGACAACGTTCCCGTAGACCAATTGGCAGCAGTCAGCAGACTTAATTAAATTTGAGTGCATTTAAAGGAAACTTTTTGTGTAGAATCCCTTAAATTCGGTAAAGGCTTAACAGGTAATGCTGATGCTAATGCCGAGCTAAATTTAATTTAACACATTTTTCATGCTTTTGATGTATATATTCATATAACTGTTATATGAATACACATAGGGGGTAAAAATGACAAATGAAGAATTGTGTTATTTAGCTGGATTTATTGATGGTGAAGGTGCTTTTATTATCAATAAAAGATAACATATAGGATATAAAGGAAAAAGATATACAACTTATTCTGCTTACATAGATATAGGAAATACAAATTTAGAAGTATTACAATGGATTCATAATCTTATTGGTGTTACTGCTAAAATATATTCTAATCAGATGGAAGGTAACAGAAAGTTGGCATATAGAATTCGTATATGCTATAAACAAGCTGAACCTTTAACGAAAAAATTAATTCCATTTCTAATAGTTAAAAAAAAATCAAGCTGAATTGTTTTTGCAATATAAAGACTCTCAGTTGAACACAAAAGAAACTATTTGGAATCAAATGAGAATATTAAACCGTAGAGGAATTAAAGAAGTGTAGAGACTTGACAGGGGATGCCTAAAGTGGTATAATACCAACATGGCAAAGGCAAAGTCCAGACCACAAATGGCTGTGCTATATTAATATACACAACCAGCAACGAAAGTTGTAGAAGGTAAGAAAATCTGCGTAGTGTGGGTTCGAATCCCACCGGGAGCACTTGTTATGGTCGGGTGACGGGAATTGGCATACCTGTTTGCCTCAAAATCAAATGTCTGTGGGTTCGAATCCCACTCCGACCACCGATTACACGAGTGTCAATTAGTTAAAGGAAACAACATGAGATTTTTTACTTTGATTTTTTTTATTATGTTCGGATGTGTTGCTACAGAAAATGTCCAAGGCCAACTATTTAGACCCAATGCTGGATCTAGTAGTTATCAAAAGACTGAAAACGGATACATTTACCAGGGCAAAGAGTATATTCGCGGGAGAGATTTACCACCAAACCCAAATTGTCCTTGTCCAATGTGCAGAGATTTAGTGGCGGCTTATAATGCAGCAAAGAACGGAACTCTTTCACAAAGAATAGAAAGTGCGTCAACAAAACTGATTAGCACACCAGAAGAAGCGATTCCAAGATTGATTGAAGTATTTGAAAAAGACTTTTTAGAAAAATCAAACTTTAGACTTTGTGATCCTGGCTGTGGTGATGCTAGGATTTTAATTTATGCAGCAAAAACCTATGGCATAAGAGGCGTTGGTATAGAAATAAATCCAGAAACTTATATACTAGCAAAGAAAAATGTTAAAGATGCTGGATTAGAAGGTCGAATTGAAATAAGGTTGGGCGATTCAAGAAAATTTAACTATGACAAGGTTGACGGAATTGTGATGTTTTTGTTTCCAGAACTGATTTCTGACTTGACAAAGAAGTTTGATATGTTACAATCAGGTGTAAAGGTTGTAAGTTACAGCCATGAAATTCCCATCGACGGAGCCGTTCAGTCAGAGGATATTTTTGTTTGGAGAAAAGAATAAAATTCATTATAGCCCCTTAGTTTAATGGAAAAATATCTGTTTTACACACAGAAGTAGATAGTTCGATTCTATCAGGGGCTACTTTTATCTGGGTGTTGGGCAATCTGGTCGCCCGCCTGCTTTGGGAGCAGGACATAGTGTAGGTTCGAATCCTATCATCCAGACTGAAAAATTTCAGATTCGACTTGACAAAATGGTTTTTGGAGACTATAATACATTGTGGGCAAAGAGGGTTCCTATACAAAACATTAAAATTACCCTTAGCTCATTTTTATGGCGAGTGTAGCTCAACGGTAGAGCAACAGGCTGTTTACTTGACGCTATTGGCACATCAAGTTCCTAGAACTTGTTAAACTGTGGGTAGTGGGTTCGACTCCCACCCTCGCCGCTTGTGGACACAAGAAGTTCCTATTAATACTATGTTGAAGTAAAATTACTTCTCGTCCGCACAATACAATAAGCGGTAAAGAAAGTTCCTAACTTATTTTTTAGGAAGGACCGACAAATGAAAACTTTGGAATTGTTTAATGCCGTTGTTGCGAAGCCAAGCAAGGGGACTGCTCCACTTGTTTCGGAACAGGGTTTTATCATTGAACCAAACGCTACGTGGGCAAAGGATCGAATACTAAAGTTTTACGCCAAACAAAAGCTGAGTGGAAAAGATCTAAACAAGACGTTTCACAAGAGTTTTGAAAAGGTACGTAATAGCTCTCGATTTGAGCTATTGATGGAGCAAATCCGTCACTACATTTCTACCTATGGTTCTAACTTTAGCGACGAAGTATATATTCCAGAAGAAGTTTTGGAAGTACCAGATTTGAAGTTGACTTTCAAAGTCGTAAAGGCTTTGGACAAGTCTGAATTGATTGAAAAGTGCTTGAACATGCTTCGTTCGGGTATCGCCATGACCGAAGAAACCGTCAACATTTTACTTTCGGTTCTTGTTGATGAACTGGATTATACCTTCACCGGCAAGGAGGGTATCAAGAACAAGGAAGCGATCATCAAGATTGCTGACACCCATGGTGTTGTTCCTGATAATACGATGGAATTTTTCCGATATGTGATGTATCGTGCTACCGGAGAAACTTTGCTGATCAAGAATAATGTTGCTATTGCAAAAATCAAGACGTCGTCATTCAATCCATCTGCACAGTTCCGTACTCACGGTTTAGAACGACTTGCCGCCATCTTTAATCGTTTCAAGCCTTTGTTCTTGGCTTTCAAGAGCAAGTGCCCATCGACGATCAACAAGATTGCTAAGTTGTCAAAGACTCATCACAAGGCAATTCCTCAAAATGCTTTGAATCAAGCTACACAACGTCTACTCAACAAGGACGACGTTCATTGGTTTGACAACGCGACACCGTTCGCATTTTTCAAGGCCATGACCGCTGTATACAACCGTATGCAAGGTCAAAACACCTTCTGTTACCGTGTTCGCAACGGTAAGAGTTGGTGCAAGGCAAACCCATACGAGCTGAAAGATCATAATAAAACTCTTCGTTTTTCCGGCATGGTTCAGAACTTCACGTTCTTGAACGAGTATGCAAAGCGGCGATGGAGTTTGATTGGTACCAAGATTTACTTGCCAGAAAATGTGGAGTATGCTGTGCCTACATCGGAAAAGATGTATATCGGCAACATTCCTACCGGAACAAAGTTCTATGGTGAGAAACTTGCTGTAGGTATGTATTGGGAAAATAGTTGGGGTGCCTACGATCTTGACTTGTCTGCTATCGTATTAGATGGCTCAAAGATTGGTTGGAACGGTAGATATTCCAATGATGGTCTGACATATAGCGGAGATATGACAAACGCAAAAAACGGTGCTGTTGAGTATCTACATTGTGAGAAAGATATGCTACCTTGTATTGTTAAAATCAACGTGTTCCACGGAAACGAACAAGGCTCTGGCTATAAGATCATTGTTGGCAAGGGCGATGACGTTTCTCGTGCATACATGATGAACCCAAACAATTTGTTTGCAGAAGTCAAGACCAAAAGTGTTCAACGACAAATGGTTCTTGGTTTGTTTCTTCCAGAAACGATGGGTGTACAATCATTTGTACTATTGAACTTTGGTAATGGTAAGGCACAAATTAGTGGTGCTGGCGGTTTGGGATTGAAGGCTCTGTATGAAGAATACAAGAACCCATTCAGCTTCAAAACGTTAGTAACAGAACTTGGTGCCGAAATAGTTGATAACCCAGAAGATGCAGATGTTGATTTGTCTCTTGGTTCACTAGACAAGGACAGCTTTACGAAGCTGTTCGAGTAAGCATGTAGACGTTATTGTTGATGCTTCACGGGACGGGGGTGCAATTCCCCCCGCCTCCACCAAGAATACACTACCGATTATCTATTTCGTTCGCAGCGTGATATGGCGAATTTAGTAGTGTATTTTTGATGGGGGCGATCAGATTCGACCGGTGGTTTGATTCAATAACTGCATGTCGTGGTTGATCGGCGGGACACGTAAAAAGCTGATCAAAAGTTTGAGTGGCGTAGAGAATTACGCTTTGGCAGCTTAGTCTGTCACGGGGGGTTGCCCGCCCCTGTTGCCAAAACGGGCACTATAAGCCTCTGGTGTAATGGTAGCACAAGTGATTCCAAACCACTTTGTCAGGGTTCAAATCCTTGGGGGTTTGTTGGGAAAGTTTTATTTTTTATGGAGGATTTTATGAAGAATGTTTTGTTTGCTTGTGTTATTATTTGTGGTCTTATGATTCAAACTGCTTCGGCTGATTGTCCGGGTGGATCTTGTGGTTCTCGAACCCCGCTTCGGACGCTAGCAAAGAGTGTCTTTGCTGCACAGCCATATGACGTTGCAAGCCATAGCGTTGTGTCACATAGACCTGTTCGTAATTTTGTTGGACGCGTTTGGTCTTGGAGGCCGCTAGCTAGAGTTCGTGCTTGTAGCAATTGTCGATGATTTCTTGTGCCGGTTTTAATGAACCGGCTATTTTTATTCTGACTTTGTATAACCCAAACCATCAAGATTGTTTTTGGTGAATTTTTTGATTTTTAAGAAAAATATATTTGAAATTTGAATAGTATAAGACTATTATATACTATCCAAAACATCGAACTGGTTGTAAAGGAGAAAATGAATGGCGTCGGTTCTAGAAATGGCAGAAGCACATCTTCTAAATGTTCAACGTGAAATAAATAGTTTATTGGAGAGAAGGTCGGTCATTGAAAACGATATCAATAGACTAACCTCTTATTTAAAGGAAGGTCAGGCTATTCTTTTAGAAGAAAAGGGGGCGTTATCACAACAGCGTAATGTTGGTGGTACTACAGTTTTTAATCCAAATCTTGGTCTTTAAGAGGAGAGTTTAATGGAACGTAATGAATTTTATTCTAGTTTGGCTAGCCTTCCAGCTAGCTACAATTTTACCATTAGGGACAATAATACTATTGTTGGAACCACAAACCGTGGACCTGTTCGTGGTGCGGTTTTTAACCCAATCACAGCGGTTGCTTATGTAAAGACTGGAAATTTGTACGGAACAAACAAGCGAGAAACACTCAAGGCTGCTCGCGATCTTGGTTTGAACCGTGAGTTTACCAATCATGTTTACGAAGCAACCACGGGCATAAACAACCGTGGAAATACTCAAGTAGTTCGTGGAAAGATTCGATCAGCATTGGGAGTTTAATATGAACCAGAATTGTTGGAATGGGGCAGGTAGACTAACAAAGGATGCAGAGTTTACTACAACCCAAAAGGGTACGCCAATGAGCAAGTTTAGATTGGCGGTAAATGATCGTCGCAACGACGAAACCCTTTTTGTCAATGTTCTTTGTTTTGGAAAGATGGCGGAAAATCTTAATCCTTTGCTTGTTAAGGGTCGTCTTGTTTCGATCACCGGCAAGCTAAAGATTGATGAATACGAAGATGAAAGTAAGAATAAGAAGAATTCTGTCTGCATTATGGCCGACGAAATTTCTCTTGGTCCTGACCCATCAACAATTACTTCAAGGCAAAGTTCTGCCGAATAATAATCGACAGACCAAACAAAGTGGTGGACCTTCTTTAAATATTTGCGTTACAACTCAAGGAAAGAGAAAACGCCGTCCACTAAACAGCCTCGTCAGGCGGGATGCTTGACGAGGTTTTTTTTTAAATTTTACGAAACACCGCTTGACAATTGGTCGATACATGATACAATAGGCTGTCGTCGAACAAAAAGTGTGGTTATTTGCTATGAGAAATCCAGAAACAGTTTATTTGCTTGTAAAATTGTTTGGTGTCATCGTTGGTGTGTTTTGGTTTCTGTGTTTTTGTAACGGGTTGATGAACAACAATGTAAAACCCTTAAAAATTCCAGAACGATTTGATATTGGTTACATTGATGCACCAAAGCAGAATGTTACAATCATTAAAAACAAACCAAGAACAAAACAAAAGACTGTAAAGAAAAAGCAAAAACAGAAAAAGAAAAAAGAAGAAATAATCACAAAGCAAGTAGACACCAATTTACTGAACGACTGTGTTGGTGCCCTGATTAGCCTTGGTACCAGACGTAGCGAAGCACAGCGTGCAACAATAGATTTTCTATCAAAGAATCCTAACGTCACAAACGTTGAACAATTTTTAAGAGATATTTTTAAGAGAAATGTTTAATATTCCAGATCTAGGAAGTTCTCAAATTACTTGGGACAATTTTTTTATTGGAATGTGTCTCTATGTGTCACAAAAGTCTAAAGATAAAAGCACCAAACTTGGTGCTGTTATAGTTAATGACGACTATGATATTTTGGCTATCGGCTGGAATGGATTCCCGCGAGGCATAGATGATACAAATGAAGAATTTCATCAGCGACCAGAAAAGTATTATATCACAGAACACGCTGAACGCAACGCAATAATCAATGCTGGTAGGGTTGGCAGACCATTGAAGGGTGGCACTTTGTACATCCCATTTCAACCAACCCCGTGTGCCGATTGCACAAGAGCGGCCATTCAGGCTGGTATAACTAAAATAGTTGGAACAGATTTCAAATTTACTGGCAAAGGAAAGCATTGGGATGAAAATCTTGAGTTTGCCAATAGAATGTTGAATGAAGCTGGAATTATTCAACGTATTGTGTCTGTACCACCAGAACTAGATATTCGCAAATTTTACGGAGCAGAAAAATGAAAATCAATCTTACCGCACCTATCAATCAATTAGGATATGGCGTTGCCGGATTAAACATTTTAAAAGCGTTATGGGAAGAAGGTGTTGAAGTATCATTATTTCCCATTGGTGGTAGACAAAACATTCAGGTTACGACTCAGGATGACGCAACCTTAGTTCATCGCTCTATTCGTCTAGCTGACAACGCATTTGATCGTAACGCCCCATCTGTTCGTCTTTGGCATCAGAATGATCTGGCACAACACGTTGGGCGGGGGCCTCATATTGGCTTCCCAATCTTTGAACTAGACACTTTTACACAACAAGAGAAGCATCATCTATCTTCTTGTGACAAACTGTTCGTATGCTCACATTGGGCCAAAAAAGTCATTGTTGATCAAGTTGAGAAGATCAAGGGTGGTACGGCCTGGGCAGAAGCCTATACACACGTTGTGCCTCTTGGAGTAGATGATAAAATTTTTAAACCCACCAATCCTATAAAAAAAGACAATGTGATATTTTTTAATTGTGGCAAGTGGGAAATCCGTAAGGGTCATGATATTCTCATAAAAGCGTTTAAAGAGGCGTATTCTCACAACAATAATATAAGACTGTGGATGATGTGTAGCAATCCGTTTAACACACCAGAAGAAGAACGACAGTGGCAACTATTATATAATCACCCTGGTGTAAAAATTATTCCAAGGGCTAATACACAACAAGAAGTGTATGATATTATGGCTCAAGTAGATTGTGGTGTATTCCCGTCGCGTGCAGAGGGGTGGAATCTCGAACTTCTTGAAATAATGTCAGTTGGAAGAAGCACAATTGCCACCAATTATTCTGCCCATACTGAGTTTTGTAACGATAGAAATTGTCACCTTATTGAAATAAAAGAAAAGGAATTGGCCTATGATAATAAGTGGTTCTTTGGACAGGGAAGGTGGGCGAATATAGATGAAAATACTATATCAAATTTATCTTTTGCTATACAAAATTTTGCGAACACCTACAAACATTCTATCAACGAAGCCTCTGTTGAAACAGCAAGACGGTTTAGTTGGAGAAATACAGCAAGATCAATCATTAACAACGTCGCTTGAAACCCCATTAAAACAGGTGGCTAGTATTTCTTATAGCATAGATGCAAACGGTGAAATTTCAATTGATGTTCAAATAGAAGATTATAGTTTGGATACAATAGAAAAATTTTCACTATTGTTTGCTTCAATTCCGTCTAAACAGTTTCAATTGCAAGCAATGGACATTTTAAGGACAGCGTTTCACAACGATGAAAGATACGAAGAGTTCGTACAATTTGCGGGGTGGGTAGTCGTAAAAACAACGCTTATGAACAATGAATTTAAAAATAATTTGAACAAAGGACAAAAAAATGGAAAATCAGATGAACCAATAATTAAACCTACTGACCTTTTATAAGGGGGCTAGTATGAATTTTAAAAAAAAGATAGGTTGGCAAAAATATGAAGATTTGCTACAAAACCAATTGGAGTCACCCTTCTTAGACAGCCTTTATAATAAAATAAGCGGCAATATAGATGACGAAGAAGATGATGATGATGGGTTTAATCCATATAAAGATGGGGTTGAAAATTTAAAGGGGCACTTTATCATTCCAATCAACGAAAGAATGATGGAGAATATTTCTTTAACAACCAATTTCGATTGCTGGGTTGGTCATACAAATTTTAACATAACAGAAGAAGTAAGAGACAAACTAAGCGATATGGACGGTGTAGAAATTTTAAAAATTTGTAGTAGATATAGATTTTTTGTTGGTATTGGACGAATGTTTGACTTCTCAGAAGTCAGGAAAAACATTGAAAAGATTATAGCTGAACAAGGAGAAAAAATTGAACAAGAAAATCGAGAAGTATCTGAATGATTCTGATGTAATGCGAGTTGCTTATGGTGCTGCATCCTCATTCTCTCACAGTCTTTCAAAGGATGAAATTCAAAGTTGTATTTTAAACGCTCTATGGAGAGCGACAAACAAGTACAATAAAAGAAATAAAACTAAATTTACATCATATCTTCACCAGGGTGTAGTGTACGAATGTTTAAGTCAAAAGAAGTTTAACAAATCCAAACGGTCTCAGGTGCTGCATGAAAATATACAGGATTTTTACGACCCAACAATAGCGGTCGATATGCTAGATACTATAAACACCAAGTGTGAAGATCCTTCATTGGTAATTGATAGGTTCTATAACAATATGACAATTGGTGAATTGGCTAAAGCAAGGGGTGTTTGTGGTGAAACAATCAGAATCAGACTCAAAAAAAATCTAGAAAAATTAAGATTGTCACTAACAAAAAGTGTATAATATCTTAGGAACTGGAACTACAAAAGGACATGTGGACAATTTATTTTTTTTCATTATTTTCCTAGAGGAGAATTTACATGCCCACTGTAGCTCCAACGGGTGCTGGCAATCAACCTGCCGCACCCAAACAAGATGGTGGAACCGTTGTACACGGCGGAGGTTTGTCGAGTGAAAGCCCAATGACAAAAAATCTTGCCATATCTGAACTGGCAGACGATTTTGGTCAATCTTATGGGTCAAAAGTTATTGCTCAGGTTGGTACCGGCTCTCAATACACTGATAGGGTTGGTGTTTCTGGTGCTGTTGCTAGAGCAATTGTTGATGGTACGACAGAATTGGGTTATAACGCTAACGCAACTGAATGGGTTGTCAAGGGTGGTAATGTAACACGAACACTTGCTGGAAACGCTTATACTGGCTTGATTGGTGGTGCTGCCGGACCCAACCCAACACGCGACCACGTTAACGAAATTGAAAGCACAAGACTTTACGGTAATGTTGATGTTGACGTACTTGCTGCACCGGCTTCTGGCATCAATTCGTTTGTAACAAAGAGTTCTGGCCCAGGTGGTGCTGGTGGCACTTTGACCAACTTTATTGATCCGGCTGTTGCTGGTGGAGCAACCGCTTCTAACGATTCTGCTGGAAACGCTACTCGTGCGGTGCCAGGAGAATTGACATATATGTTTGGTGGAAAACTACCAAAATTAGACAGTTACAAGGCTCGTGACTCTGCTGAATCCTAAACTTTTTATGTAAAGGGTTTTGCAGTATGCGAATAACCATTGAAGAAGCAGTAGCCTTGGTATCCTTTTTGGGTGCCATTGGCTCTGCTGTTCTTTTCTTGTGGCGTATATTTAGTGCTATAACAAGAGCAGAACTTAAACAACAAGAGTTGCAAGATTCTATCGAAACTATTAAAAAAGAAGTAACCCGCAACGGTGGGGGGTCTATCAAGGATTTGGTATTGAAACTTGACAAGACCTGTGAGAGAATGGAAATACGCCAAAGGATTATTGACCAACGATCCAAGGCTGCACTACACTATCAAGAACGCTGCTTGTTTGAAACAGACAAACGAGGAAACATGGTGTGGGCAAATGACCGCTTTTATCAAAATACAATAGATTATGGAGATATAAGTGGTGGCCTGGATTGGGTCGCGGTTGTTCACGAAGAGCAAAGGGAAGAATTTCTCATAGAGTTCAATTCATGCATCAAGATGGGGAGGAGAATTGATATTGAAACCGTGTCGGTGGATAGTAGGAAACTTCATTTTATTGGATACCCCTATCGTGTTGGTAGGGGTAATCACGAAGGATTTCTTATACACATGCAGATACGGGAGAATTAAAAATGGGTTCAAAGAGATTCACACTTAATTTGGCCGACTTTGTTGGTCTAGCTAGAGACGCCGTGTGGGTTGGTGCTGCTGCGGCAATCACATACGTCATTCAACACCTTGGTACACTTGATTTTGGGGACATGGGTGCTTTTGTTGTGCCCCTGATTGCAATTGGTCTAGACGCCGTTGTAAAGTGGCTGAAAGACGGAACAAAAGAAGTAGAAACCAAGGAGTAAAACACCATGCTGGAGTTTAAAACGCCTCGCGATTTGCTCAACGCTTATAGCAACGGTTTTCAGGGTAGCATATGCGATCCAGAAGAAACCGCTGAGCTACTTGCTAAGTTAAAAACTCCTTTATTTGGTGCAACAGCATATAAACTTCATGGATCTGGGGAGGGAAAACTTTCTCTCCCCTTTCTTTCTTTATTGAAGTTTGATTCTACGTTTGGTCCTTCTGAAAGACAAACAACGGGTGATTGTGTTTCTCATTCTACGAGAAATGCTATAGATTTGACTCGTGCTGTTGAAATTGATATAAAGGGAGAATTAGAATCTTTTGAAGCACGTAGTGCTACAGAGGGTATATATCAGTCAAGACCTTGGGCTGGTGAAGGAATGACCTGCTCTGGTGCCGCAAAATATGTCCACGAACAAGGTGGTATTTTATTACGTAAAAATTATGGGGCAGTAGATCTATCTGTATATAATTCTAGCCTTGGCTCACAAAAACGCATACCACGATCAATTTGGATTGATGAAGCAAAAAAACATCAAGTCAAAACGATCAGTATGATTACAACGATTGAGGAAGCCAGAGACGCAATTGCTAATGGTTATTCTGTTTCGGTGTGCTCTATGTTTGGTTTTTCTTCTAGAAGAGACGCCAAGGGTATTGCAAAAAGGTCTGGCGAATGGGCACACGCTATGGCTTGGATAGCCTGTGACGACACCCGTGAAAGATACAACGAAACATTGTTCCTGGTTCAAAATAGTTGGGGCATTTGGAACAATGGACCAAAGGTTTATGGACAACCAGATGGAAGTTTTTGGATTCGTGAGCATGATGCTAGAGGTATGCTAGCAAGTCAAGGCTCTTGGGTGTTCAGCAATGTAGACGGTTTTCCTGCAAGGGATTTACCAGACTATGGTACAGCTTCCTATCTGTGAGGTTAATATGTTTCGTAAATCAATGGTATTAATGTTTGTTTTTTTTGCTGGAACAGTTTTTGCACAAGAAAACTTCCGTCCGTATATAGCAGTACACTTGGCTAAAGCTATCATGATGGGCGAAGGGGTTTTACCAGACAATGATGTAAAAAAACTTTGTGATGGATCTGGTTGGATTGCTCATGGAGACGGCCATAGAACACGCTGTCCTGGTTGTTCAGCTTGTGAAAAAAATGGAACACAGGCTAAAGAATGCTCGTGTGGTTGCGGCGAAGTTGATTGTGATTGTGCAAACGGATCTTGTAAAAAGCAAGAAATCGCACAAGAAAAACCAAAAGAACAATCACCAATTTTGGTTGTTATTGTAAAACAGTATCAATTACCAGCTAATAATCCAACCGCACCAGAACCAAAAGTAGAACAACAGACAGAACCTGTTGTAGATCCTGTATTATTGGAACCAGAAGGATCAAAAACACCAGAACCGTCAGACATTATTGTATATCACTTTGGTGCTGAGTGGTGCAATCCGTGTAGAAAAATGAAAAGTGAAACATGGAGCAATGAAGATCTAAAAAATTTTATGAAAGATAGGGGTATACAGATCAATTATTTTGATTACGACACTCCAGAACA